ATTAGATATACCTTCGGTATGGGCTTCATTATGGGCCTTGGCTAGACGTTGACCTAACATACCTAAAATAGCGTTACCACTATGCTCCAGCGTGCCAAAGAACCGGGACATGACATTGATATCCTTATGGATGTTATTTATCAACTTCTTTATCCCATTCCAATATCTTTCCGGGATATTAAACATCCTGAGCTGTCCATCCAGCCAGTCCTCATTACGATCACTTCGAAGAGCATTTATATCAGACATGGATGTCTCAGCCATACGTAATATATCATCCATATCCTCTACCATGCCAACCTTATTGCTGCCATAATAATCAGCCGCCTGATTATTGACGAATCCACGAAGGTTCCTGATCAGAGGAACTATCTCCCCATATACGTTATCGATAACCTGTATCGTCTCATAATCCAATCCTTTTCCGCTCTTACGTAGGCTACTGGCGACAGTGACCAAATACTCCACCTCAGCCTTGGCGGTCGCTATGACGCTCTTGGTGGATAATAGGTTGTTATTCTTATTTAGCTCACCCCCGACTTGTCTTACCTTCTCGCCTATATCACGTAGAAGGGAGATGCTTTCCCCGATCCTCTGGCTCTGGCTTGACCTCATCCTCTGTAACCTAGTGTATAGCCTCTCCAATGACCTCCCGTTCTTGATCAACTTATTAGCCACGTCAACATCCGATAATGAGTACATGAGATGGTCGCTATCCTTTAACAGAAGCACGTCAAATGCGCTTGGATCATCAGCTAACGCCGACTCCTTTATCCTATCAAGAACCTTATTCAAGTCTGATCTTTGAGTAGAGAAGAAATTCCGTATAGCCCGGATTATCCTGCCAAACAAGGAGAGCTGGGCGTCCTCGGACGAGGCCAGATCCTCCACCGCCTGTTCCATGCCCGGTACGAACCGCTGGGCCAACGTCTTACCTAGGATCTCCCGCTTCACCATCCGATCCAGTTCCTCCCCTTGGTATTCCTTCCCATACACCTCATAGTAACGACCGGCAAATTGATTCCATAATGGCGTGCCGACAACAGAGTCCAGAACCTCGTCAATCTCCTGTTGGTTACGATAAGTATCGATCAAGAAGTGAGCCACCTCCTCATTAAGATCCTCTACCGTAGCTCCCTCAGCCAGGGCAATAACCCCATTAGCCATATCGGATAAGGCCCTAGCCGAAGGCTCGACACCATTACGCATCTTATACTTATCCATATACTCAGACATACCCATCACCCGGATACCTAACGTGGATAAGATGTTGGTGATATCAGTCCTGTTCTGAAGATCCTCCGCCTTCTCATTCTCAATAACCCCACGGACATTACTTCCGTACAAGGCGTTATCCTCCATCATCAACGACAAGGCTAGCTCCATGAACCCGTCATACTTATTATTGAGTTCCTCAAACTTACCTTGTCTTAACATGCCCTTGATCTCTGATCTGCTTACCGTAACCTTCTCCCCTGACGTAGTGATAAGATCAAGATCATTACTTACCTCCGTATCAAAACCGATGGAGCCTAATACGTTCATCTCAGAAGACATACTACCAAACCTATTCCTTAGCCTAGACAAGGCATCCATAGCGTTATAGATCTTAAGACCATCAGAATTGCCGGCCCCGGTAAGATAATACCTATCCCCTAACCTTGTACGTTCCCCACTCAACATACCTTTCTTGATAAGGTAATTAACAAACCCTCCACGAGTGCTTACATCTGAGTTTGAGCTAATACCAAGGACCGGGATGAATGACCCACTGTTATTAAGGGTTATGGAGGAAGAGCCAAAGGAGATATCAGCCGTACCGGACGGGACGTCGCTCTCCTCGACACTGCCGGCCAAGAACCCGGCCTCGACCCGCCCACCGGACGATCCTTTTATGGCGTTGGCGTAAGATTCGTGTATCTTGCCGTCATCCGATCTAAAGAACAGGCGAGGCTCACCGGAATCATATACCAGTCTTGAAGATGGAGGAGTATAATTCTCAATATTATTTAACGGCAAGACATTGCCAGAAAATATGATCTCCCCGTCTATACTTCCGCCTTTCACCCTAATATTAGGTCGTTGCCCGGTAAAAGCGCTTTCCACGGCCTTCCATAACATATGGGCTGTCTCCTTAATGTCTATATTCTCCCTGATAGCCCTTATATCATCCCATGACGCCTCTTTCAGTATCGTGTCGCCAATATTATCCTCATTTATGGAATCCAAATCCACCTCCTGTACCGTGGATGTATCTACCACCGCCATATCACTGACCTCACCTACCTCTCCGGAAGTAAGATAAGCCACGACATTGTCGCTATTCCCAAGGCTTCTGGCCAACGCCGGGGCATCCATATCGCTTATGGCGGACAAGACCTTGGCTGACATAAGTTGCCCCCACTCGCTGGCGCTAAGTCTGGCGCTTATGGATCTGGCCGCCTCCTTATTCCTTGGCACGGATCTCGTCCAGTCTCCGAACTTAGACCTGAACTTATCGTTATAAATAGTCATATAAGCTTCAGCGGCCTTATTAAGGTCACTTACGGCGGCTATGCCCGCTATCTTATCGAATAAGGTAGATACCTCTCCGGAAGGGGTCAAGACACGGGTTATCTTACCCTTACTATTTCTTTTAATTACGCAACTTGACATAACTTCATGTTTTTGACAAAGATAAACAAAAAGCCCCCACAAATAAGCGGAGGCTGATATTCTTATATTTCACAAATGAATCTATATCTATTCTGTACTATTACTATAGAGAAAATCATAAGCACAACCACCAGCGAAACCAGCTATATACGCTGCGTGCTCATCCTCTCCAACCTTAAATCCAAGCGACATATTACAAAACTGACATACACTCATGGCTACATGAAATGACTCATGGCAGGTATTTTTTATCGTTATATCATCATCGCTCGAAAAGTTCCAAAGTATAGCGAATCGACCATCATCATCCCTATCCTTTACCAAATTCACAAAAGACGCTTCCTTGTCCATATCCTCCTTATTTCCCCATTCCCCATTATGCTCAGGTTCCATATTCTCGAAACGATCACACAACGTCTTATAATCTAATCCAACCGTGATAATCAAATCCAACGGATATATCACGAAATCAAATTTCTTTTCTCTCATAATCCCCTTAATTTTTCTATAACCTCAAAACACATCTTACACTCAACTCTACGATACAACTGCCTTACGCCATCTACCGTAACCCAATAACGATCACCATCACGGTGCAGGAACTCACTCATAACCTTGGTATCAGCCACATCATGCAAATCGTATGAACTGAAACATAACTTACATATATCGTCAAGATCAAAATAAGTAACCTTATTATACGACATACAACGGATTTGTCTTCCATCAGGAATCTGAACATCGAAAACATTTATCTTCTCCATATTAAAAAATAGAGGGATACCGATCCCATCACAGACCGGTATCCCTTATAATAAATTAGCGACGAAAAGCATGGTGATGGACATGCGCCACAAATGTAATTACAAATTTTGTAAAAACAAAACCATGAATCAAAAACCTATCGGCATTGTTATGAAATCAGCTGGATCATCTATAACTTGCATAGTTCCTCTGTACTGGATACGAGTCCCTTTGTATGCCCAAGATCCTCCATCTGAGAAAAAAGCGACTCCGTTGTAAAGGCTCGCTCCATAACCAGACCGAGTAACTCCCTGCCAGCGTCCATTTGAACCGTCAATATATCCAAAGTCACAATAATGAAAGTTACTAGAAAACATATCAATGACTTTAGGAATCATATCGCCATGCTCCCCCCATACTACTTTATATATACCTCCACTTTCTTTATACATTCCTGAATACACTACACGATAATCAACAGTAGGAGGTTTATATGGGTTAAACCCATCATATATATATACATCTTCACCATAAAATCCTATTCCTCCCATAAACTCACTCTTCCCTCCATAAAAATCTTCTATGCCCAAGAAACTGATTTGGGTGGAAGTTTTTCCGTCATTATTCCCTAGCGAGGATGTGGTACCAATAATTCTATCAAACGAGTCTTCTCCAGTCCCAAAACGATCCATCCCTTGAGGGTTTCTATCAGCGTATTTTGCGTAGAATAAATGAGCTATCTTGCAATGTGTCTCATAATCAATAATATCAAATCCTGCACCTAACGCCGTAGCGTAATCATGAAATAAACGTGATTCTAAATTTCCCGTAGAATATTCATCTCCTGTTTTGCGACTCCACAATTTACTATTGACAACAACCGCCTCTGTTACGCCTACCAAACATCTCCTGAATAGCCCCTTATTTCCCCATTTGGTGATATTGTCATCGACATCGTTATGGGTTAATGTAATATAATTGATAATATCATAATTATTATCATGTTTGAATCCAGTATAGCTATACCTATAACTAGGTATATCTGTCATCCACTGACCCATGGTACCGTCAAGCTTGGCTTGGGTCTTACCGTCATGGAACAATTCCGAATTATTTTCATCCAGATAGCATATGGCGACCCCAGCGTCCGTTTTCTTAACCAGGCACCTTCGTCCCTTAATCCATGAGCTATCGCCACAAGAATCTATAACAGAAATCTGTTTTTTGTCATCTATCCTAAATCTAGCCACTCCACGCATACCGGTATCAAAGCATTGGCACGGCGCATCACCTTTCAACACCCCATACACCCGATTGTCGCTGGTTAACCACCGTTTCCCGTCGCTCGTGATATAAGCTTGCCTACATCCCTCCTGATTCACCGTAAGCGTCTTCTTAACGCCTTTGGGGGTTGTTATCTCCAACTCAAGGGTACGGTCAAGGCCTTTGTTCATCACCGAGCCAAAGGAAACGGGGGCGTTACCGGTCCCGGACCCCGGGCTGACGGTCAGAGGCTGGTCCGTTACCTCGCCTACCCCGTCCTTCCAATTAACATTCAAATCACTCATAATTATATCCTTTAGTTATCTTCTACTCACAAAGATAATAAAACAAGAGAACCCCAACCGGCTTAAGTCGATCGGGGTCTGAGTAAGCGAAAAGAAACTGATTATCGTCCCATCATTCTCAATACGGTTCTAGCCGCAGCTTGCGCCCATGTCCAGCTGTCATTAGATGTTACGTTAACCGTCTGTTGAGTACCATTTACATCCAAGTTAATAGCCTCCTTGTCAAGCTCGATAGTAGAGTCTCCAGCGGCTTGCGTTACCGTCACGTTGGCTGTCTGGCCACCAGCGGCGGTTACTTTCAATGTAGCTGTCAGTTCCTCGATCGTGACGTTGGCCGGTACGTCCGAGATCGTGATGCTCCAAACGAACTCGCCAGCGGCTCCGGGATCGTCGGCGATAACCGCTCCGTTAGCCGTAGTCTTTCCAGCCGCCGTGTAGTTAGCCGGGAGCTGTAACGTAAGCCCGTTATCCTCAGCCGGCGTGACCGCGAACGTAAGCTTAGTACTGTTAGACTTACCGGTGATGGTAACATTACCGCCTGTCTTTTGCACGGAAGCGTTAGGGCTGTCTGATCTTACCACCTCAGCAGCCGCTGCCTGATTAACTACCAACGCCTTCTTAGCCACGCCGTTCGTGGTGACCGTAAGGTTGATAGTGCGTTGAAGACGACCGGTGTGTTTCTCACCGGAGAAATTAACCGCCTGATCTCCTGATCCTGATACCGGGTCGACGGTTACGAAACCGAATTTTTGTGATGCCATACTTAAATATATTTACAAATGTCATTTTATTATGCCAAAAATAACTTGTATCATATCACAAGCCAAATATAGGGGGGGGTAGATACGACTAGCCCTGTACAACCTCAACATACAACCCGATCAAGTCCTTTAGATTATGACTAAGAGGAGTTCCGCTATCCCTAGTACACTTATATACATCAGCGTTCTGGATGTAATATTTATCCTTGAATATCTCCATTGGAGGGAAATACGGGATAGGATCCCCTATGGTCCCGGCATGCTCCTTATCAATGACCTTGTATAAGGAAGCCGTATTTAGTCCGGGTTCCCATTCCGCTGACAACGTATGTGACTGAATAACCTCATAAAGGATATCCGTATCGTCCTTAACCACCCTGAGGCAGAATCCGGCATCCACCGACAGCCCGAACTCCGCTCCCTCTTGTCCCCATATAGGGAATAGGACCTTAATATCCAATTTCTCGTTAGAAGATAAAGATATGGCCTTATTATTAACTACCATCCTAGAGAATCTGACAGCCACTTTCTGAGGATCGGAGACATCTTTCTCCTTTGCCTGTTGCCGGACATAAGTCATGGTGATATTTACCTTATCTGGATAGCCGGACTGAGCGTCAATAGCCCTCACCTGCTCTACGGTAGTGGCTAAGCTTACTTCCCTCTGTTTGGCTCCTAACGCCGACATCAGATCATTATCATACTTATCCATCATCCCGATCAAGATCTTGCCTTCCGTCATATCAAACTTCAGACCCATGATCGTTATCTTACCATCTATAGCCCCATCAGCCAAAGCGTTACGCCTATCATATTCAGGGATATAGATATTTTGGTCATCCAAGAAAAACTCATGAAGATTATTATTCTCATAAGTCCTGATCTCCTCATACTTAGCCGATTTCTCCTCATTAAGAAGCCTTGAGTCATCCAATTTAGCCTCGATAATCTCCTTAACCGTAGCTTTAGGATTAGCCTCCTTGAACGCCAATTGCTCCTCCCCAAGCTCTATCCATGGGGCGGGATTCCCGTTAATGTAATCATCATAACTATAGCCCTTGGCGTAATTATCATCAAGCGGATCGCCCTGAACTAATTGATTGGGATATATTTCCCTGTTTATATATACGTAGCTCATATCTTATATCATTAATCTTGTTCTTTAACGGCGATACTATACTTACCTGAAGCGTAACACCAGATATTTATCTCGAAAGGCTTGTTAGCCGTAGTGGTTATAGAAGTACCACTCATGCTTACATAAGCCCCGGAGTTGGGTATAGCCTGCGTGAAGGCCGCCGACGGGACGCACCTGATCATCAGCTCCTCCCCTATCTGCATCCCTGACTGCACGGATAGGGTGGTAGCGGCTGATAACGTAGCCGTGATACTTCTCTTGCTAATAGGCAGGTTAGCTAATGTCGTGACCGTATTAACCCCTATAAGCCTGTTCATGGTCTTCTTATCGGCGGCCGCCATCAAACCGTTAGTAGACTCATTGGCCACGGCGTATGTCGTGTTAGGAGGTGTAGCCCAAGTGCCATCTCCACACATGAAACTGGATGTACTGCCATTAAGCTGTCTCAACAAGCCGTTAGCTGTAGTAGAGGCCAATCCGTATGTGGTATTTGTCGGAATCACCCACGTACCATCGCCACGAAGGAAGGAGGCTTGCTTGCCGGCGGCCGGAGCGGGTACCAATCCCGCCGATCCTGCGGCTGAGGACGTTGCTCCTCCCATGTTACTATATGTGGTGTTAGGAGGAGTTTGCCATGTCCCATCACCACGAAGATACTTGGCTTGCGCTCCGGCGGCAGGTGCGGGGACCAAACCTGCCTTTCCCGCCGCTGAGGCAGAAGCGGCTCCCATATTGGTGTATGTCGTGTTGGTATCCGTCCACGGAACATTCACATACATCTTACCATTTCCGTCAAGAGCTACCGGGTAATTCTTTCCGTTAGCTGAATACCCGATCTTAACAAGACCCAGATTATCGCTTGTAGCTTGGGTATAAGTCGTGTTACTGTCAGTCCAAGGGACATTGACGTACATCTTGCCATTAGCCAATAGCACAGCGTAGTTCTTTCCATTAGAAGCATAGCCGATCTTAACCAATCCTAAGGTGTCGGCCGTGGCTTCATTATACGTTGTGTTATTATCCGTCCACGGAACGTTAACGTAAGCGTTGCCGGACGAATCCAGTTGCACCTTATAGTTCTTCCCGGAAGTCGTATATCCTACCTTAATACCGCCAAGAACGGTAGCGGAGGACGTGGGAGGGGTGAAGGTACTTGGTTTGCCCGTAACCCCGGACCAAGGCACGGAGGAAGCCTGACTGGCCGTGTAAGGCTCATACCCATCCTCACTGTTCAATTTAGACTCGTCTTTTATCAGATACATCTTACCTGTAGACGTGACCTTTACCGTATCACCGCTTTGAACCGTAGCGGTGGTAAGGGCGAATCTAGCCGTATCATCAGCTACCACGACCAATCTCTCCAAAGCCGCCTTAGGTAACCTATCTATGCTGATGGTTCCGGATGCGATCTTAGAGGCATCAAAATTGGCCAATGTCGTGGAGATAGTTACGTTGCCTCCGAAGTCCGATGAGACACTACCGGTAACAGCCCCGGACAGCGCTATGGTCCTAGCCGCCTGTAATTTCGTGGCGGTAGGGGCATTATCCGTCTTAAGAGCATATTTGGTAAGATCAATATCATTAGCCTTATCCAAAAGCTGATCTATCTGCTTACCATTGTATTTACCTTGAAAATCTTCCATATCAAACTTATTTTTTGCTCAAATATAGTTATATACATAAATACCAAGAAATCGAGGGGGGGGGAAGATACGGGTAAGTGTCAGAAACTGCCGTCCCCGTGCAGGAATCCGCTACGGAATATAATAGCCTTGTCTTTAAGTTTCTGGACAGACTCCCATTCCCATTCACCCTCACAAGGCTTAACGACATACTTATTCCCCCATGTCTTAAACTTCCTCTCTATAACAAACATCTCTGGGTCTTTTAAGACATGGAAGATACTTCCGACAGGGAAATACTTATCAGTTCTCAATATAACTCGATGATGTCTCTCGTCATATTCAGGATCGCCTACGATACGTGCCTTATAAAACTGAAAATCATTCAACGTCTGATCCACTGGCTCTATCCAATAATACCCCTTACCCATTGCAGTTTGTATTTAATTATCTATATTTGCGGTGTAGTAACTCATAATGTTTTAAGTGATTTTCAACCAAAGGGGAAGGGTGTCCGTGAGGATGCCTTTTTTCATTCCCGCCCACCCTTCCTATGAACAAAAGATCTACCTCGAACAAATGTAATCATAATAAGGCTACGATCAAAAAGAAACCCTATCGGTATTCTATTGCCGACAGGGTTCTCCAACGTTGTATCAAACTAAATCATATCACTCCATTTGATTGTGTCACCGACGAAGCACCGCACCGCCAGATACCTTACGAACGCCGTCCCTTCCGGGGCGTCAGGGTCTTCCAGATAAGCCAAGACAGCCTTGACTATTTTCTGGTCGCAATCCAATACCTTAGGAAAGTAGTCGCTATAGAACATAGCGAACAGGTATTGGATATCTCCCCAAGTGGCGTTATCAGGTTTCTTGGCCCCGCATTTATCGAACATCTGCTTAGCGTCCTCCATCGTCCATCTTCTCTTGGACCCGTCGGCGTTAAGCATCTTGTCAGCGGCTTCCCTAGCCAGCTCCTTGGAAAAGTGATATCCATGGGTGTCTATATACCGCTTATAATCCGGGTCATCGGCGTCTGCTCCTCAGTAGTAACGACTCCTGCGTCCCCTGCGCATATACGGCTCGGTACCATCGAACTCGTCACGGATGCCACGCTCACCGAACCATCCCCTGCGATACATCTCGTCCTCACGTTCATGGAGTCTCTCGCGTTTCTCAAGCTCACGCTCGTCACGTTCCAGCTCCCTCTCGCGTCTTTCAAGATCACGCTCACGGCGTTCTAGCTCATCCATTCTGCCGTCATGCTTCTTGCCATAGTGGTCGTATATTCCACCACCATAACCCATGTAAGTCCCATCCGAACGTCTGCTACGTCCACGGCCGCCTCTACGATCGTAGATCTCGTCATTGTAGTCCTCTTCGTGACCGCCGCCTAAATCTATAACTCTCATCTTAACCTAATTTTTTAATTAACAACTCTTTTAGCTCATCGAAAGAGGATCCCATCCTATCGACTTTCTCCTCAAGATTCTTGATCTTCCGGTCTTGATCCTTAGTCTGCTTAAAAGCCGGATTGATTTCCTCAAGGATCGAATCACAAGCCTCTAGTGTCCTCCTATGCTTATCGATACTATCGAGAATATCGGAGCTGGTTCTCTTAGCGGCGTTAAGCTGGTTCATGATCGGATCGACCGAGCAGGCCAAAGTTATGTTATTGGACATAGCGACATCCCTGCTCTCCGGTACGACATAGGTCATGGAAGACCCGTTTATCTCCACGGTAAGGTCTATCACCCTATCCTGTAGTTGCTGATATTGCCCCATCTGACCCATCTGGGGTTGCTGGAACCTAGGCTCGGACACGTTAACCACATTCCCCATCCTGAACACCGGAACATCGGACGTATCCAGCGTATATACTTGAAATCCTTTCTTTAAGTCTCTAAACATATCTCGATTTTTAAGCGGGAGGGAATACCCTCCCATTAGACATCCAATCTAACCTATTCCTCATCAACAGTCGTCTCCGACACCGAGGCGGAAGTTGTAGGCACACAGCAATCCATGAGCCTCAATACACCCCTTACCTTGTTGAAATAAACAAGGCGTTCGGTGTTGTTAACCATAGCCGCTCCGGTCACAGCCACGTTGATCGGATTCACCACAGCCACGCCGGTTACCGGGCAGCATGTGTCATCACCTACCGTGGATACGGTGCTGTTCGCTGGAATAGCTATCTGTACTGGCAATGTCTCGCCTGTTGTCGGAACCACCTGCCGGATTTTCAGCAGCAGAAGGCCCTCGCATGGCAAGGACAGCCATATCCTTGGGTTGATGCCGAAGATGGTGTTGGTAGTAGTCACTACCACGTTCTTCGTGACCAACTCATAAAGAGACCCTATTTTAGAAACACAAGCCATAATAGCCTCCTTCCTTTATAGAGTTAAATAGCGGCGTTTCCGTTGTTGCAGCATCCATTGTTGCACCCACATCCGTAATTACCTCCATAAAATGCTTGACCCCATCCATAAGTCTGGTAAGGAGAGCATGAAGGATAAGCCGGCACAGGGGTAGGTCTCAACTGGTTGATCAAATTCTGAGTCTGTTGCTGAGTCAACGCGGAGGCTTGGTAAGCCGACCTTTCATCACGCAACTGATTGATCGTATTCTGCATCTCACGCATTTCCAATTGACAGAATTTATCATTAATCAAGGTTGTTTGAGCATCAATCTTAGCGCTCAAGATATTGAACTGCGTAGTAGCCTGCTCACGATTGTTTGTCAATCCTTGATTAATAGTGTTTTGTAACGTGTTAGTCTGATTCAATGTCTCAAGACGATTCTCATAACCTTGATTGTTGATCATCTGCTGAGTCTGGCAAGTGCTTTGGTTGATCAAAGAACTCAAATTGCAACAGCAAGAGCTAATTTGATTACCGATCTCACAACCTTGTTGCTGTACGGCGTTAATAACAGCCTGAGAGGTCATACCTACCTGACCAGCTACCTTATCGATAGCGCCTTGTACGTTACAGATAGCGCTTTGCAATTGAGTGGTAGTACAGTTCAAGGCGTTAGCGATCTGATCGATAGCGCTTCTGTTACCTTGGATAGCCTGCATCAATAGCTCACGGCCATAGTCGTTGTTCAATTGAGCCGGAAGACCGTTAGCGCAACAATCATTTCCATTACCACCAAAACCATTCCCGAAACCACGTCCGCCCCATAACCAGAATAGGACGATGATCCACAACCACCAGCCGTTAGCCCCTCCGAACTGGTCTTGGTTGTTACGACCGTTCATCAACGCAGCGACTAAATTCGGATCCATCTTATTACCACCCAAAAGGCTGGTAAACATACCCGGAATCATAGATAATAAACCATTAGCGGCGCTACCGCTCCCGGAACCCATGCCGTCTAACAGCACGATTTTGTCTCCACTTGTACCCATGTCTATTTATTTTTGAATTAATAATAACCCCACCTGATAGTGGGCGTTACAAAGTTCAAAAATTAATAATCCTAGGATCGTGATATATGTCATCATCAAAGCACGTCATGTCATGCAATTGGTATTAATAAGAACCGGTACAAGACAAAAAATCCGGAACGTATCACTACGGCCCGGATTCATGCAAATCTATAAATTCAATGTTTCAATGCTCGAAAGAAAACGTCTCACGACGTCAAAGAGAGATTAACTACACGAAAAATCTCGCATCAACTTATTTGTATTAGCAGTGTATTCATTAACTATCTTACTGGATGAGGGATTATCCTCTATCCTTGACAGGCGGTTATCGTCACTCCTTACCGTAACGTCACCCATCCTTCGTACCATGTTTTCTTGATATGATGATGGATCGGAGTATATAAGATCATCAACGAACCTGTATATCGCACCATCAACCGTCTCACCTATCTTCTCATATAAGCCGGATTGGAATGACACGAAATCATCATACCTCCCACGAGCCAAGAACGAACCGTCCGGTCTCGCCTCGACACCGCCGTTGACCTCCCGGAGCAGGCCCGGATTCCTTTGGTACAGATACCTATAAAACCCGGCATCCATCATCCTATCCTGTCTATCCAGATAGAAAAGGTTTCTCATGCTACTGTCACCGGACTCGATAGCCACGTCAAACAGAAGATCCCTTACCTGACCTTCCGGCAACGACATCTCCATGCTTTTTAACGTACCTCTGTCATGGTGATTCAAAGATACATTATAAAATCCATTAAAATCAAGGAAACGTAAGACATTATTATATAAATCCGATTTTTTTAACCTTTCCTTGATCTGGATCTTCCTTAACGATGTACAGGATTTGATAAAATCCCGATCCTTCCCCTGTCTAGCCTCGTATCTCCTGAACTCCCGATCGATATCGGCATCATCCATCTCAGGGGTAACTGGATGCTGGTATATCAATCTGGCAAGGATCATGTTCTCGGTATTCGAGGATGAGATGTTGGACATAACCAGCTTTTTTATATTATCCTTGACCACGCCAATATCGGAACGGGAAGCCCCGGCGGGGACCACGCCAGCCGGCAAGTACGAGGGCCGCTCTATCCCGATATTGGCCAACATCTCATAGGCCTGATCGGTGTCGGTTATCGGAGCCGTGTTATGGTACGTATTCCTACTAATATACAACATGCTCCTATCATACATATCGGAAGGGGATGTATTCCCGGATCTTACATACACCATCCTATCCCCAGTAGAATAAGTATCCTGAACCTCGTATATCGGATTCCCTTTCCCTGTTATCCTATCAAGATCGGAGATAAAGCTATCGTATACCGAATTGCCGGCCTGTATGGAAGACAACATGACGTCCAGCGACGCCATAAGATCACGGATATCCTCAGGTCTGGATATAACCATCTCATCGCTGATCGCCTCGCTTATATCCACGCCCATGTCGGCAAGATCCATGGCTATGTCATGCAGACGTCCGGCAACGTCCTTGATGTCCTTAAAATCATCCATATCGATTATCTCCCCAACCTTATCCCTTAGACCCTTCATATCCTTAGGCATACTGATATACGGTGTGGTACTATTGAAGTACGAGTCGGTAATCGTATTTCCGTCCTGACTCCGAACCTCCATACGGGTCATATTACGATACGTGTCATACATCCGATCGGCGTAATCCTGATCCTCCTGATACCGGAGCGCCAAGGAAGGGTATGGGATGGAGGCGAAAGCCTGATCGAACTCCCGGCGGTCGCTGATACCGCCTACCGCCCTCATGATCGTATCCCTTACCTCCATTGGATTCAAGACTCTTCTCTTTCCCAATGAATCATACACATCCTCATATATCATATAATCATCACCAAGGCCTGATTCGGAGGACAAGAAATATGTATCCTTCTCATTGAGATCCCCCTCAGACATAAAATCGACAATCCTCCTCATCATATCCCTTACCCGCTCATACTCCAATCGGTTAGTCATGATATTATCAATCTCATCAGCATCATACATCCCGGATCGTTCAAGATTATATCTGTTGATGAATATATCACCGCCGGAAAGGAAGTTAGATACGATCATATCGTTAAGATCATTGATATTATCAACGCCCAGGGAAGTAATGGTATTATTGATATCCTTAACCTCGTCAGCCATGAAATTACCCACAGCATAATTCTTTTGTTTGATAAAGGACATGACATCATCATACCTAGGCTCCCCATTGCTATCTAAGCCGTATTCTGATGGCATGGACATCCAGTCGCCAAAGAAGGACACGAAGTCGGGGGAGTAGGCCGTACCCCAGACCGATAAGGCCTGCTTCTGGTCGCCAAGCACCTCCATCGCCCTTTGGTATAATCCGGATGGTTGGTCGTTCGGGGCAAGGACATTATCTACCCCACCCTCCTTATTTTTTATAACATAACAAGATCTACCCATAGCTAAATCGTTTTGTTACAAAGATATGAAAATCCCGCCTACTCTCACGAGCGGACGGGAGCCAAATAACAATAATAACAAACCTTATGTTTCTATTGAAAAGTACAAATCATTTTGCCGATCCTCACGGACAAACAAAAAACCCAATCCTAAAACTATAAAAACGAAACTTATTGTTTAGCAAAAATATTTTTATCCGATCTACTGAGAACCCTACCTTTCAACTCCAAGAACCTAGGCATCCATTCCCTAGATATCTTAGACACGATCCACTGGAATCCCTTAGGAGTCACATAGACGGTGTTAGTCCCATAGAACTCATCGTCATCACGATACCTGTAACGAGCGTAACCACGATCTATCATCCTTTGGGAAAGCAACCATCTCTTACCGGTTTTGGCGAAGAACTTATTATCCTCAAGCAATATACGAAGATTCTTCTCCGCTATATCATACCCATGAGCCTCCAGCTTTTCCCGAACCTCTCTGATCAACATATCTGTCTCTTGGGCTATTTCGGCTGTCTTAGCAAACTCAACCATAGGAACCTGTTCTTTGATGATATTATCAGATATCCTTTTGGCTTCCTCTGCCGCTTTTTTCGCCTCAGCTAACGCACGCTTCTCCTTTTCCGATTTAAGTAAAGCCTCTAATGCCTCTATATAATCAGATGGAAGTTCATTCTTTGATGGCATAGAATAGGAGCCTGTTTTTCTAATAGAAGGAAGAACCTCCGATGTTACCCATTTTTTGAATTTCTTGGCAGATTCCATCTTAGATGACATAATCAAAGAATACATCCCTGATTCATTGATTAATTTGATCTCCCTAACAGCCTGATTTATAAGGGGGTTTATTTTAAACCCCATTGATTTACAATCACTTGTAAGAATGATAGAATCCTCATCATCAACAAACCTTTTTACAGCGTTCCCTAAGTTTTCATAACCAAGACATCTGGCTATGTCATTACCAACAAACCATGGATTGCTTTTCTCGTCTAATAATACTCTTACATCCCCAAAATCAGGATTCTCAAACAATTTTAAATTATCATCCATAATATAAAACAACGAGAGCCACCAGCGTCCGTTACTCCACTGATAGCTCTCATTTATCGCCTACGCCTAAGCGATATTAATATCTTCTTCTGGTCTAGCAACGGATAGACACCGCAAATATAGACACTTATTTTAAAACAACAAACAAATAGGAGATATTTTTACAAAAAACGTAATCAATTATATTTGTCTATCATATAGACGAAGGTTATTATATACTATTTTACACCATATATGTTGTAAAACATACACATGTTATTTAATTTCACATTCTTCTTTTCTAATTTTGTCTCACTCAATCGAATCATATAGTCCCCTGTCTCGGACAAGACGGTTGAGCAAAAGAGGTCTTTGATATAAGGTTTTACCCTAAAAAAAATATTCGTTGGGTAAGTAAAATCAAAAACGTTTTGTTTAGTAAAAGAATCCGGCGATCTCACTTTTGAGCAACCGGTAGAGGGTATTGGTGATACCCAGTACGGATTTTCGTACAAATGCATATCATTTCTCATTTTTTTGGTGTAAAATGGTATATAATCACCTAGACGAAATATAACTATATCTATCCTCCATCATCATCACCACCTTCTTAATATCAGATAAAGTTAATTTCTTTATCTCCATATTCCTACTATCCATCCTGACGAAAGAGTCCTTGAACTCCTGCTCGGTTATGGCATCTAACCTAAATAGATTGTATTTTATAAGTAACTGGGTTACGTCAAATATCAAGATATTAAGATCAACATCATCTTTCAACTCATTAAGTAGATCGCGCATCATATCCTTAATAGCGTCAGTGTCAAGTTCCAGCTTCTCGGCTTCCCTCATCAACTTCTTAATGATGCCATTGTACTCGATTATGATATTAGCATTATCATCATCGGTAGGTAGAAGAATATCCATCGTACATTCTATACCTATCTTATCACTAAGTCTTTCATTGAACTCCGTCATATAATCGAAAGCCTGACTTCTGCTTAAAGCGTATGTATGGTCAAGCAACTGCCTTTGTCTGTTATTGACAAAATAATGACTGGTGTATAACATCATCAAGACCTTCACTCGCTGGATGCGTAGGTCTTGCATAATTTTCCGATGTAAAAAACTATCTAACTGCATAATATAAAGAGTCCCCACCGGGGCCATCACACACCCGACAGGGACCAACTTTTAAATATCTTACTCGTCAGGTGATGGACTGACACCGCAAAGATAAATCAAGATAATTTATTTAGCAAGGATTTTCCGCTTCATTTTCTCCAGATACGACATTCCCGTCGGAAACCAAAGACTTATCCTCGGCTGCTTTCGTAGGCGAGGCGAACTCCGATTGGGAACCGGGCGGGTTGACGAACGGGGTCTCCGTATCCTCGAAGAACGTCTCATCCCTCCTAATACTCATCCTGAACTTAGGGGCTATGAAAGGATCGTTATTAAGATCGATGTTGATCGTAACGTCATTCATCAAAATATCCTCCTTGGTCCTAGAATCGCCTATCCATCCTCTTACATCAGCGGTCATAGGCATCTTACTAGCGGCTTCCTTGACAGCCTTTAACCGTCCCTTGATAACATCCACGTCTCCCGCCAACGGAATCATATATGTCTTGTTATCCAGCCCTGATCTGGCTATAGCGTTGTTAAGATCCATTATATCATCAATACTTACGCCTCCGCCTAGACCCTCCGTAATCCTATCAGCCATCGATCCGATCATGGATGAGAATGATGATGTATCCTGATTTTTCAATCTTACGGGGTACAGGTAATTTCTTCCATTTCCTGTCTTTATAGCTACGACCGGGATACGTGAATCTTTATAGTCACCATACTTGTCCCTGACGATAGCCGTGCAGAACGGGAATATATTATACTTAATATCATCCCTCATCGTAACCTCCCCGTTCTCTATATATCCTACACTCTCGACCTTACCAACCGTCTCGTTGGTAAAGTCATTTTCGGATACCATCAACGTACCATTATCATCACTTATGCTAAAATTAGGTCTTCCAGGCAAAACACTGGTGACTGCGCCTACGAACGGTATATCAATCTCGCCAGCGACAGATCCTACATTATCCCTATACAACTCAAAGGCCATACTCCTTAAATCAGCGTTACTCCCTTTTGAGTCTGGATCATTGGCTTTTAGCACCGAGACAAAATTACCGTCACCATCCACGATCTTAATAACCATATTATTAACCAAATCACTACGGGCAGACTTGGTCTCGTCAGAATTAGGATCAACGGCATAAAGGCTATTGTATTTATCATACAATTCCTTGGTATAAGGATCTAACATATCTACCTTGAACCTCACGATATCGTTCTTACGAAGACTAGCCGCAGCTTCTTGATTTATCGACTCATTATTAGAGCCAAATGCATCTCCTGTATAATAAGGAACAACAGATCCATCCTGCCCCTTGCGATACACCATGAACCAGTTGGAGGTCGACAAGGCGGTTTGCCGCCCCAATATGACACCGGTAGCGTTCTCGAAAGCCTGAGCGTCATCCTCGCTAATCATCCATCTTGAGTGGTTATTCGACTCTATAACAGTAAATATGTCGGTTCCGTTGGTGAAATCCATCACCCTTCCATTATCAGTATCAGTGGCATCAGATCTTTTAAGCCCAAGACTGTCCATAAACCTGTCAAGTCTCATTCCGCCAACCTCATAATACATGACCCCACCGATCTCTCTCTTCTGGGCCATCAACACCACCGGGTTCTGGGCGGCGTTAACTTCCGTCCTGCCGGTGGATGTCCCGGGTTCGCTCTCTGTGAGGACATCACCCATAGGTATGGATTTATCGTAATCCTTGACAGCTATACTTCCATTATCATACAACCTCATCCATTCCACGAATTGAAGAAGAGGATCATCAGAATAGTTATTGATAATATCAATAGCCTCATTAAGCTTATCCTGATCAATCTCATTGCCATTGTCAGCCTCATTCATAAGATCATTATAAGTCTTTATAGCTTCTTTGATCTGATCCTGATCAAGACCATTGATATTCATATCTACAATATCATCAACAGCGTCCTTGATATTATCATAAATATTATCATGGATCTTCAATCTATCTATTATCGATCTAGCCTTATTGATCCTTGAAATAGGATTATCCCCAAACCCGTTAACTAGACTATCGACACGAGGCTTGTTATTATCATATATCTGTCTCTCCCTAGGAGATAAGACATCCTCATTACCGTTCCATATCTTTATAGCTATATTATTGATTCTATCGTCAGAAGGATTTATGATATCCTCATCATCAGGAACCCTCTCGACTATATTACCTTCATCGGTCTTAATCTCGTTCTCCATAGATCTGGCTATCATATGATTATATGTCTTGAACATAAATGCCTCATCCTCCCCTATAAGACCATCTTGGTAAGCCTTGTCTATAGCTTGGTCGTTGGCGTAAAGATCATTGGCATCAGGATTATCAGTATTCCTGAAATCATACTTGCTATCATCCTCCTCATAAGTCTTACCCCATACGTTCGATAATATCTTCATGAACCCGCGCTCCTGCGCCCGGATGAATCTTCTGTCACGCATACGACGAAGAGACTCGTTTATATTCTTATAAGCCACAAGATTATGACGATACTCACTAAGCAATGCCATAGCCTCCTTATAATTATCAACCCCACGGATAGATACGACGTTCTCAAAATCAGCTATAGTATCATAAGCCGCCATAAGATCAGCGGCACTGATCCTTGAATCATTTCTATTTAAGAACAACTTAGATATATCAGCCTCTGAGTTAATTAACGTAGTTAATTTCCTCTCCAATGCGATCCTATCCTCTGTTAATTTAAGAAGCCTATCATTCTCCTTGACCAACTTAGCCTTATCAGATTCAAGAGCGTCCTTCGACGCGACACTTTGTTGAAGCCTCAAGATATTCTTCTCCATCCTCTGTATATCATCCGTAAGCTTCCTGAGTTCTTCAAGATCCCTGCTCGAATCAGGATTAAGACGAGAATATATATCAAGAGCGGGGCCTATATCCGTATTGTATATCCTTCTTAACTGATTGGCAATATCGTTCAAATTATCCTTCGCCTCAAGGCCATTATAAGCCATATTGGAGATATAGGCGTTAAACGACCTATTGGATATACCATCGGTAAGGGAGTCGGCGAATCTGTTGGCCATAATGAAATTATCCACCTTCTTATTAAACTCGTTGACAAGATCGGCTTTATACTCATTGACCTGCTCATCCGTCATATTCATATCGGACGCTATATCGCTATTAGGTATAGATTCGACTACCGTCCTGAAATTCTCCTTCGTATCATCCAGCATCCCCATCTCCGAATCATAACGAAGACGATTGAATACGGCGTCACTGAAATCCTTATTTATGATCCTACCATCACTCTCGTACGATGTGTCTATGCCGGATAATTGAGCGTTAAGAGCCATACTGCCACGAATAGCACGGACAGCGGCGGTGGTCAAGGCGCCGGCATTGGCGTTGTAGGCATCCACCATCCCCTTGTTCCTGGACATGTCTTGGCTCCATTCCTTTATACCTCCAAAGGTCTTTCTACCCATAACCGATCCGATAATCATACCGATGCCGATCTCCTTCCAGCCTTGACTAGACCCGTATGTTTCCTTGAACCCGTTCTTTATAGCCTCCATATAGCCTATATTCTGCCGGATAGCCATAGGATTGTATCTTGATTCTACCCAATCCTCGGCGGACTTGCTAGCCACTCCCTGAAGACCTTCCTCATAAAGACCTTCTGACACTGGGCGCTTGATAATATTGAACGTATTCCCGGCTATTTTCTGCCATTTCTTAGGCGTTATGGCCCTCAATGTCCCGTTATCCATCCTCTCGGCGCCTACGCCAAATATATTGCGTTTTATAAACTTATCCACACCAAGATCCATACCAAACATATCACCGAACATAGCTATGTTAGACAATATAAGAATACCGATATTAGCGGCAAATATAGTATTGGCGGCATCGACGTTGTCATTTCTGAACCTCATAAGCTCCTCATACGAGGCTTCTCTACCATAGGCATTTCTGTAAGCCTGCTTGAAGTTTTCCTCAGACTCCATCAACCCACTCCTTGACTCTACCGAAGCCTCCCAAAGCGTTGACGTGCCAATAAAGGTTAGGTTGTCCAAACCCTTGCCTATGCCTCGTCCTATGCGGGCGGCCCTCAGCATGGAGTTAAACCCGCTCTTCGTGGCGGAAGCAGCCCTACCTAATCTAGCGACAGTCGCTCCTATCCTAGCCCCCATACGGGCGGCATTCATAAGACCAGCGCCAGCGAAAGCATAAGACGACAAGATAGCCCCAGCCGTAAATGCAGCCCCCGACAAAAGATCATTTGTCCAGAAATTGGTTGTAAACATACTTTTAAGAAATCCGGCATCTCGCTCCTCCTTACTGTAATAATGATTAAGCGTATAATCACCACGCTTATCCATATCATCCAACCATCTGGCAAAACTGTTATCATACATAGCTGATAACGTCCCTTTTGTAACAAGCTCCTTTAATCCATAAACAGACTGACCTACTCCACCTATTCCATACAAAGCAGACTTATAAATAAACTTACCTAATCCTCTATAAGTTTTCTCCCAACCACTTTGACTTCTCGATAGACGATCGTCATTATCTATATTATTGATATAATTCTCATATTTAGGAATCCACTCACCTGTTGATAACCTATATCTTGAATCACGAAGATTGATCCTGCTCCCAGTTATATCATAATTACCCTTAGGTATACCTACCTCATTTATCATCTGGAAAAGCGAGTTTCTGGCTCTTACGTCATCATGATAAGATGTCTCTACAGATTTTTTTATACCCTCAACCAATGACGGTATGCTTCTACTTCCTTCCCTGGATAAAACATCATTATCCATATCCGATGAACTACTCATCCCGACAGGAATAGGGATAGAAGAAATATTGTCCCCAGAAATCATAGGGGATGGAATGGATGGAGTCGGAACATAATATCCCTGATCCCTCATCACATTCCCCATATCATTATTATTGCTGTTCATTTTTACCATCTATTTTATCTATGGTCTCTTTATCCAACACCGAAAGAAGATTGCTAAGGTCAGAATGCTGTTCATTAATATCCCTACCCTTTACAATAACATCCTTATTAATAGCCTCAACTACAGCTTGAGTAAGATACATCTGAGGACACATATTTATGATTTTCATGATATTATCAGCATAATCAGTATTATACTCTAATACCTTAAGCGGTGTCCCAGTCTTTGCTTGACCATGGAAATAAATACCAACTTCAACCCCTCCTGGGAATCCCTTAGCTTTGACATCATACGACTTGTAATTCCTCAAAACCGTATTAATTATCCTAATAGCCCTCTTATTAAGCTCAGATGTAGCTAGATCATTACTCTGAATATCATACTTATCAACCATCCTAGAAGCCTCCTCCGCCGCATTCTCGACAGTAGCGAAAGCGCCAAGCGAATTAGCCTGCGCCCATTTCTGGTAAGGTCTATTGGCTGTAGCAGAAAAAGACACAGGAATGATCTTGGATTCATAATCTTCCGATCTCACATTTCTTTCCCTTTCATACAAACTATACCCCATACTATCTAATTCTTCTTTAGTAACTTGAACCGTAGCGATATTCTTTCCACCAGCCATAGCTACCAAATCAAATGTATTAGGATTATCTGTAGGACGAGCATACAATATATAATTATTAAGTCTACTATCTTTATCTTTATTCAAGAAACCGGCTCTCGCCAAAAGCAGACTCTCTAATTTAGCATGCATACGCCTATCCTCTTTAGAAGCGTTGGTAGAATTGGAAAATGACCATGATCTTGGAGCAAACTCATCATATCTTCTTTCATAGACTGTTTTAGAATCCTGAACAGCCTTAGCTATATTACAACCTACATTGGAAGAAGACCATTCCCTTCTGAGCGTAGGGCCATCAGCTCTAGACATATTCTTACCTATGATCTTGATCATTTTATCCCTATTAGTCATATTGGCATCATCACTATTCATTATTGGATTATCTACACGACTATAAGTTTTGGCTATATTATCTATATCATCCAAAGTGAAATTTTCTCCCGAATATCTATTTAACAGATTTATATAAGATCTCATCAACTCCGTATTAGCTATAGACCTATCCGTGTAGTTGATGTTTTCGCTTATCAATCCAACTATAGAAGAAACTTTCAAAGCATCTTCCGGAGAATACTCCCTTCCTCCAATAACCGCTCCATTCTTACCAACATCCCTTGCGTTAACCATACCATTATCAGTATATGTATCAATACCACCAGTAACATAGTTTTGATCTTTGATAGCATCATTAAGGATATTCTTCGTAGCGACATCAAAAGCATTCGTAAGATAATCAACTTCCTCGTCCATTATCTTACTATATTTCTTCCTATTATCATTCGCCGCCATAAGGGCCTCATACCTACCTACCTTTTCTGGTGATGATAACACAGAACTAGACCCGCCACCGTTATTGGTAATCCATGCCATAATATTCTCACTATTAACACCACCTGGATATATAGAGGGATTGTTTTGTATATCGTTCTCTATACCTCGTAAATCAACAGGGTTTAAAGACGATATTAAATCCTTCTCTCCTGTTGATATATTGTTTTCATTCTGAATATACTGATTGTCAAATATATTTTCAGGAGTGACATTAGGCTGAACTTTTTCTAGCTCAATCATAACACCTGAAGAAGCGCCGGGACTGTTACCACCTTCTTTAGTCATTATCTCCCTAAGCTTAAGATTCTGATCTATTTCCTTGGATTTTTGTCTCCATGAGAACTCCCGCTCCTTGAAATCAAGATCTCTTACTTTAAAATAATAATCATCCGCACTATAACTTTCTGATGAATTATTGTATGACCATCTAGCAGATACACCATCAAGAAACTCGTTACGGACAATAAACTCCCCTGCCCTAGCGGGATTCATGTTGTTGCCAATAAAGGATGTAGCTTCCTCCACTAACGCACGGCGCTGCTCCCGAACCTCCTGCAACGAAGCCTCGATAGCCGCCTTAGCGGAAGGGCTGGCCTCCGCCCCTTTGAGCTTGGCTAAAAGAACGCTCTCTTCAGCGTCAAACCCAGAAACATATTTATTAACAAACTGTTCAGTAGTCATACCACTAAACATGCTAGGATTGGTCATGGCTAAATACTGTCCCTCTATCTGCATCTGAGCTTTAGCATTCTGAGATATAGACCTAGCCGCTATTGATCTAATTTGAGATTGACTCATCTCATCAACAGTAATATCCCTCATCCTCCCTGTAGGTTTACCATCCACTATTTCAGGAACAGAAAACTTCTTTCCTTTATTAAGACTAACGAAATCTTTCATCATCTTATTCATTTCCTCATTATAATCCGTATAAGGAGTATAATGAATAGGATTCATCCTTGTCCCAACCTGACCGTCATTAACCCATTCATAAAATGGCAACAAAGCGACAGCCTCATTTATAGCACTATATTGCTTTGGATTATTGAGTTTCATATCCTCGATCTTCTGCGAGAAAGATCTATACTCCCTAGTACCGGCAATAGCATTCAACACACGGGTATCCAGAGCTTCTCCAAGGCGAGCCTGTATGCTTCTGGCTATACCGTCGGAAGCCAAATTAGATTTACGATACACGTTATTCACATCCTGTATCAGCCCATTTAACCTGTTCTGAAGATATTCCCTGTCCTGAGGTTTTATAATGTCAGAATTGATAATATAATCAGCATACTCGTTTATAGCCTGCCGATTGGTATCTATCTTCTGCTGCATGTACCCCATCCCCTGCATCATGACATCCATGTTGTAGGGCGATACATACTTGCCGTAATTCCTTAATATACTATATTGTGAAGCCATCCTTTATCCTTTCTTGCCTTTAGTTACTTCCTGAGCAGGATATAATCTCCTATAACTCAATATATCTCCTTGAGGATCAGCGATTAATTGTCCATTAGGACCAATCTTTACATCCCCGAATATAGACCTTAATGTATTCATGGTCGTAGCCGTATTCCACTTCTGTTGGATCTCGTCATTTACGCTATCAAAATACCTAGCCCAGTTCTCGTCAGTATTAGCCAAAGCCTGTAATATTCGACTTTGATAACCCTGACGTTGAGCTATATTCTTATCATACGTATCAGTCCAAGTCCGGGCGTTTACATTATCAGCCCAAGTCCTTTGAGCCACGTTCCCTTGTTCTACCTCATTAATGTATCTGCCTATATTGGAACTCATGATAGCCTGTAAATTGGATGATAAAGCCCCTCTCTGGGAATCCGGGACATTACCCATCTGATCCAATTGTGATTGGAAAGCACGATTAGCCTCAACCATATACTGATCAGCCGATCTCAACACCGGGTCCACGGTAGGAGCGTAATGTCTTTCCAGACCTTCCGTTGTCACGGCTCCCGGAGTCATCCTGAACACCTCAGGAAAGTCAAGACCACCACCTACTATATTCCTGCCTCCATTGCCGCTGTTCGACTTACCGGCATTTGTATTGGTCTTAGGGAGTGTATTGGGGTCAATCAGCTCAGGCATATCCAGTTTAACATCAGGTTCCTCCACATCACCTATATCCATAGGACCGGGAGCCACCTTATGAGGGTCAAGTATAAAATCAAGACCTTCCATTCCTTTCATGGATCTCAATGCCTGCATCTTAAGCATATCCTCCCCAAGTATCTTATTAACGACATCCTTGTTCTTGTCAGAGAATAGTTGGCTAAAATGGGTGATACCAGCATCGTTAAGAGCCTTATGCTGTTCCTCTGTAACAACGTCTAGACCGATCATAGGGCGAGATGTGGTAAACAAACCTAATTTATTGTCTCTCATCCTATCATGATATGCGGCTTTCTTGTCTTCCGGGTAATTACCTTGACTATCCTCACCGCCAAAGGAAACGAGCGTCGTGTAATCCCGAAGCGCCTCGGCGTTGGCGATGATCGGGTTCTCAGCCGTAGCCAAGCCCATCCAGCTACTTGTCTGACCGTAGATAGCGTCTTGCAATGCCCTAGCCCTAGCGCCCTCTGAAGCTCCCATATAAGCATCGTAAGCGACCGGATTGAATGTCTTATAATAATTCAACCTCTCATCCGTATTAATACCTCCATAAGAGCCATCAGTTCCTTGGCGTTGATAACCGAAATAGTTAGGATCATTGTTGAACCTATTCTCGATCGGGCGGAAAGTTAATTTACGACCGAACAAAGACGTGCCTCCTATCTCCATCTTCTGGCGAATACCAGCCACTTTCTTAAGCAGCTCTTTCTTAGCCTCAGCTATATCCTCCTCCGTAAGACCGTATTCTTTCATGGATCTGAATATGATGTTATCTATCTCACCACCCTTAGCGAAATACGTATCCTCATCCTTCTTCATCTTCCGGTCTTCCTGCTCTTTGTATATGACATTAGCTAAGTCCGTAAATCTTCCCTCTAATCCATTAACGGTATCGTTGCTATCATTTATAGCCTTAGATAATACGGAGGCGTTTAAACGCCTCGTATTCTCGTCATCTATCTTATCGTTCTTCTTCAGCTTCTCCAGCGCCTTTTTCTGATCATCGTAAACTGATTTAAGACCGATCTTAACCTTATATCTATCCATTAACGTAGCGTACGTATCCTTTGGTGTAGCCTTAATACCATACGTATCCCTAATGTATTTAGCGAAGTCCGGCTCTATGGTGGTGTCATCGGTAATAACCTCCGTACCCTGCTCCAAAGAAACAGGCGTTCCCCCATCGGCGTGCTTCTGCCCCATGGCCTCCATCGGCGCCTCTCCGGACTGCTCCACGTACTCACCCTTCTCTACCTCTACGTTGGCTTGATCTTCCATCGACTTAGGTAACGGATATAAATACTCTCCGGTAAGGCTACCGCTATCGAATCTATTATTAGGCCCTAGATAAACACCACCTCCATTCTTATACCGCATCTGGGATTGCTGTCTCTGCCTAGCCTCTCGCTCTTGAGCTAACCTGATATTGGTACGGGTGCCTTTCTCAGACGCTATCCCGGAAACCACGTTACGAGCCAACCCCATGATACCACTAATACCTGATGCTATGGTAGTTATCGTATTAGCTGTTTTAGCTCCAGTAGATAAATCACCATACCCCTCGCTTCTCATACGCCCTATACCACGACCCATCTGGGTAAACCTAGATCCTATATCATCAGCGCCATAATAAGGTATGGCGGTAAAGTCAAAAACATCCGTGCTGCCAGACTCGTCAACCTTCTTATTACTGTCAACGATAGCGTTCAAATCACTTGTATCAATGGTATTAATATCAGGATGCTGAATATCAAATCCTATCCGGGTAGACGAAACCAAAGGCTCCACTCCAATACCCTGAAGACCAACAACATTACCGGGCATAATAGGGGTGACTTCCCCAGCCTCTTGATATTTAGGTATCTTCCTCTTGATTACATATTTGCCCATATCAAATTAATTTCGTTCTGACACAAAGATAATTTAAAAAAACAGAGACTCATCATTTTACAACGATGAGTCTATCAACAAATATTATTATGCACAAAATTTAAATATAATATTATATGATATTATGATTTACTAACGCATTGTAAATGATATCATCTATTTCTCCATTATTTAAACATTCCAATGCTCTTTTCCTTATTTCATCCATCTTTGATTTCTTATAAGCGTCATATGCCTCTTCTTTAGTATCATACGTACCTATATTAACCCGTCCCCTATCCAATGTCGATAAACTAGCCCTATATCTACTACCCCTAAGGACAACACCAGTAGGGCAATCCCTAATTCTAATCCTCTTATAAGTTAACAATGAATTTAAGTGATGTGGAACAAAACAGCATGTATTTGGACTATATATTTTAGATGCGCCACTAAGTATATCTTTATCCAATTCATATCCATCCTTATAATTAACATCAAACCATTTTTTAAACTTGCTAAAATACAACCAATCATCACAAACCTTAACCCCCACATAAGTAGGTCTTCTTTTCTGTTCTCTTTCAGAATAACATCTAGCTAACATTTTATTCCATATTTCATAAGCTAATGTTTTCTCCATCCCAATCATATCATTTATTCCAACCCCATACTTTATACTCTTGCTTTTATCCGCTTTACATTTAGGGCATCCTACTCCCCTAATGTGATTAAATGGAAGCTGGTAAAAAGAACCATGTATAGGACATATTATCTCTATTGGTATTCTAGCCCCCAAATAGTTAGATTTACTATAATCATATCTTTCTCCATGACATGACATAGCTCTATCAACAAAAACACTTTTCTTTGACTCCATTCTTTTAGATCCCCCTATCCATTTACTACATTCGGGACAACCTTGGCCATTCAAATGATTGTATGGTCTTTGGGTAAAAACACCATGATCTTTACATATTATTTTCACTGGAGTTCTGTTATTGACATAATCTACTAATGAATAATCATACAAACCATTATGTATCTTTAACGATCTTTTTATAAAATCATCTTTATCCAATTTTTTCATACAAACTTTTTGCCAAATATAACAAAACATTTACAAACTACAAAAGGCTATAACAGAAATAACGTCAATCATTATATCTACTCATGCCTTTTATGTTAAGGCTTAACCCCGGTATCATGTTAAGCACCAACTGTCTTTTCGCATGTTCCTTACGCATACGCTCAGCTTCCGCTATCTGCGCCTCTGATTGAGGATCATTCTTAATATTATTAGCGATGTCCTCTATAGCTTTCTTATTGGCTCCGGATTGAGCTAGCATCTTATATAACAGGTCTTGACCCTCCTTTTCCCACCAGCTGTCCATGGTAGGGCTGGAAGCCAAAGAAGGATCGGCGGGGGCTACCGTCTCAGGCACGGGCTGCTGACCTCCGTCCCCCATGCCCGAATCCCGCTGCCCGAACTCGTATCTCATTGGCTCGTTCTCCGGGACACCGTATCTATTGGAGAACATATCGGCGAACTCAAGCCGCTTCTCATTTCTTAATGTCGATCCAAGAGGCCTACCGTATCCTTGATTCCATGCCACGGTAGCGTCCTTGTAGTTGACGGCGTTATCGAAATCGGATTTAGAATACATATAGTAATTATATACATTACCTTGAGCGTCCTTGTCAAAAAACTTTCCTTGATTGATGTAATTCCAACCTAACCCCGGGACCTTGCCTTGATACTCATCCACGAGATAATCCAACTGCTGTGTCAATGTCGGTTTCTTCCCATACCTGCGCTGTAGCTCCTTCTTCCTCGGTCCAAGCCATTGTTGGATGCCAAAATCACCGGCGGCTCCTAGGGCTTCGGTGTCCCCTCCGGACTCGGCGGCGATGTTCGATAGGATGCCGATAGCTTGAGTTTGTGGTATCCCTTTCTTTTCTGTCAGATAGTCCCATATCTCATCATACACAACCATCTTACTATCCTCTGATCTACTAGGATCAATAACGTATTTACCAGCACCATAATCTCGTTCTGTATTTACCGGACCTCCATCCTCCTTATCCTCCAACTTATTCTTAGACATAATAGCGTTACGGATAAGAGCATCCTTCCCGCTTTCCGGAAGAGGATTACGATCCTCAAACGACCCTCTCTCCTCAAACTTATCACCTATAGCGTCTAATGTCTTAGTGACTATATTGACCGGGAACTCTTGATCATTACTATAAAAATCATATACATCGTAAACACCTAACCTTCCATCCGGACGTCTATAAATAGTAAAATTACCAAACCCTGATAACGGGGTAAGATCACCAGCAGCCTCGGGATAAAAATCGTACTCAGAAAAAACCGTAGGCTTTCCGGATCTTACCGAATTACGATTCTTCTCAAAGATATCTACCCATTCTCTAGACTTTTTCAAAAACTCCAGCCTACCATAAGCATCATCTGTAGCCGGCTTATCGGAACCATATATTTCTTGCTCCGTATCACGAATCTTTTTATCTAGCCTCTTTATCTCATCCTTAGTGTCACGATTAAACATCCTCTCGATATCAGCAATAATATTATCGGGGATTCTTATTTCCTTGCTATTTCCATCAAGACTATTAGGCTGGGATAAGAATCTACCCCATAGCTGTTCGCTATATTCATCAACATTAGCTTTGCCATTTCTTCCGTATATAAATTCCTTAACCTTATCAGGAAGACTGGCATTTGAGGCCACCACATCAGGGGTGACACTCTCGTACAACCTTCTTCTTATAGCATTACCTAAGATATCTTTTAAATACGAGGCCTTATCAGATACATCCTGTCTTACATACAACGGGTCATCACCAATAGGTCCACCATTCTTATATTTAACCTTGAAATCAAAATTGCCAATATATTTCTTTACGTTATTGATATAATCATTATCATCAGGAGAAGCCTTGCCGTTATTCAATAACCTTCCCTTACCCATCCACTTATAAAGCAAGGCGTCGAATTTGTCTATATCATTACCTTTATTATCCTTAAAACCACGACCGACAACCTCGTTCTTGTATATAGACGCCAGACGCAACATAGTAGCTATACCTGAATTATACGGTTTAAGGATATTTTCCTTATCTATACCAAATTTATCATAAACCTTCCTTGTCTCATCATTATCGCCATCCATCTTTATCCGTGTTATACCCTTCGAGTTATAAGACCTGTCATTCCATCCATCACCCTTGAGCAATGATCTAAATCTCTTGGCTATATCAACACCGAAATCCCCGATAGCCTGTTTCCCTATATATCTGGGAGATACTCCAAACTTTGTCTCCTGCTCGGCGATACCCATGGCCAACATAGCCATCCTGTCGTAAGTGTAGCTATCTATGCCGAACTCACTCATAATGCGTTCCTTGTTAGATGATATGGCATCACCATATTCCTTCATATTACCCAGTTTATCCATTTTAGCTATATTATCAATAGCTGATATAACACCAAGAAAAGCGCTATTAGAATTTGTTCCATCCTTTGGATCATAAGCATCATAAATCCATTTAGGTAAGACATCTGGGGATATGTCACTATTCTTGATACTTATGTTTAAAGGTCTAAAATCCTTATTTATGTGAATATTGTAATCATCCCATAACTTCTTCTCTCCGGAATCCTCACCATAAGGATTATCCGCTATATAATTAATAGATCCCTCACGAATGACAAATCTACTTCCCTCTTTCTCTGGAAGCGTATAAATAAAATCACCCTTCTTTATAAAATTATACAACTCATCCCCTGTATCACCAAGAAGCCTGATACATCCATTAGAACCTCTTCCGGCAGAGGCCTCGTGGTGCATAGACGAAGCTATGTCATGATCCCATTTACCTGTCTTAGGATTAAACCTAGCTCTCTGAAACGATTTTCGACCATGATACTCACCTATACCTGATACTCTTGTTATACCGGCTGGCGTAGACATATTACCTGCCCCACTGACAAGTTTCCCGTTCTTTGTCTTTGTGTATGTATTATAATCATCACCGGAGGCGCCGGTCCCTATATCGTTAGTGCTATAAAGAATATCTCCATGCGGCGAATAAACCGTCAATTTTTTATTCTTTTTATCAACAATAGCGTAATTAGATTTATGATTAGCGCTTTTGATTATATCCTCATCGCTCATCTTATTGATCTCAGCCTCCCTGGATATTATATCCATCAAATCATGATCCTCTTTCTCTATTGACAGCGATGGGTCTGAAACCTTTATCTTATCACCTATCTGTATCTTGTTGATATCAGGGATATCCCTATTCCACGATATAATATCGTCTAAAGATAATCCCAATCTTTTGGCTATACTCCAAAGAGTATCGCCTTTAGATACGGTATACATCTCTCCTCCATCAGCTTTCCGTTCAATCTTCTCTCCCCATAACCTATATTTCTCCCTAGGCCATATGCCGTCTATGGCATCCACATAACCAACGGGATGTTCCCCTTCCAGACGCCGGTTTCGCCGCTCGTCCGCCGGGTACAGGGCGTTGGCCAACGGCTGCGTGATATGACCCAACCCCTTATCCTTGGAACTCGACATAGCATCCACCACAGTCCGATATACAGGTCTTAATTTCTCAGGTAGATATAATCCCGCCTCATCAACCAGCTCGCCTATCTTCTTATTTATACCCCTAATGCTGAAATTATAATTACCCATGCCATTATTCAACGGAGACAACGCACCTCTTATCCCATTCATACCCTTAACAGCAGCTCCTCCACTAAGGATATCAAACTCCGGGGATACGTTCTTTAAAGGATCATCATTCATACCCCTAAAATACATGGGACGCTCACCTCTTACAACACGATCAAGATCTTCCTTATACAAATCCTTTATCCATGAAGGAATCTCCTCCGGTCTATTTTTCTTAGCCATAAATCACGTTTTTCCACAAATATACGCACAATCAAACGGATATTAAAACACGAGACGGGAACATGATCCACATCACATACCCGCCCATGATATCAACATAAGACCAAACCCCGCCCCATTGAGGGCGCTAGCGTGTCAACTAGCCATTCTCCCAATCCAGAAAATCACCGTCCACTCGCTCCTTCAATGACTTCCTGTCATTCAGAAATACCTTATAGGACTCGATGTAAGACGAGTCAAGTATGCCTAACTTGGCGGCGTTATAGTCGTTCAGCATCTTCTGCTCAACACCGCTACCCCATAGGGCGTCGATACAGGCCTCCAATATCTTGTTGGCCGTCAACGTTGGCCATACCCTGACCTCGTTGTAACTATAGGAGATCACGGGGGCCATATCGTCACCCATCTCCCTTGTCTCCTCTCTAACGTCCCACCGGTAAAGGTAGGATCCGTCACCGTCCTTTTCCAAAGTGATCGGTATAGTGTCGCTATATGTTCTTTTCATGTCTTGTTATTTAATCGTTATACAAAAAAAATTCCCGACGTGATACGTGCGGCTACGCCGACGTTTTACGATATTCGGGGAAAAAGCAAAGGCGCGAACCGACGTTACGAGCCGCATCGGAAGGCGCACCATTCGTACCCACGCCAGCGAGGCCCGCAGCCGACCCGCTGTCCGCGCGACCGCCAACCAGCACCACCTGCATGCGGTTAGCCGATGTATAGGTGTAGTAGTAGTCGCACCAGTAGGTAGAGGAGCTACCGCCGACCTCCGTGGACACTATATCGCCATCTTCCCCAAGCAACATCTTCTTGGCATAACCGTTTGTACGGCAGATATTGCCCTTCTTGTCATAGCCGGTGTAAGAGGTGTCGCTGAAATTCGACGGGTCATCGGTAGTCCATAATATGGATAGGTTATTATAATTTTCCTGAGATATAGATAGGTTACCACTTGATGATATCTCCATAACAATGTCAAACACTGTGTAATCTGGTTTGACTACCACATCCTTCCACGTGCCATCTCCACAAAGAAACCTACCCTCATCTCCCTTCGCCGGAGCTGGTACCAATCCATCCTCCCCAGCCTGAGACGCCGTAGCGCCAACCATATCCTTGACCTTATCAAGCCTACTTTCTATTTGACCTCCATTGTACTTACCAATAAAATCTTCCATATCGTTTTAATATACAAGGAAGAGGCGGCAAATACCCCCCCCTCCATATGTTAATAAATTAATAAACTTTCTCATCATTGCTGAACCAACGAACTATCATCTTGAACCGGCTCTCGATGTCGTTCACGAATCTAGCCAAGAACCAATCGCCACGGAGACGATCGCGCCACCTCCGGTGATAATCGACAGCCCTGGGGTCGATCTCACGGCCAATATCGTTCACGTCCTTAACCCATACCGGTAGGTTATTAGTATCGTCCTTAACCTCGTTGAAGTAGTCGTTGATGTTGATCTTCTGATCCACTTCCGTCACCAGTATCTCACGGCTATCGTCGTTAGTTATAGGATATCTTAGGCGCTGGCTCATGTCGTTCTTATCGGCGATGGTCATCCTAAGCTCTCCACTGTTGTTGGTATCATTATAAAACCATGCCTTATTAAATCCAGTTGTTCTTCTAACCTGATAATTAACCTCGTCCTGATACCTTCTGGCATCCATCCGATATTGGTAGTTCGTGAGGATCTTATTCACATACTGCTCACGGACAGGTACCTCTATGACGAACGGATATAACTTACCGTAGAATACTTGATAAGATTGGTTGGTTAGACCATGCGACCATAATCCTATCTCACGATCGTCGTTAGAGTAATTCTTACCAGACTGGAAATAATGCTGGTGCTCGATATAATAGTCAGGGGTGTAGGATAAATATGATTTCCACTCACCCTTCAGGCAGTTATATCCAACGGTGAACGAGACGTCCGTGAAATGGCTGGCGTCCTGTAGCTCCACCGCCTGCCCGTTCCTGTAGAACCGGCCGCCACGGAATTGGTACTCGCTTGGATTCCCTACCGGTATATAATCCTTCTTGGTTATCAATACCCTCTTGAAACGATTATCCCAGCCCATAGACAGCCCTATACCAAAGAACTTGTTATCGATATCATAATAAGACAACTCAGCGTCCGTATCAGCGTTATATATCCGGCTACGGATGATCTTCATCTGAAGATGTTCCTTAAACCAGTTTCTAAGCCCCGGTGTGACCTCCGTAAGATTCCTACCATTAGAATCTACCTTAAACACTTGACCACGCCTTAAATCGACCCAAAAATGCCCAAACTCGCAACTGATCATATCCCGACTCTGGGTTCCGGAATATCCTAACGTCGTATTATTATACTCGATACCACGAGAGGCGAAAAGACCACCTGTACCTAGCTCACTATTCTCCGGGGATATTCTCTCCGCCAACACGTCTATAGCGTTGTACAGCCCTACCTGATTCTCAAAGCGGGCTAATATCTGATCCGACTCTATCCCCTTCATGCTTATGAGTTTCCCAAATGAGGTCTTGAACTCATGGTAATCCATAGGCTTGTACGACAGCCAAGGGTCGGTCATGCCGTTCTCCGAAACGTCGGCGGTGCTCCATATGACGCCGTTGGGTCTTTGGTAGGCGCAGTCCCAAAAATTGCTATCATACGTCTCTGGTAATGACCTTCCGCCTAGCGTAAAACGATTCTTGTACACAGGACTCATCTTAAACACATTATCCCTTGATATAGGGACATTACGCTCTTGGGTCCATGATATATAATCCCCTACTTCTGGATAGAAACCCTCATAAGGCTCAGGCCCGGCTATACGGAAATTGCAATTGATCTCAGACTCCACAAGAAACTGAGGTATACCGTAAAAATACAGAAAGAAACGACCACTAAGATACATATCCCCGGTCTTGCAAGCCATCTCATAAGCACTCTTACGGCTAGGGAACGAATATAGCGATCCAGTATCTGTGTCAGTCTTATTAAGATAATCCTCTCCGGTATCATAATTAACAAAATAACGTGGATACCCGATATTCCTATAGTCGTAGTAAGGGAATGGTATCATATCTCCCTGACCAAACTGGGTCAAGTAAAACATAGGCATTTTTCTTTTAAGCGAGAATCTGGATATAAACACATCACCTCCAAAAACAGGTTTACGCTTATCCTCATCCATCAACCCGCAACCACCTAACGATACCCATCTGATATCCTCTATCTGCCCGTATTGAGCCGGAGAATATTTCTTTATCCTCATATAAGGGCAAGACACAAAAGATTCACGTGTTATAAAATGAGGCGTCATTCCAGCCACCTCATCGTTACGAATATTGCATTCATCCTGAATACGACTGGTATCATAACTTGATACTAATTCCGGATATTCAAGCATATACTTATCCATGCCAAACGACATGAATAACGAATGCTCACGATCGAGATTATTTACAACTATAGGCTTACCGCCTACTACTTTCCCTTGTGATGAGATATCCGTTACCGGATACAATCCGCTTTTAATATACTTAGCCGTAGATAATCCACGCAACTCTGATGCCCCTGTTTTTTGGTAAAATAGATTATAATGAGCGACAGAAGTATAATAATAAGCGTAATTCCATCTAGGTCCCCTATCTATCAAGGCCGTTAACCACTGATACCTATACTTCCCTATATCCACGACAGACTGGGAGGTAGCCTTGGCGATACCTGTAGCCAGACGGATAGCCGTCAGAGCTATACCCACCGGGTTGGCCAAAAACATCACGCCCCCACCGACATATTGTTGGGACGCCGACTGATATGTATACTCAGCTATAGCGGATATTAAATTAGCCATAGCCTCCACCGTAGCCAATGATGTTGCCATACTGTAAGCCTTACTCCCTAATATCGTCCATTTAGGGTGATCCTCCACTTCCCTGAATATACCGGAGGATTTACCTAATTGATAACCATCAACAAGGCACTCGGTGGGAGCGTCAGGCTTGTTAAAGGCAATATCAGGGCTTAAGAATGAATACCAGATATTACCCCTCCTGTTAAACGGATGCGTTATAAATTTCTCACGATTAATATCCCTATAGATATACATATCATCAGACAAATCGTTGTAAGGGTAATTAGGATAAAGGTTAGCCGAGCCGTCGGGATCATCATACTTAAACATATCATAAGCCAGACCAGTTCCGATAACGCTCTTATCCAACGTCCTATCGCCCCTATACAACTCATATCCTATTATAGAATCTCTTCTAGCCTTATCTATAAGACCGTTCTCTACCGCTATATCCAGAAACTCATTAACGATATCGTCATCAAGCATCACCCCCATAGGATAAATATAGGAGTCAACTCCATATTGACCGGTCAGTTGAGACGGATTACCCATGAAAGGAGCGACAGAGTTATCCGGAAACTTGTAATGACGTATAGGTCTCTGACAAAACGTGGTTGACGTATTGGGGTACTCAGCGTTACCCCCATTACCGGTGAAATAAGACTTACCCCCAACTGATTTAGGAAACCCATAGTATTTCGTCAAAGAATCTATTATGTCCTTCCTCTTTGATCCTCCCGATGATATCCCGATCTTACTTGAATCATACAACTCAAAATTAGCCGGATACTTATTGGTAGACTCCCAATATCCGAAATCACCGTACTGATATGGTCTGGGAGCGCAATCAGCGGGTTTATCCCCACATGAGATACATTTCGCCTCATAGGTAACAAATCTCCTTAATTTCAATTCTTTTGTGAAGAAGAATACGTATTTCACCTCCAGTGGCCGAATGCCAAAACAGAACGGGGCGGGGAAGATGGCGGTGCCGGCCGTATAGAATCCGGCAAGCTCCTTCATGTCCTGCCTCATGGCGAAACCGGTGAAGAACACACATACCGCTGGCTCAATACAAACATATATCTTATGGAAAGTAGTCTTGTCATCATTCCAGAACAAGTACTTTGGCATCATAAATATCTTATGATCCACGTAATTCACTATAACACCTTTCTTGGCATCATTAGCCAAAGGATTAGGAGCCACGGTACCTTCCTTATCCGAGAAAAATGTTATACGAACCTTGTTGTATGATGATGAGTCACCGATCGGATAATTATAGTTACCCATCATCTCTATATACATAATACCGTTATCAGGATCGGATAAACCGCTTACGTATTTTTCGTAATCCAACTCCACCCATCTGGCGTATGAGGATACATGTGGATAGAACTTGAAATAAGTCAAGTTGCTTCTACCGAACCAATTGGTCTTGGCGTCAATATCATTCTGCACAGACACACGATCTTCCCAATCAGTAGATATGCCGGTATTGAACTTAGAGTTATCACCATCACCAAAAAGACACATGGCATTCTCAATACCAAACTGACTCTCATATTGAGGGAAGTACTTTTTCATTGAATCCATCAATATATCAAGCATAGTCTCGGTATGCTTCTTGCCTTCCCACCCATCGCCTTGGAATAAGAACGTACATTTACCCAATGACCTACCTCCTTGGAACGTGGGTAGTTGAACATCATCAATAGTAGGATTCACGTAAGGATCACCTACCGAACACCCATTAGTACATATACCCTCATCATATAACTGCCGGACATTAGACATATCCTGACACAAGACCAAGGCGGAAGAATCTATATTAGACGGGAATTTGTCCTCATCCTGACCATCCAGCCATTCTTGAACCAGATCTATGATATTCTTGCCTCCACTAGAGTAATTATCAAAATCACACAATACAGAAAACTTCCTTTGAGACTCAGCATTACTTTGTATTAATGTAGTAGGCTCTGTCTCCGTATAATCACTAGCTAACTTATATGTAAAATCAATCCTAGAATCCACCAAAGAGTTTTTATCCAATATAGTCCTGGTCTCTATCCTCTCGATATCGTCACATCCACTAGGGAAATCGGGAGCCTTTATACCATCTTGATCCTCAGGTAACGATATAGCCGCACATAACTCGTCAGTAATGCCTACATTGGATTCTATAAGATCACACAGATTCTCTATATTGTCAGCAATATAATCAATAGCATCATCTACCGTAACATCTTCCCCCATTGTGTTGATAACGAATTGGGTCTCTCCTACCGTGGCATATTCCTGCTCTACATATCTGAGTTGCTTGACATCTAGCTGATTCTTGCATTCTCCTCCAAAACCATCAAATCCCCAAGACGGGTCGTTTATGATCTTTGCCGTATTCTTAAACTGCCAAAGATGACGGCGGCTGTTCCCGGCGCACTGCGGGTTGTTCTCCAGCACCGACGCAGCCGACAGGTCGTCAGAGTTACCGTCCTCATCAACGATAACCTCCATCTCCTCCCTTGTGGCCGGACGAGGGATAAGCGGGAATCTAGCTGTCCTGTATCCCGTATTGGTAAAGAATCTTATACCCAACGGATATACCTCGTCACGCATGAAAGAGGCGTATTTAGAGCAAGCCACACCGTCTTTATACAAATTCTCCGTGGCTATAGATGTCTGCCATTTAACGAAATGACCCAAGAAATTAACGACCGGTTGAAGATTCCATTCATTCTCCACGGTCAAGCCGTATTGAAGAAGACGATTCCCGACAGACGTCATGCCTCTGGCTGTCTTATATACCGGTATTTCCTTGGATAACTTCTCCATGGTCGTACGCTCGCTATACTGATCCGTAAGGTAATAGATGGTCCTTTCCGTTATCGGATGTATACCTTCTATGAAATACTCAAGAACCGGGCTTTGCTCACCATTAAACCCAACCGTGTTCTGTATAACACCTATCTTATAATGAGATACCTGCTTATCTATATTGGATACAGTAAGCCGGATACCCATGTTGGTTGATTTGCCCCATAAGCCATCACGAATGACTATATCCTGACGATCGAATATCATGATAGGGTTGGTCAATGAGCAATATCCGGTCTTCTCTATCCCGAACTCATCGCACAACGCCACGCAGAACTGGTAGGTCCCGGCACGCAGGCTTCCCCCGAACTCCACGACCTCAGGCTCCACGCACGGGGCCGTCAGCAGCGGGAATACCAGTAGCTTCTCGCAAGCCAGCCTACACCTCTCTATTGGCTTATCATCCCCACATGTCTTATATCCATGATAATGATACCAGAAGTCACCATCATCATCCGGATTAAGTGCCTTGTCAACCATAACATATCGCTGGGGGTTATATCCATCAGTCCAGTATATCACCTTACCACACTTCTCATCCTTGATCTCTATATCAAAGATCGGGTGATGAATGGAAAAGTTAAGACAAGGGTCATCGGTCCCATCCTCTATCAACACCTCCATCAAATCACATATCTCATCGAAACGACCATCCGACTCCTCAAGCCTCTCGCCAAGGATACGATGAATATCTTTCCCTGATCCCGCTAATTGATCCTCTACGGTCTTGACATAATCCAATGACCTCATGAACGTGATCTTAGAGGTGTTGTTATCAGGATTCACCAGAAAGAAATAAGTGTTATCACCAGCTATATCATTCTTATACCCAATAACCTTATAGCCATCAAATCGCTTACATAAAAGGGTACTAGGCTCATTCTGGATCTTAAGCTGACTCCCATCGTCACCCTCTATGGTAGCGTTCAAGGCGAAACTGTACTCAGACGGGGATAGGTCCTGTGGATGCTTATCCCTGTTCATCCCGGAATCGGGAACCGCTATATTAGAATTATTTTGCACGATGTTATGTTTTTCGCAAATATAGCAAATCCGCCAGATAATCACTTATGTGGCGGATTCTAATAAACTGTACGTATTATGCAAAACATTCAAATCGCACAAAAATAGAAAATCCTTCTGACTCTTACAAGCCAGAAGGAAAATCTAAACACTTTGCAACGTTTACCCCTAATGAAAATACAAAAACATAATAATTATGGATTTTTCCCCATGTAGCTTGATTGCTTGTCGGCGTCCTCTACGGATATGTAGAAGAACCCGTTAGTCACGTATCTCTCATTGACGTCCACAAAATCAGTAGATCCTTTGTCCACCCCTTTCTTCGATCCCTCATCACACACAGCGACCAGACTATTAAAGTCATTGGAATAACCTACGACTACACCGTGCATATCCCGATTTCGAGGATCGAATACGTACCTCATCTTACACCTATCGTAAGCTAACTCTAAAGAGCTTTTGCTTAGCCTCTCATCTAATCCAGCACCCGCTACCAAGGCCAAAACGCTCTTTGATATGTCACTCATGGTGGTATCCTTGGCCGGAGCCTTAGGTATAGAAACGCCTTCCATGACAAAATCCAACGCCTTATCTACAAGACCATCGAAATCATCATCTCTTATATAATCCTTAAGCACCTCCAGTATATATAACCGGACATGGAGTTCGTTATTGACATCATTCAATGTAATCATAATACTAGTTTTTGGCAAAGCTAGATTATTTCTGTGCAATAAAAGATCAAATATGTCATAAGCGAAGGACTAAAAAAAATAAAAACTCCCCCATCCTCACGGACGAGAGAGCTGATAGATATTTGTATTATGAAAAAGAATAATCACTCACCTATTCTTACAATACAGTCACGAGACTCCTTGTTATAAATCATCGTACCTACCTTAGAATACAAGGTCTTTATATTTTGCCAATTATCCTCGCCGTGAGCGGATACGTTAGTAGGGGCATCACCGGTATAAACCTCCTCACCTCCTATGTTGACAAAATCATATCCACGTTTCTCCATCGTTCCGCCCTTATAAGCTGTAAATTTGATAGTTACATTCCCTCTTTCTCGACCGCCATACCAGTTGCCGTATATACCACATCTGATCTCAAGAGGTAATTTATCGTAATTATCGCCATCCAATAACGGCCCCATCTGGATCAAAGCTGCCTCATTACCTGATTCCATGTTATCACCACCGTGGATAAGATAATCACCTACCCGCTCCTGCGTGGTCTGGTACTGTTTACTCCAACCAACCAGCTTGCCGTCCACGCCCGGGAGGCCGGTGTTGTCGAAGCCGGTTGCCGTGTCGAAGTCAATGCCGTCCTCGTCAGCCCAGATATACCTAAGCACAAGGAAATCGAACTCAGGGATGATCACCACCGGAACCGACTCCTGCCTGCACACGAACGTCTTTTCTTCCTTGGTGCTTTCTTTAATCACCTTAAACGTAACTTCCCGTATCTCACCGGTCTCGTTAACATCAGCGGTAACCTTAACCTCAGCAGGGCCAGTACCACTTGTCTTATCTAAATGTATCCAATCATTTTTCTTTGCCATATTATCTTTTTTTCTTTTTAAAAAACGTATATTCGCGTCATAATCGCGGGGTGGAGAAGAGGTATCTCATTAGGCTCATAACCTAAAGATCGAGGGTTCGATTCCCTCCCCCGCAACTAAATAAATTTGATATACTTATCAAAAGTATTAGGCCACATACGCTCTTGACATACTCCCATCACTAAAGCAAATGGGATTCTTGGATACAGACGTAAGAAACCCCGATATTACTATCGCTGGAATTACTCTTGCTCTCCAATTCGGAAATGCCCTTCCGAAGTATATTACGGGCTGCAAGAACATCACGGTCGTTGATTGCGCCGCACGACGGGCATACCCACGTGCGGTCGCGTAACGACAAGTTTTTATTAACAAGCCCGCATTCACAAGTCTTTGAGGAAGGATACCATTTGTCAATCTTATGTACTATCACTCCATACTTTGAAGCGATATACGTAAGTTTGTTAATAAAAGAAGAATGACTGAGATCGGAAATCTTCTTTCCCCACAAGTGTTTCATCCCTTCAATGTTTAGATCTTCAATGAAAATATAATCATATTGTTTGCATAATTCATGAGCTAATTTCCATTGAAAATCAGATCGAAAATCGTTTATTTTACGATACGCTTGTTGAAGTTCAAACAGTCTTCTTTTTCTATTATTGGATCCTTTCTTCGCATTAGAAAACTTTCTATTTAGTTTTCTAATCTTGTTTTGATATTGCTTGAAGAATAGTGGAGAATTGATTTTACTACCATCGCTTTTAGTTAGGTAAGTTTTCAGACCAAAATCCAATCCTACAGATGCACCATCATATGTCTTTCTGTAAGAGTTTGCAGGATTATAATCTGTAACTATAATCAAACTAAAACGATAGCAGGTTTCTCTGACTATCCTTATTTGTTTAACATTACCTTCATATGCTCTACTGTATGAAAACTTAAAACGTTTCTTTCCTTTGTTGATTGTAAGGATATTACCGTTTAAGGTAAAACCTCCTTGTTTAAAAACAAAAGAGTTGAAACAATCTGATCTTTTAAACTTAGGTGGTCTCTTTGATTTTCTTTTAAAGAAACGATTATAAGATTCATCAAGACGTTCAAGTATTTCTTGTGTTGTTTGAGAATGAAGAAGATTTCTTTTAATTCTTTTAGCAAAATGCTTCTTCATTTTACCAATTGAGATATATTTCCCAAACAACTTGTAATACCTACGCTGTAAAGCTAAAGCGTGATTCCATACAAAACAACATTCACGAAGCATTTTACCAAGATACTTCGTTTTCTTGGAATGATAGATGTTGTATTTGTAGGTAATCATTTTTTTATTTACAATTTTGATTCAAAATTAATCAAACCAATTCATCCACCTTCTAAAGTATGGTGGTTTTATTGATTAAATAATCATAAGACAACATCCTTCTCCTATTATCCTCAGCCAGTTCCCGATAATCATTCAAGGTAATCATCGACATCTTAAGCTCCTTCATAGCCCTAGCGAACTTACCCGGTTCTTGCTGAGCGTATAATTTGTAAGCGTCACCAGCGCCCTGTACCAAACCGTTCACGGCAGCGTTCTCAAAGATCTTCATCTTGATATACGTCTCAACATAATCCTCAAGGTATCCTAACGCCGTTTCAGGTATATATGGAAGACCGTCATCATCCTTAGGCGTAGCACGATATATGATATAAATAAACCCGTCAAACCCGGTATACATAATATTGCCGGATATAGTTATATCATAATTATCCCAATCGTACTTATCCCGATACTTGTCGGCGGCGCAATCACGTCTCAACCCACGACCTATAGACAGCCTTACGGGGTGATGGTAATGGAAGCGAACCTCGTGAGACCCGATATATATCTTCTCCGTGATTGTCTTCTCAAACTCCTCCTTACAGCACTCCGTGCAGGAGTTCCAACGAAACCCGCGCTCCGTGCGCTCGACCCAGCCGATCTCATGTTGGAGGTCAGCCTTAGCCTTATCGCCCCCCGGAATCTCACAGACAAGAGGCTCACACCTATAGGCGTCAAGCATGTCGAAGAAATCGGAAGGTAATACCGCCTGTTTGTTGCTGGTCTTTACAACCGCCTCGGACATGACGGCTATAACACCCCCAAACCTTTTTAAAGCTATCTCAGCCCACCTATAAACAGACGAGGTGTCTATAGCTCCGCTATCGTCGTATTTATGTAAATCGGCCTTGATCTCGGCCAATAAGCCTTTTATTGTCATATTCAAGTCTTTTGCACAAAGATATGTATTTGAATCCGTGATACAAAAAAAATCCAGTCTACCCTCACGAGCTAACTGGATCATAGAAACTTCTACAGCTTATAAACCCATTTAACTCCAAATACCTTACTTTCCGATTCAACTTCCCGGTACAAGAACTTATATCTCCTTCCAGACTCCATAGCCATCCTACACTCCTTGTTTAATGCTGGAGAGATATATAAATGAAAATACTTATTCCTCGGCATAAAATCCATACACGTATGGACGTAAGAATATCCACCTGTCCCACGCCTGTTTATAGTCCCGGTAAGTTTATTCAGATATATCTTACGGTTGGGATTAATCTTATGACATAGATAACCGATGTTATTTATATAAACCCCGCCCTCATTATCTAAGTACTTATCACGTATGACTTTCCAGATCAACGACTGACATTCGAGAATATCATTCTTGTCCACGATCGTATGTTTCCTTCTCTTTCCGTTCTTAGACATAATAGACCTGTAGAACCGAAGAAAGTATTGATCAAGTATTTTAAACGACTTTGTTTTCATGTCGCAAATATAATAATTTCATCCTTATTCAAGAAATATTTGGCAAGTTTTGGTGTGAGTGTAACGGTGATAAGGCCGCACTTACCGCCGCGGCACAGGCTGACGCACAGAGACTAGCGCAGGAAAAAGCCAACGCTATGGAATGCGATTGCCCCAAAACATGGAGCGCTAGTGTAACGACGTCTAGCGGAAGCGGGAAGACGATAAATTACACCATACAATATAATAATCCATGTGGATCGGAAAAGACGTCTAGGATGACTATAGGATACAAAAAAAACGAATGGTCAATGGGAGTATGAGACAAGAATAGTCCCTATTCCTTCCGGATCAGGAACTTTTTCTGATTCTACAACAACCAACTACGGGATATCATCTGGAGCTTATGCTTATTATGAGGATGGTCAAGGAAGTGGATCTTGTTGACAATAAAAAAAGGAGAGGCTTATATAGTCTCTCCTTTTTGTTACGATTAGATGAATCTAAGATCTTTCCTCCTAGTATGATTCAATATCCTACTAATATGTCTGGTACTTAATCCCGTTCTTTCCTTTATCTTATCATAGATATAACCCTTGGATACGTAAGCCGACATATCTCCCAGATCTTTTATAATCTTGTCATACATATCGTGCACCTCATTATATCTTATGATAGAGCTGTCTCTCATCCCTCTTTCGCCTATACCGTCAACTATGGCGTCATTGAAACCAAAGAAATTGATTATTGATCTTATTAGATTCATGTTATTGAATTTTTTGTGTTTTCTTATTAATATCCATATCCGGATTCTCGTCCGTAGGAATCTGCAATTTGGTTATCGTCTCTCTTAACGTCTCTGAGACAACATATTCTAGTAGCTTGTCAGGACATACGAAATCATAATCCCATTGAGATGTACATGGCTCATCTTTTTCCGTTCCACATCCCCCTAGCTCTAACGCCGCTTTTCTGTCGAGAGTTATAAGATCAACATTTATAGCCTCTATGTTAATATCTGGTATATAGATATATCCATCATTGACATAATAATAGTATTGATCTATATTCCCGTATTTACGTTCCTTGTTGTTAGCGTATTTTCTTAACGATATGGAGGTAAATATAATATCATCCATGATGTTTGATACTTTGATGATAGCCGGACCTATACGGGTATATATCATATCGGGCAATCTTTTCTTGGATCTCATAAGTATCCTGCATAACTTAAACTCATCAAAGCAACAATCTACCTTACGAACCCTCTCCATTTCCATGCAATTAATATGAGTATACAGCGATTCCTCGCCGAACAAGGTTCCATCAGCATACTTCTGGGCTATATAAGACCTTGCTTTTTGCCTGCCTATGGACAATATCCATCTTCTACTGACATGAGCGTCCTTATTGATGGAGTTCATGTCATTCATGATCCTAGATACAAATTCTGAATTTTTCATGCATGAAATACTAAGGAGGGGATATACCCCTCCGGTTATTACTTCTTTTTCTTAACCTTGCCTCCACATTTCAGTTGAGGTTTCTTTTTCTCGGAGACTTTGCCTCCTTCTGCCATCTTCTTTTTCTTAGCACATACCATAATCTTACTTTTTTAATGTTGGTGATACAATATTAGTCATTTCTATCGAAAATAGAATAAACAAGGTTGATGAAACTACCAACTTACCGCCGCGGCACAGGCTGACACACAAAGACTAGCGCAGGAAAAAGCCAACGCTATGGAGTGCGATTGCGTGGAGCCAACAAAGACGTGGAGCGCCAACGCTATGCTGAGCGGTGATCCTTGTAATGGTCTGTCTGGTTCTACATCTGCATTAAGGTGCTCCTATGAAGTGTCTTACAATAATCAATGTGGATCATCTAAATCAATAACTGTAACTGTTACTGGCAGGAATGATAAGGGGCAAACTGTTACGGCTGGAAGTACTTCCGTAAGTATACCTACTGGGTCTGGTAAAAAAACTGGTGTCATAGGTTTTGATTCAGGAGTACAATGTGGGTCTATAAGTGTTTCTGGGGGAGGATCTGGGAACTGTTAAGATCCTGATATGTAATGGAAAAGGAGAGGCTAATAAGTCTCTCCTTTTTATTAAAAACCATAACAGCAGTGATTGTCAACAATTACCTGAATCATGACCAGAGATTGTTACACCTCCACATACCACTTCTCGGCTAAAATATACACTTCCACTCTTGGTCCCGGATCCTGCGGGAATTGTAAAGCTAGCGCTATTGACCTGCTCTTCTCCGTTTTGTGTATATCCTATACCACTCACAGAACCAGATATAGATCTACCACATTGATTATTATACGTAATCGTAAATCCTCTTGATGTGACAAGTTGTTCATGGCTCATGCAATCATTATTCATAGATACCGACCATGACCACGTCTTTGTTGGCTCCACGCAATCGCATCTATCGGCCTGCGCCAAGCCATTAGCGTAAGAGATACCATCGGATTGGAGGTTATTGTCGGCTATCCTGTTTGCCTCGTCCTTGGTGCAGGCGGTGTATTTACCAGCGATTTGCTTATAACTGATAGTCTTAGGAGTACAGTTGCTAGGACAGTTCGTAGCCTTGACATTTCCCCATCGGTCATCATTGCCAACCTTAGAAGGACATATCCTAGCATCAACTAAATTTTGTAATGCATCCTTGTACTCTTTATACTTGTTATAAGCTTGTTCACTAGCCAGATTCGATGAAGAAGCACAAAATTCACCAGCGCTAACCACCTTAATAGGGCTATCAGGAACACATACATCACCGCATTCGCCCGAACATCCCTTACATACCTCATTGGTATAGACAGTGTAGTCATATGGATTACAGCAATGTTTACCACCATTCTGCCAATATCCTGTAGGATCGCACTCGCTAGAATAATGCTCCTCGCTATTACCTTTATTACACCTGCTATTATCCATATGATATGTATTATCACACCCGCATCCACAAGATCTGGAATCATACTCAACCACCTCGTCTTGATCAGAAGCAGAGGAACAAGGATTGGTTTGACTCCTTTTCTTACGATAGGTACACCCGTCGCAATAATAACTCCAATTACCATAAGCAGGAGTATCATCATCGTCGGCGCAATCACCATTCTTGTTAGCGTAAGCTTGAGCGGCGGTCTTAGTCGCCGTATCATTCTTGAAAGCGTTTTGAACCTTGCTGTCGGCATCCGCCTGAGATACGGTAGATGTCAACGCTGACAACCCTAAGGCGCTATAAGGAACGGATAGAGCGACACCATGTTTACATGTACCACAATTATCCTTATAAAATGTAGCGCTTCCAGTACCGGTCCATACACAAGTTCCATGTTGGTTAGCGTAATCCTGTCCCTTCTGGTCTAAGATCTGCTCGGCCTTGCTTCTGGCATCAGCCAAAGAAACCTTGCTGGTGATAGGCGTACCGCCGTTAACCTGCGTAGAGGTCACTGTTATTCTCTGACCAACCCCGCTTCCGGCGCAATTGTTCTTATAGAAGTCACGGCTTGCCACGTAAGTCCATGTACATCCTCCATTCTTATTGGCGTAAGCCTGACCATCAGATCCACGAACCGCGTTCTCAGCCTTCTTGTTGGCGTCAGCCAAGGAAACGGTGGAGGTGTACGGGTGTCCCGGAAGCTTGCTGCTACTTACGGATACCATGTCGCCCACGCCGCCGTCAGCGCAATTGTTCTTCCTAACCTGTCCGGTATAGCTTCCTGTCCACGTACAAGTACCCTTCGAGTTAGCCACGGCCTGACCCTGAGAGTTCACGGCGGCCAATGCCTTGGCGTTAGCGTCAGCTTGGGATACACATGACTTAAACTTACCATCAGAGCTAGGACTTGGATCCGTAACATCATTCTGAGTTACAGTAACAGAGCTTCCAACTCCACCATCCGCACATTGACGGGTAAAGGCCTTGGATGCCGTACCAAACCAGAAACATGTATTATTACCACCAGCTATATACCGCTCTTGATTATCAGGATCAGTATAACAGGTATTGGTATTACGTTGATGTAATTGAGAGATACAGTCCTTACATACGGTCTCTATAGTCTCCCATACCGGTTGCTCGGTCTTCGTATGGCACGTATCATCATAGTTCTTGTTGACGAACGCCTGACCCATTCTATCGATATAGGCCTTAGCCAAAGCGTCTGCCTCTTCCTGAGAACGGGTTGAGGTAAAGAACTGACCCATAAGATCCGGGGTTACGGTGATAGGATCTGCATACTGACAAGTAGGACACTTAGGAGTGAACTCCTTGCTATAATTACCTACATATATCTTCAGTTCGTCGCAAGTACCACGATCGTTGGCTATAGCCTGACCTTGCGCCTTGACAGCGGCCTTGGCAAGCTCATCGGCGGCGAACTGGCTCTCGTATGAGTAGAACGGACCTCCGGTCACGTCAGCCTCAGTAACGGTAACTGAAGACGGGATAAGACCAGACGGACAATTATTCTTCTCAAACGCCTCGCTATAATGACCGGTGTACTTAGGAGCCTCATGGCAAGTACCACGCTCATCGGCGATCTTCTGACCTTGATTCATGACAGCGGCCATAGCGACTAAGTTAGCCTCATCCTGTGATACACAAGACTGGAACGGATGACCTTCCACCATATCTTGTGTCACGGTGAACGGATTTCCTACCTGATTAGCGCCACAATTGCTCTTCGTGAACTCGAAGCTAGCCTTGCCGGTATACATAGTGGCGTTAGAGCAAGTACCCTTGGTGTTAGCCAAAGCCTGTCCTTGAGCCTGTACGGCGGTCATAGCCATAGCGTCAGCGGCGGTCTGGGAGTCGTTAGACTGGAATGGGTGTCCTTCTACCATATCTTGGGTGATTGTCACCTTAGATCCGATCTTACACTCACCACAGTTGTTTCTCGTGAATCCCAAGGAAGCACGGCCGGTGTACGTACAAAGGGCGTGGATATTGGCAAGGGCCTGTCCTTGGGCGTCAACGGCGGCCTTGGCCTTGTTATTGGCATCCTCCTGAGATACGGTAGACGTGAACGGATAACCGTCAACCATCCTATCATTTACCGTATAAGTACCACCAGTTCCAGTACCACAATTGTTACGGGTAAACGTACGTGTATAAGTACCGGTATATACAGGCACCTTCTCGCACTTACCTTTCACGTTAGCCACATCCTGACCTTGAGCCTCGACGGCGGCCTTAGCCTTATTGTTGGCGTCTTCCTGAGATACGGTAGACCTGAAATCTCCTGTCACCATAGTCTCATCCACGACAACCTTGGTGCCGTATTGGGTCTCATCACAGTTATTACGAGTGAACTCCTTATTATACCTACCGTAGTAGATCGTCTTCTCCTTACACTCACCTTCTAGGTTGGCTTGTTGCTGGGCGTTAGCCTCAAGATCGGCCTTAGCCTTATTGTCAGCATCCTCCTGAGAGATAATAGAGAAGTACTTACCAGCGGCTACAACATAAGTATAAGGTTGACCGATATGGAACTCATCGCAATTGTTTCTAGTGACTGTCTTCTCCATCCTTACGTTATAGTAGACGTTAGTCTGACAGTCGCCACGCTCGTTGGTGATAGCCTGACCTTGCGCCTCGACAGCGTCCTGCGCCAGCTTGTTGGCGGCATCCTGCGATACCGTAGAAGTGAACGGATATCCAGAACACATCTTCTCGTCCACAGTGAAGTCAACAGGAGTAGAACCCTCAGGGCAGTTGGTTCTCTGGAATACCTTGGAGTACGATCCGGTAAATACCGGTATCTTCTCACAGTTACCCTTGATATTCGCTATATCCTGACCTTGAGCCTCGACAGCAGCCCTTGCTAGGCTATTAGCGTCTTCCTGAGACACGATGGATCTGAAGTCCCCTGTAACCATCGTCTCATCGACAACCACATCAGTACCATATTGCGTGGAGTCGCAGTTGTTACGGGTAAAGGTCTTACTAAACTTACCATAATAGATATTCTCCTTAGGCTTACACTCACCCTCCAAATTGGCTTGTTGTTGACCGTTCTTCTCAATATCCTCAAGAGCCTTCCTATCGGCGTCCTCCTGAGAGATGGAAGATACGTACTTGCCCTCAGGAATGATATAAACATATTCCTGACCGTCACTGAACTTATCGCAATTATTACGTATAAACGTCTTTCTCTGCTCCTCGTTATACCAGATATCGGTTATACACTCACCATGCTCGTTGGCGTATTTCTGACCGTTCAGGGCTATATCCTCCATAGCCTTGGCGTCTGCGTCCTCCTGCGAGATAAACGACTTGTAAGTCCTTTCCTCGACCGTATACAACACCACCGATCCATGCTGGTTGGCCAGACAGTCGTCCTTGGTGAACGGCTGAACCATCTTGATATTATAATAAACGGGCTTGGCGTCCTGAGCTATCATATACTCCTTGACAATATTACCGTCCTTTGACGTTATACGGAACTTAGCCGTACAGATCTGACCGGTATAATTAGCCTTGTATACGATATTAAGCTTATTATCGCCTACCCCATGGCTCTTGTCGTTAATGGCAAAGCAATTACCCTCGACACAATTCTTATCTATTTCCCTTGCCATATTATCCTTCAGTTATTCTCCATGAAACATCATCTCCGGCCTCTACCCTCACGATTTGGGTATCACCATCCTTATTAAGCGTCAACCTTTGCGGATCCACGTTGAAGGGTGGTTCCGGTTCCGGCTCACTACCATCACCGCAAGTGCAACATACCAGCTCGATATCATACTCGGTATTGGACTTGATATCGATGACAACCTGACCGTTCTCGCTAGTCACGTTATCGAAGTCATGATCAAGTATGATATAAGGTATATCATTAGGCTGTTGATTGATATTAACAACCTTACCGTTCAAGACAAACATCTCATGATGCTGTTCGTTATCCATATTCTTAGGCATAGCTATGACAAAGCTAGCCTCATACAAATCAGTGGCTCCGGGATCCTCAGGATCGGCATACACTATATATCTGCTATCCTCTTCCGGGACTTTCATGGATAAACCGTTCACGTTCATGGATACTATATAGGACTTGCTCACCGAGCCACCAAGGGTAAGGCAGGAAGCCTTGACCGAGGCGGAGTTGAGCTTGGCGTTGATGGTCGCCGTCCCGCCCTCCATGTCGAACATGACACTGGTAGGATCCACGCTTACCCGCTCTATACCCTTCTGGGTTATAGTAGCGAGCTTCGTAACCTTGCCTTTCTCGACCGCCACGTAAGTCTCCCTAGGCAACCTACCCATCCATCCCGGCTCTACCTTAATAGCGACCTTGTCTGGCCCGGTACCGGAAATCTTGTCGTAGGACACCCATGAGGAACCTTGCTCGATCTTAGCAAGAATATCTTTTAAATTATTCATATCATTCCGCTTGAGTTATAGCCCATTTATCACTCTTACCTACGATAATCTCCAGAATCTGCTCGCCACCCTCAGGAGGATACTCGAAGTTAGTAGGCTTAATCTCAAACACGCTGGCGCCACCACAACCAAGATCGCAGATCATGTCCGGCAACCATCCCTCCTCGAAAAACCGTTCTATAAGCTCCCTGACAGCCTCTGAAAAAGAGTCAAGCTCTAACCTGTCTACGGGAAGAGATCCCTTCTTGAGGGTCTCACCACATACCCAGCCGTCACACTCGGAAGCCAAGACCGTATCGTACACTCTTTTAGCCATAACATGAGGTATTTAAAATATTACTATTCAATGTAGTATATACGATATTAACATCAGTGAACTCATCACCCATGCAATATTTCTTCTTAAACTTAACGGACCTGCCAGAAACGACATATCCGTCATTAGGGACGATAGTACCACAATAGGTAACGCTGAGCACGTTCAACGGCTCGTATCTTAATCTGACAGCTTGAACGCCCTTGAACGAGTCACGCTGGATGGACGCCGTGGCGCCAGATACGGCAACCAGCTTCCTTACCAGAGACTCGATTACGCTATTCATGCTATCACCGTTCCTGATATCCGCCTCAGGGAACGACTGACCGTCATATATGATCTGGGAACTATAGATACTGCACTCGTCCCCCGGTCTGTATTCCGGCTTACATGGATTACAATTATTTCTCATATCAAATCAATTTATTGATCATTCTTCTTAATTCAAGTATCTCGGCATCCCTATCCCGTATAGCCTTTATCATAGCGTTAAGGGTATCGGACATATCACAATTAGGGGACAATCCCAATGATTCCACACGTACCTTATCACCGGGGTAAATACAATCGGTACTCATGTACGTAGAGCACGGTACTTTCGTGTCGTCTACAGTAGGTCTGTATTGTTTTTTGTTGCAACCGTTCATCACCAAACCTCCTCTTCAGTTCCGCTATCCCCGCCGCTACCACCGGCGTTGACAAGCTCGTTTATAATCCTCTTCAAATCCAGAACCTCACGATGGTATAAATCTATCTGCTTATCCCTAGACGCTATAATACGCCTCAATGAGTCTATAACGACAGAAATGTCAGTACCTTTCTCTATGCCATCCGCTACCAACTCATCGCCTGAGTACAAGACGCATTTATCATACAAGGTTATAGGACATCCATAACCAACACAAGGTTCGTCCTGACAATCCCGATCGCAAGGATCACAAGGATCGTTAGGGCATTTGTTAAGAAATCTATCTATCTTAACGCCATGACAACACTCTTCGGGACGTTCCCGTGAATGATCATGACAACAACCACCTGTATTACACATATTAATAATATTAATGTTTTTAGCAAAGATACTTATTTGATTTGATAACAAGATAACATACATTATTAAACAATATAGGGAATACCCCATTTGTATCCCCTATACTCATAAACTATAATAATAAGATAGGATCAAGACTTCAATTTAAGAACAGGATTACCCCATCTATCTTTCCATTGCCTTCCCAAATCGTTTATAACGCCATTATAATCTTTTATATATCCAGCCTTAATAGCGTAAGATATATTTCTTTCTATTGATACTATCATATCCAGCTCCTCGAAGGAAGCCCTATTTCTTATTCCTTCCTCATGTACGCCAAAAACAACAAAATTTATACCCTTAGCAATTCTTGATAACGATTCCTTTAAGTTGCTTTTATCGCTTATAAGCGAAGATACGCTACTACACATCTCTATATAAGCGTCACCAGCGGCATTTCTTACCCCTACGATATTATCAACAAACCACATCACGACATCGGCGCAAACCTCAGGACTCATTTCCATAGCCACCACAAGGAAAAGATATGGATTCATATACCACATCTGTCCATCCCCCTTTCCCTTTCGGCATGCCAATCCCATTTTGTTTAAATCACTAAGATTTAGGGTCTTGTTTTGTAGGCTGATATTTATCCGCTTACATAAATCCCTGTTTTCCAATCTACTAATTATTTCCCTACATTTCTCCTGGAAACCATCATACTTAATAATATCATTAAGCTTCTTAGGAGATAAGCCCTTCTTAAGCCTATCGTCAGATAAGACTTTCATAGCTAAAGTGATGTTAACAAAACCATTATCACTGAGCGCAGGTATAACAACACCCATCAATCTCCTATCAGAAGATTTGATTTCAACTCTACTTTTCATAACTTTGAACAATATTTTAAATTAAACATAATACCTATCGGTTCGAGATGAATAGATAGGTATGCAAATATAAAATATATTCAACATATAAGCAAGTGTATTACAGTATATAAACTTATTACCCTTGATATATATACAAAAAATGGAGGAGATATGCAATCCCCTCCAAACACTAAATCAACTATTATGGAAAACCAAACGCATTATCACCAATAACATTGATCCTCTTGATCGATATTCTCAATCCATTTCTCGCACTCAAGATTAAGATCAGCGTACTCCTGCCCCTCTACCATCAAAACCTCACGGGCTTTGGCGTTGGCATCCTCAACCGATATCCATGACCTAAACCTGTTGGCTTTGATAGAGTAATATACTTTACCGGACTTATATCCAAACGGACATACCTTTTCAAACCAATCACCGATCATAGTATTATAGAATACAGGTGAGCAACTACCCTCGGCATTAGCCTTCTCCTGACCTTCTTTCATAAACTTCCTATAAGCTAACGTATCGGCGTCTATCTGGGATATATCGGATATGACAGCTCCGGCTGGTAATTCATATACAATACCTTCCTTGCCTGATGCGCCAGCCTCGCAGTCGTTCTTGTAAAACAAGCCACGAAGAGGCTGTGAGGCCCAGTCCTCGCAGCAAGCCCCGACGGAGTTGGCCTCCCCCTGCCCGATCCGTCCAAGCTCCACCCTAGCCTTATCATTGGCATCTTTCTTGGATACATAAGAGACAAACCTGCCTTCCTCTATACATACCTGCTCCTTGGACCCCCTACCGCTTACGCAATTGTTCTTGATAAACTCATCGCATACCTGATCATTATACCATACAGCCGGTATTATGTCGGCGTATGTATTGGCGTAGTCCTGACCGTTGGCTTTGATATCATCTTCAGCCTTGTTGTCAGCCTCCTCCTGCGTATCGCCAAAATAGACGTTGGCCGGGACCCGGTAGTCAACAGAACCGCCCACGTACCCGGCAGGCGGGTTATTTCTGGTGAACGTCCGAACTATTTCTTTATTACCGTATACCATTGTGATTCACTTTGTCACAAAGATACAATTTAAAATCAAATTACAAAGGAAGAGCCTTTTTGCTTCTCAAAACCTTATACAGATAATCCCTTAACTGCTCCTCGGTAGTTATATACCCAAATTCAATCATCTTAGCTATATCAATCTCTAGCTCCATCAACTCTTTAGCCTTGACCTCCTCGCCAACAGAGTTTCTTATCATAGTCTCATGAAGACCGTAAACTATTATATTCAAAGATCTAGCTAAATCCTGTATTTTATCTTTAAACCTTGACGAGTCCACGATTTTAGATAAAGCGGAAGACATTCTCCTATAAGCATCACCAGCCTTATCTCTGTAATCTATAAGTTGATCATGTACAAACTTCAAAACCTGAACCTCAAATCTAGGATTTATCCACATGGCGAATTTTATAAATAGCAAAGGATGCATCCATATCTTATCAGGTGTCTTGCCATGTTTTGTAACTCTACCTTTTACTTTTACAAATAACTGATTATCACCATTGTCCATTTTTGGACTATGGCTTTCATCATCCTTTAGAGCTTCTAAAAATTCTATGGTTTTAGGACTATCTATAAACACAGAAAACTTTCTTCTTATATTATCGGGATTATCATTCCATTGCTTAAGTAAACTATTGGCATCAAAATAACCATCACTAGTTCTTTGAAAAACGTTAAAATCGCCCATCTTTCTTGTTAAAACATTTACTGTCTTCATTTTTTAGTCTAATTTTGAGATTAATAATTAATTACTTTATGTCCGCTCCCTCGTGAGAGTCGGCGGACATACAAAAATAGCCAATCGGGATGATAAACACAAACCGATTGGCTATTTTTAATATCCTAAAATCAGGACATTAATTACCCATTGCAGATCTTATCCTCAATAGCGTAAAGGATTTTCGCTACGGTCTTATCACCACTTACCTTCACGCAAGACTCACCAAGATCCCGGACATCTATAGCTTCCCTGATACGGGTAAGCTCGTCATATATCTCCTCTATCACATCAGAGATCATAACACACTCATCAGAGTCCTTATGCTTTGACCACTCCGGAAGATCACCCTCGTAAGGTACGCAAGTGGACGGAGTTATATGTGAACAATTATACTTTCTCATGCCAGCAACTTATTAACACGTTCCTTTAACGATCTCACCTCATCCGGGCATAACCCGCAATCATTATCACACAATGACCTTTGCAGACGAATTATCTTACCCCAATAGGATATATCGGGCTTATTCCCGATCCTATACCTATGGTATCTCATATATCTACCCCATTGGCAGGACAGCCATTCGTCTACGGACTTACATAAATCCGTCCTATCAAGGTTTGATATGCTCTGCGCGCCCATTCAGAATCTCCTTTCTCATTTCCTGTACCTCCTCGTCTGGCGGGCATCCATACGGCAGGTTCTTGATCCATTCACGGATCTTTTTCTGCATATTAAGATAAGATACACCCACGCCATCACCCTTGGTACGAACTTGCTTATATATACTAACCACGTCACGTTCCATGGTCTGCAACGGATCTTGCATAACCATACAACCAGCGGTACTTCTAGAAGCGTACTCCATATCGCTAACAGCGGTAGAAGAAGAATGATTCATCATACTTCTCTCAATCCTTTCCCTCTCGGCCCTTAACGCCTTTTCCTTACAAGTATTACAACCCACGACTAAATATTTTTATGTTTAACAATCCACGCAATTGGTAGCCATCTCAAAAAGCTCTCCGACACGATCGATAACCTCATGGGCGGCCTCTATATTATCCAGCCTGACATTCGCCTCGGCTACGGCCATAAGTGTCTCCATCTCCTGTATCTTATTTATAAGATCCTTATCCTTGTCCTCGCATAAGACATCAGTCTTAATCCATAGCCGGTCGAGACGTCTGCGTATAAGATCCGTCTTAAGATACTTGCGACTGAAGTTGTAAGTAGAAGGGCTACCTATGATCTTGATATCATATATACCATCAGGTAGGTCAAGGTACTTGACATTACAATCATCGTAATTAAAACAATTGAGACCTAGCGTTAGACTGGTAAAGGTATTGACCTGATTCTTGCCAAGAAACAACGTAACGGGGTCGGACATCCCAGGGGTAGTGATCTCGATGATCGCCTTCCTGTCCTCCAGTAGCCCCCACTCGGACTCATCCAATACCTGCAACACCTTAGGATCACGTGTCTCTAGCACCTGAAATGACAACCGAATATCATTCATATTAACCTTCTTATCGTACCTACACAAACTATCGTCATAACGAGCCTGCATATCAAGATCAGGGACATCGGTATAATATGTCTTGACCTCATGCCCGTTGATAAATACCGATGTTATCTGGCAAACATGAGACCTAGCGACATCAAAAAACACCATCCTTACATTACCCTCATAATCAACACCAGATGTAGGGTATGTCAATATCTGGGTATTATACTCACCATCGTTACGTCTAGCCACGACAGTAATAACGATAGGTTTCTCTATATCGTAATCATCCATGATAATCCTAGCGGCGAACTTATCATGAATTATCTTCGGTATGATATTGATCTGATTCATTTGTATTTCTTTTTCACAAAGATAACTATAAAGACGAATCTTAAAAAATAGATTCAAAAAATAGTACCACATGGATATATTATCAAAAAGAATGTATACATTTGCGCCATGGTCGGTTGGATGAGTGGTTTAGTCGGTGGTCTGCAAAACCATATACCTCGGTTCGAATCCGGGACTGACCTCATATTTGCAATTCTTTTCTGGGGTGATAACCAATAGGTGTATGGGGTTTCTTGTACACCTATTATTTTATCAATCCGAATCTTTTCAACAACACAAATAATACAACCAATATACCTAAGATCGACATAAAGATGATAGCCATCGGCCACCTTGATTCCTCCTTATCGTCTATATCCTTATGCTTGATGTCTGTCTTCTTATCAATATCCTCAATACCGGTAATCGTCTTATCAACGCCAAGGGAATCGGTCGTCACCGTGCTATCCCGCCGGCCGATGACGATATGAGCGTCCGTCTGGGAGGACACGGGTCGCTCCCCAGTGGATGGATCCACCTCCTTCGTAGTATCGAATTTCCTCTCAGTTATGACAATATCAGCATTAAGATCAGATGTCCTGATCTCTACGATCTTCCGGTCCATGACCTCATTTATCATCGTCTCTATCCTGCTTATCAGCCGGCTATCAATAGACGCCTCGCTAACCTGCCTCCTGCTTCCACAAGAGGACAGGAATAGCGACAGACCTAAACAAAAAACAGCCTTAAGACTTATCCTTAACCTTATCATCAGCAATCTTCTTTATATCGTCAAACATCTCGTCAGGTATGTTTTTAGAGAAGCCAAACATCTTGAATACGTTTATCCTCTTGAATACGGCCTTGAACACCTTCACCAAATAAGCGTCAGCGAAAGTATCCCCTATGGTATTCAAGAAAAGCATGACATATCCCACAAGGGCTATATACACACCATATTTGGTTACGGTAAGTATCATACTAGCCTCCTCCTCGATCGGGTATAGCGTCTTATATATAACACATAATGTCATTACTATAAAACAAGACAAAGCGAACTCCTTAAGAATATCAGTTAACCTGACCTCCCTAAGCCATCTCTTAAAACTAAACCGTCTTCTACGGCTTCGTCGGAGCTTCCAGCCCCTTACGCTTTGCGCTAACCTAGCCAAGAAATTCGCTATTAATACTATAAGTAATACGGTCAATAAATGGTGTACTGGCTGGAAATAAGCCCAACAAGAGGCACCATACGCAAGCGCAATATTCCACAAAGCCCCCACTCGCTCTATCATGTCTTTGTCTTTCATTTTATACCCTACTCGCAAAGTTAACTACTATACCATTAAGTATCTAAAACACCACGGCATGTATACCGTTCCTCGTGTCAAGACTATCAAAATGCAACCAACCCACCTTCCCTTCAAGCCGGAAAGGATATGGTAACATATCTTGATGATCCAAAATCAAGCCTCTGGCCTGTTCCGCCGTCATTGACTTGACATCGAAATCCCCAGCCTTACCCAACACATGAGCGGATAGATAAACATCTTTCTTATCCTTAACTATCTGGCAGATGTTGCATCTAAGACCACGTTGGGAAAACTGCCCCTGCTTATCCCAGTTATTACAATACATAGGCTGTTTGATTATATCCCTACGCAATATAAGTAAATTATGGAGAAACCCTGTGTCAAGGAACTGCCACGATCTGTCCTTCCACTTATTGTACGTATGAGGACATACCAATTCTACTATATCAAAATACAATCCAAGTTCTTTTATGATATCATTTCTATCCATATTAAGCCGGTTTTATCGTCCATCTCTGGGCGTAGTTATTTTTTAGCACATATATCTTCTCCATAGGTGTAGCGGGAGACCCGTTGGACTGGCCTTTCACGAATCCCTCGGGGGCCTGCTCCGTGCCGGAAGGACGCTGGTTTTCGGTTGGATAAATAGCATTATACATGCTTACCGAAAGACTATAGAACTGGTTCCTCTTCCCATCCTTAGCCACGGATGTCATAGTAATCTGATCCCATCCTACAACAAGGTCGTAGAAAGAGTTCACGAAATCATCTGATCTTTTTTGGCTATGAGTGGATGCATTCACGTTAAACCATGTAATAGCCCTCATCTCATAAATATAATCCGGAAGCTTATCCATTCTAAGACTATTGCTATTAGCTGCAATGAAACCAGTAAGATGTTCCAATCCCCTTCCAGACATATTATCATCATTCCAACCCGTCCTCCTTTCTTCACTTACCCAGTCATTTAAAAAATAAAAATCAGTAATATTAGGATTTATCTTATCTACCTCGAAAAAAGGAGAGGTATTTATATCAAAATAATTCCACATATCACTGGGGCCAGGAGTTATATTTAACGTCTTAAGTTTAGGAAGGTCATTAAACTCCTTTATATACCTATCCAAATAACATGAAGACAAGTCAAGGGTTTCAAGATTTTTCATATTCTTTATATTCCTTATCCCGCTAGATTCTATATCCCTAAGATCAAGCATATTAAACATATTTAAATAATATACCTCTGTCTTACTGGTTATAGCCTCAGGAATTACGGTCATTCTTTGCCCCATATTTTGAAGATCGATATAAATTAACTTTTTGGATCTTGACAACTTGTCTACAGGTATACCGTCATTAACATACTTCGTATGGGATACGATCAAAAACTCAAGTCCTGGTATATCCACAATCGGGAAAGATGTCATCTTGCAAACTTGGATATTGGCATAATAAATATCACAAGTAAAATCTATCGATACAGCCCGTTGCACGTCCCTCCTCCCATCAGCGTAAGCGTGATTATCCACAGGTACGTATTGCGATCCATCCTCCTCCCTGAACCACCACGTAGTATTGGGATTTTTCCTGTGTTGTATTGCCAAAGAACGGAATATGATACGATAATTATCCTGCCCTTGGACCTTGGTCATAGGAAACTGCTCCTTTATTCCATCCCCCCAATCCACATTAGCCATACCGGGCTTTCTGGATCTAAACTCGACAAACGTATTATAAGGATTATCAACGACAGGATCAGGTACATAATTATAATCATCGGTATAATAATTTCTAAGTGCCCTATCCCATGTAGTGAACCACACGAACTTATTTGATGAAGCCTCATATTTATATAATGTCTTAGCCATTACCTATCTTGTTAAAATATTCTACAATAACATTCCTGTCCAATCCCATAGAATCACATAAATACTCTCCTTCTGGTTGATCCCCAAACGATAATACCTTATCCGTATCATGAGCTAAAACATCTCCATTGCCTACAAAGGTACACCCATCGTCAAATACAATAAGCTTATATGGCTTATACGACCTCGTGTCAATATCAGAAGATCGTATTGACCTTAACACCGAAGCCTCTGGCGCCATACTAAACCTCCATCCATAATTATTCATAAGAACATAAACCATCTCCATAGGAGTCGACGGAGAGCCATTAGACTGACCCTTTATAAAACCAGAGGGAGCCTGTAATACGCCACTAGGTCTTTTATCATCAGGATTGGCATCCATATATATACTTAGATACAATCCATAAAACTGATTTCTTTTGCCATCGGAAGCAGAGGAGGACATAGTTAGATAATCAAACCCCATCACCTTCTCATATAATGTTGATATAAACGTATCACATCGACTTTGGGTTGACAAGCTGCGATGCATATAAAAGCTATTCATAGACCTCATCTCATATATATAATCCGGTAGATTGCTTACATCTATATTACTATAGCCATATGAGGCGACAAGGCTAGTGATATTTTCCAATCCCTTGCCGATCATATACGGATGCCAGCTCACGACAGACCCATACCATCTATTTATATGATCGAAGGTCCTTAAGCTAGGATTTATCTTATCCACCTCATCCATAGACGGGCATGTATTAGGGTCAAACGATGGCATAGCCACTCCCGGGGATATATATAATTTTCTTAGCTTGCTAAAAGACAGCCATTCCCTTGGATATACCCTAACCCTGCAACCTGCCAAAGATAATGTTACAAGATTAGGCCACATAGAGGGGAATTTCCTTATATTAGAAGACTCCGTATCATTAAAATCAGCCGTTCGACTTAAATTAATGCCTTTTAACTTAGTCAACCTATCCCAATCGTCTGGTATGGATGTCAATGTCCCTACACCTAATTCGCTAAGTGTTATATACTCTATATTTACCGATCTACGTATCCTATCTTTAGGAATATCGGTTATATTCCCATCTCCGGTAATGGATAAGATTAAGTTGATAATACTTGGGGCGTCTAATATCGGGAATCCTACCATCATTATCCTCGCTGTTTGAACGTATGTAATATCATTCGTAAAAGTCATGGTAATGACCCGCTCTTTATCTAGCCCGTCAGCGTAAGCATGATTAGGCGCAGGGATATACTCACTCCCATCTTCCTTATAAAACCACCATGGATGGCTATCCGGATTCTTACGATAACTTATATCCCTTCTCCTGAACATCAACCTATATCGCCCGTATATGGATTCGCTCCTATCCTTCACGAAAGGGAATTGCTCTTTATTCCCGTCACCCCAATCGACCTCACACATTCCTGGGGTCTTGGAATAAAACTGTATACTTTCATTGTAATTATTAACATCCAATATAGGATCAGGCACGTCATCAGTAGTATCATTCCTGCTAACGCCCCTAAAAGCATATTTGCCTTTAGTAAAAAAGGTTATAGACCCTTTATTCGTATCCTTACATATCAACTTCATACCTCTCCCTCCTCTATTCTTCTAAAATACTCGACAACAGGTGAACTATCAAGCCCTAGATTACTACATATATCTATAGCCTCGTATTTATCGGCAAAACTGTACTTGGACATGCTTTCATCTAACACATCTCCACTGAACACGGATACATGCCCGTCCTTTACGCCAAGAACGAACGGGGTGATCCTGGCCTTCCCAGCCCGCCGTGCCCTCGTAAGGGCGGCCTTAGAAGCCGGGGCAGGCGCCAAGATCCACGTCTGCCCGTAGTTGTTGGTAAGCACATACACCTTCTCCATAGGTGTCGTAGGATTACCATTACTAGCCCCCTTGACAAACCCATCAGGAGCCTGATAAACGCCAGACGGCCTCTTATTAGTAGGAGCTACGGCAGCATATAAATCTAAGGTAAGTTTATAAAACTGATTCCTGTTACCGTCAGAAGCCGTCTGTGACATCGTTATATAATCCCATGACATCATCTTATCATAAAACGTGTTAACGAACGTATCAGCCCTCTCCTGCGTATTTATAAATCTACCACCATCACGCAAATTCCATACCCTAAATTCCCTTATCTCATACAAGTAATCCGGAAGATCGTCTACCGGCACCGTACTTGAAGAACAATATGCCTGCTGAATCTTGTTCAACTTCCCTCCTACCAGATCTTGTTTCCATGAGCTACCATTACCCATAAAATGAACGCCTGCCTTATCATCCCCCACCTTATCCACCTCATCAAATACAGGTATATTATTCCTATCGCTTATAATATTTATACCCACAGCCGGAATAGAATTAAAAGCCGGATCATAAGAAGGGATGTTACACCAATTGAAATTAAACTCGGTAAGATTCTTCCATTCAGAGAACCTTCTCCAATTAGAATCAGGATCATCCCCGAAATTAAAAACGCTATTGCATCCGAAATACCTCAGGTTTTTCATGTTCAAAAAACCTTCTGGCCAATTACTCCATACACCAGAATGAGAAAAAGCTCCCATCTGTATATTACGAAGATTAACGCTCTTGCTTATCCTGTCATATGGAATATCTCCATTTTTTAAAACGGATCTAGTCACAGCAAAATAAGTTATATCAGGAAGATTAGTTATAGGGAACTCATGAAGGACAATACCATCCATATTAAATTCCCCATCAATTAAGTTAGAGAACCTCATCGTAACCTCCCTACGCCTGATATCGCTATACTTATGTGGGGGAACCGGTATGTATTGTGAGCCATCCTCTTTCTTATACCACCATACGGTATCATCCGGATTCTTCTTATACTCAATGTCAAGAGACCTGAATACAATCCTATAACTACCATCAGATATCTTAACTAAAGGATATTGATCCTTTGTCCCATCACCCCAATCGACGTCCACGAATCCTGGATTGTTTGCCGAGAACCTGAGATTACGATTAAAATTACCTAAATCTACTATCGGATCAGGCACATAATCAGCATTCCTCCCATTATAACAAGGGAACCTGTCCTCATTCACTATAAACGTGACATAGGACGCTACCGTGTCGTATCCTACTAAAAAAGCCATACCATTAATTTATTGAGGTTATATCATAAGACACCCATTCCTTATACCCGTTAACCATCTCATATACTTTGTTGATGGTCTTGCATACGACAGCGAATCCGATATCCACGTTAGGGAACTTCTCGTTAAGCTCATCAATAGTAAGTTCCCTGACAATACTCTCATCCCACTTCCTCATCTCCTTTACCTCCATAAGGGTCGGTTTTCCGGTTACGCCTACGCTCATCACCCATTCTCCCTCACGGTTGGAATCAGCCAGATCCGGGAAGATCGTAACACCAAAAAGATCGGAGAGGGTGAAGGTCTCACCGGTACGGGTGAAGGACGCCGCCGCCCCAGGCGTAAGGACCACCTCGTTCACGGCCAACAGGCTCGTAAGTTTCTTGGCTCCTCCTGATACCGTGGCGTTAAACACGACAGTAACATTACCGGTAGCGCTATTAACGAACTTGATCTCATCCTTATCGCTATTTATAGCTTGTAAACGTGATCCAGATACGATATTCACGATCTCATAGTTCTTGTCATAAGTGCTCTGTAGCGTCACATTACCGTATTTAGTATCGATAAGAGTAATCCACTTAGCCTTGCCTCCTACTACCTCCACAAGCTTATAGAACACGTCATTACCGTCAGCGTCAACCCATCTAGCTATAGCTCCAGGAGTGAAATTAGTCACCTCCCGATCTTGGGTATAACTAACGGTGCTTTCCGTAGGCTTATTGGCTAAAGTAACGTAAAGATATTGTTCTACGTCAGCCTCCATCTTAACTATCCCAGCTCCATCGTAATAATAATCAGGTACGTTTTTCTCTCGTATCAACAGGATGGTACCTTCCTTAAGCTTATCGGCGTTAGTTGGATCATCCACGAAAGACTTCATCTGGATATAAGTATCGAAGATAATAGACGTACTCTTATCCTCTATCTTCTGATTGATATCATTGACAATATTATTAATCTCGTCTTTCGTATAATAAGGAGATAAATCAACCTTCGGACCTTCCTGCTCTAAAGCCTGAGTTCCATCCCACCAATAATCAGGTACATCCTGCTCCCTGATCCAGAAGCTGTCCCCCACACGGAGCTTAGCCGTGTTCTCCGGAACCGCCAGCCACTCATTCATGGCATCGACCGTATCAAAGATATACGCCGTGTTCTTGCCCTCAGCTATACGTCTTACGACAGCCAACTCGCTCTCGACATCGCTAAGTCTTTCCTTTATATTATTGATCTCTCGCTCTAACTTATCATAATTATCCTCCTGATCTATAGCGTCGCCGATGGACATATAAACCTCGTTAGTGAGCTTATTATAAGTAATACGGGCTACTTTCTGATAAGAAGTCTTATATGTACTCGCCCCCTTACTGGTATTGCAGATAAAATCATATGTATTTTGATATACGACAGATCCACCGGTATTGATGAAATTATATCCATCTTGGCTCATCGTACCTCCCTTGTATCCAACAAGTTCAAAAGAACATTTACCCGTACCTTTAGATCCAAACCATGTAGCGTAGGCCATGAAATACGTCTCTTCAGGTAGGATATCATAATATTTAGCCCTTAAATCCTTCACCGACATCCAAACACATTCCTTACCAGAACCGGTATTATCACCACCCCATTTAAGAACTTCTCTAACAGAGCTATCTCCATTTCCGGGGCCAGACCAACCTACAGCAAGATTATCTATGGTGGGAACATTAGAATTAAGGGCTTCCGTCATCGTGTCCAAGTCCCTTCCGGAACTTGATTCCCATAAATATCTGAACGTCACAAAATCAACATCCCCGATCTTAATGCCTCCAGTATTACTAGGATATGTCTTTGTGACTAACTCATAATACCATTTACCATCACGGAAAGTAGCCCTTATCCTCTCTACTTGCTTGGGGGATATAGAGACATATGATCCGCCAACGGAAACGTTATCGCCATCAACCGCACGGGAAGTCCCATCCTTTGGGTCCTCAGGATCTACGGGGGTGTAGATCGTAGCCTGTTTATCTCCGGTATTGATAATAACTATATAATAGCTATCCCCGTCAAGACCCTCATCATGAGCCATGGTGACAAAACCTTGCTCGCTATCCGGTCTCCATTCAACGACAACCATATGCTTATCCATAGGTATACCGGAAACGCTGTTAACGTAATTGGTTGACGACATGAAAACAGCATGGTCATCATAAGCCTCATCCACACGTTGATGCTTAGTAGCCAATCCGTCAAGACGTGATATCTCAATGGGGTCAGTTACCTCGACCCCATTATAATCATACCACTTATATCCGATCATCGTATTCTCACGACGATATTTCCTTTTCCTTATGACCTCACCGCCGGCTAGGGCGTCAATCATATAATAATCATTACATACCTTAACCATAGCCTTGATATTAACAGGTTTGACATAAACAAGCCACGATAGTAGCGCCATCAGGGATGGAGGTCAGCGTAGTCCCTACCGGGTAGGTCGGGGAGGATGACTCCATCACCATCAACGACATCCGCTCTACGACCATATCGTTATCCACCAACCTGCTTCCCTCTACATAGAACCGGCCATCGGCCGCCTCATAGCACTCGCGCACCGGGACCATATGTCTTTGGCTCTTATCCGCGTAATCACAGATCGTGACCTTAGCCCCCTCTGGAATAGAGTTAAGCTCATCTCCAGCATGATAATCAGGATGATCAGAGTACACGACATACAATATGGACTTAATATCCTGTAACGCCGGATTGATCGTCCTGAATCCCTTTAAATGAATTTTATGACCACCAACCTCATAGCAGTCATCTACCTCCATGATATTAAGGTCACAGCTGATAACCGTCCAGCCGTTAATAACCGTCTGCGTAGGGGTAGTATTGATAGGATGATCGGGGTCGGTAGACTCAACGATCTTATAGTCGAAAGTCCTTACATCCAGATTTCCGTTCAACGACTCCTGTCTCCTGATCTTCACCGTACCCTTTCCGGTATCATAACAAGTCTCCGTGGTATCGATAAGTCGATCCATATAATCCGGCTCCTCGCACTCGATACGGGCGAAATTGGATGGCAAAGAGGTATATTGAGTACCAACATGGATATCATTATCTGTAGAACTCAATACATGATGATTATACGACCTAACATGATTTAAAGGGTTGATAACGTAAGTGGATTTAATCCTTACCGATCCTCCCGGTGTCGAGTAACATTCTACCGCATTTCTGGTAATACGATCATCCAACCTTTCTAGAGCACACCTTTCACGGATAAAATCCGCAGGGATATTATTTATCCTATTTCCTAGCCCATACCTATTATCAGACGAGTCCACAATCTCCCAGAACTGGTTTCTTTTCCCAAGATCACCGTCATAAGACACCACATGTCTCATACGCACGCTTCCGGCTGATGTCTTGTAACACTCCTCGATATCAATAGGCATCCTATCTTCCATATCCGTGAAATCACAAGACACCAAAGAGAATCCGTCCGGGAGGGTAGCCAGTTCGGCCCCCGGAACGAAGCCGGCGTCATCCGATTCAAGCACCTCGAAGCGGACGTATCTTGCCTTTATCTTGGAGTCATAAGAAACCAACCTACGAAGCTTGACATTGCCATTGCCTCCGTCATAACACTCGACATAAGACCTGATGTCACGCTCCTCCATATCGTCGAAATCACAGACAGTCCTTACCCACGTATCTGGCAAGGAACTGAAGCTGGCGCCCTCAGGTTGTGACGGATCGGTAGTCTCCAGGACTTTATAGCTCTTATCCCTAACTCCTATATTCCCGTCCCATGACGTGAGAACCTCCAGCTTCACCTTACCGGCCGGTGTCTTATAACATTCTACAGTTACCTCAATATCCCGGTCCTCCATATCCGTGAAGTCACAAACGACCTCAACCCAGTCATCGCTTATGCTGGTGATAAACTTACCTACCGGATTCTCAGGATCGGTACTTTGCTTGACGCGATACCATTCCTTTCTGGTACCCATCTCGTAATCAAATATCTTATATCCCTCTATCTGCACCCTTCCGGTTCCGGTATCAAAGCATTTAAGCACCGGTATTATCTCCCTTTGGGTCATGTCCGGGAAATCACATACTATACGACTCCATGTATCGGGTATCTTATCATACTCCGTACCGATAGGATTGCTATCGTCAGTCGTATTCACCACCTCATAATGGGATACCTCCGGGTTCAGGCGGGGGTCTACTGACTCAACGCCCTCGATCTGGACCTTGCCCCCTTCCGTGGCGTAACATTTACTTACGAATATCAACTCCCGATCGGTCATCTCCGCTATGCTACAATCTATAGCTACCCACTCGGCAGGAATCTTATCCAATTCCGTACCAATAGGCGTATCAACATCTGAAGAGTTGATGATAAATATCTTCTCGGCCAATATCTCACCCTTATTATTCATATAGGTATGGATACGAGCCTCTACCTGACCTCCCGGAGTACGATAACATTGGTTGACGATCGACACACGGGCGTCCTTGATGTTAATGAACTGATAGTCCTTTTTAGGAACCTCGCTTACAAGTCTCTTTACTCCTTTATCATCGAAGTACACGTAACACCCGTCATTCCTCATCATGACCGGATACGTCTTTCCGTCTATAACAACACCTGAGAAGTCATCTGGCGGAACGGAGAAACCCATGCTTCCGAATATAGAAGCCAGTCTCTTTAAATACTCATTTATCGCAGACATAATATCATATTTTAATTCTACTGCCTCAAAGATAACAAAAAAAGGAAGAGAATTGAATCTCTCCCCTTTAGGAAATATATGAACGCAAAAAAGGTTCTTTATTTCGGCTCAGTTACGATGGCCGGACCAAGACCAGCGGCAGCACCGATCATGTTAATCATCTCCTGAACACCCTCATGAGCGCCATAGCGTACACGTAAGATCAGATTAACCGGATCATCGGCGATAACTTTTCCGAATCCCTGAGCGTATCTATGAGGATTAATCGTGATCTGGAAGTCCACGTATTGGGCTGTTTGTTCAACACGGCTGTATTCGTTCATGAATGTCCGTCCCATGAAATCCTGATGTTTCGGGAAACCGTTGAAATGAGCGTAACCCTTCAACTCGTCATCCATCATATTACCGCCGACATGAGTACGTGGTGCTTTGCTAGACAGTCTCTCGAAGTGAAGTTGATCCCACCAGATAGGAGACCCCTCGTCAAGAGAATCAGGATAACCGCCGCTAGCGCCAACGATCTCAACGCTATCCTCTACATAAGTCATTTTATCCATCAAGCACTCTGACGGAGATAATAACATTTCCTTACCACGGAAACGGATACCGCACTTGCAGTTAGTACCAAGTTCCTGAGCCGACTCCAATTTCTTCCACATACGGTTGCGGTAGGACGCCGGAGCCTCGCTGGTGAAGAATCCCTCGAACACCTTGTCGCACTCATCACACAACATGTTAGTATATACCGTTGTCTGGAAGCTATGCTGGCAAGCCGCAGGAGTACCGTAGTCAGTGATCTCCAGTTCCGGGAAAGCCTGTTTGATTTCCTCCAACGCACTGTTTCCGCACTCATCATCCAGGATCGTGATATAATACTTCTCGGTGGATACCTTACAAGAACCACAAGCTGACCAAGAAGCGGTACGAACCGTAGGATTCTCACACATATCGGATGTCTTAGCCACATAGTAGATAATAGCCGTAGGATTGGCCTCCACGAAAGTAGAGATCTCCTCATCCGTCAATTTCTTGGAAGTAGCGGCAATATACAAACCTGATCCCTTGATCTGACTCATCTTATTAACCGTATCGGCTACAACGTTAGGCAATGACTCCACCGTAGTAGACATATCGACACCGTCATCCTCCAAGGAGATAGAATACAGATAACCACCCTTAACCTCGGTATAGTTAGGAGGACAATCCGTACATCCTTTCATGATAGAGATAAGACGTTGAGTATAATCAGCCGGTTTAGCGCCTTTCTTCATCACCTTATAACGTGACATGCTACCCTCGATAGTCTCACGTACGATCTTCAATCCTGGATATTGGGCACGAACCTCAGCCAATGCCAGATCATCACCAGTATCGCATACCTCCATGCAATAGAAATTGACATCCTCCGTATCAGGCTCAGTAGCCTCGTTAGTACATCTTGTGACCGGAGTGATATCAATATAATCGGACACCTTACCACCACCAGCGATAGGCTGGTTCTTCATCCGCTCAATACACTTCAATACGGCGGGCAACAAATCAACCTCCTCGCAAGGATCACACTCCTCGCATTGATTTGGCGTATTATCACAATCATCCAAAAGGATAGCGTCATTGATCTCTACACGACCTTCCTCATAGCCAAGAAGCTCGAAAGCCCTGCCGGCGAGAATCAAGCGGATAACGATACGGTCGCCCTTGGAAACGGAGAAAGCCGTGTCGTCAGAGACACCATTGTATCCTAAGATAACGTCATCGACATAAGCGTGATCCTTCTTCGGCCAAGAAGCGTAAATCTCGGTGATCTCATTCAACGAGAACAGAGGCGTGGAAAAATCCTTGTCATATATAGAACGGGAAGCCGCTTGTTCATTACGACCGATACGGATCTCATAACGCTTGTCATTACGAGGCTTACCGGTAAAATCAATCACGGCCTTACAACCGTTCTCGGAAGTATCTTTAGTATCGTAAATACCGATCTGTCCTTCCTTTAATAAGATGGAATCAACATCCACCATCTTAGCGTGCGGGGGTACGAAAAGTACCCGGTCTTGCGGTCTGTGCAACATATTATCAATTTTTTAGTTCAAAAATCATTACCTAACGCAAACATAATCATAAACAACATCACCTCAATAAAACATAGTCGGGAATATATGACAATACAGCCATATTACATTTTTTGTAAACATGTTATACTGAAAATGCTATTAGAATGCATATATCCATAAAAACAGGACAAGAATCTTTATAGTAAGTATCTTATAATCAACTACTTTCTGGAGTCGGATATTTCTCCGAATCCAGAAAAATAATATCCGATTATATAATAATGCAATAAAAATCCCATTCACATAATTCTATGTATCAATATATTATAATATATTTTGGCAACAAATCCCATTTAATTATATTTGTATCGTGAATCTATCTATCACAGACCGATTCACGATGTAGTATAAATTAAAAATATAAAGTTATGAAATCAAATTTGATTTTAAAATCAGAAAGCAGGATGCTTTTAGGGAATCAGATATCCATAATGAGCAAGGATGGGTATGTATGTATAACTGAGGCTATGAGTTCAATAAAGAGCAAAAGGGAATCCATGGGATTATCATCAAGGGAAATTAATGACGTATTGTCTCAGCAAGGGTTCAAGGAGAAGATAAAAGCCCTAATGAGCCAGCTTGGATACGGCAATGATAATATCAAAAGCAAGCTGGATTATGAGAACCTTACGCTAAAAGAATTTAGAAAAGCGGGATTAGCCTATAGGAAGGGAGGTAGAGGAGCCCAAAAATGGTTTATAGATCCATACGTATTTATCACCATAGCCATGGAGTTGGATCCTGAAATATACGCCACGGTAGTTATATGGCTAACGGACGGCCTCGTAAAGAATAGGAATATAGCGGGAGATACGTATATAAAAATGAGCGGAGATATAAGATCCTTATTAGGAGATAATATAACGAATGATGATTTCAAGGGATATATATCAAGGATAGCCAAAGGCATAAATTACGTGGTGTTCGGCAAGCATGAAGAGGGCATAAGGAATTATGCCTCGATTACGCAAATGCAGGAGATAATAATGACACAAGGATATATATCCGATATGATAGAAAGTGGAATCGTTTCTAATTTTGACGGAATAATAAATTATCTCGGCATGAAGTGGAAGAAAAGATGGGGATCGAAAAATCCTGTCATAGATAATTAAAGCAAGTTAACAAAAAGCCTACCCGTTTCCGAGTAGGCTTAATGATCAAACTAACGGTGTTTATTTAAAGGAAGCCACATTATCCTTATCCATCCTATATCTACTTAGTTCATTCTCGTTAAGGTTGAATTGCTTGGCGACCATATCCAGAATCTCCTCCACCAAAGGATCGGGCAGCTCAGGGTCGATGTCCGTGGACCGATCGCCGGCGGCGTTGATGTACCCGGCCAGATCCACCCGTACCGGATTCCGGTAGTAGGTCATCCTGACCTCGTCTGTGAGGAAGCCGTCCTCATACACCACGACCTTCCCGTCACCTATGGTGTAGAACGTTTCCCGATAGTCAAAAGAAGGTTTATTATTATCATCCCCAAGAAGCTCATGGACATTCTCGTTCTTAGCCTCCCACATGACAAAATCCCCAATCTCACATCCGTTATAAGAAAACGATCCTTTTATATTTGAGAACCATAAATAATCATCAGGAAGACCGAATGATGTCGATTCGGGGTCATCAATATGATTGATCTTATTAAGCGATTTCCAGTATACCAGAAGAGTTTGTATAGATCGGATGGTCTCATCATCCTTCCTATTGAGATAGTACTTAACCAACCGGTCTTGGGCCTCGTTGAACAACAGCACGAACCTTCCCGGATCAAGCTTAATCCCGCCATTGGCAAGATTCTGCTCGTTCTTCTGCAAAGACCTTAGATACGCTTCTTGGATTGTCATCGTTATTCCTCCTTAATCTTATCACCTTCCTCTACGTCATCCTTCTTCTTAATATCCTTAACCTTCTTGGTCTTGGACTTATCATCGATATTAGACATAGACATGATCTCCTCATACTCATCCAATACATTAGCCTTTATGTTAATAAAGTCTTTCTTGGTAGCCAAGAACTCAGCGGATGTCCGAACGTCAGGTCCTATGATCTGGCCATTATATTGTAATCCGGATGGAGTCATATTGATACGACCATTTCGTTGAAGGACGTTTACGATACGGTAAAACTCAAGAACTTCCTTGAAATCACCTTCCAATGACCGATCCCAGATATCAAGCAGATAATCGACATTGGTCTTCTTCTCATTCATCCAGTTTGATAGAGATCCTGTATAATACTCATCCTCCGTGAAATCCGGGCGAGTTACGATACCGATGTAAAGAAGAAGATCGATGACAGCCTGACGATCGTCGCCGCCTTTCTTAAGGGCGCTGATAAACTTATAGCTGATGTTCATCTTATTGATCTCACGCTGCTGAACGAAATCCTTCATATTGTCTTTCTCCACGAAACAGAACATGGAGTTCATGAAGACAGGATCGCCATCCATTTCCTGAGGAGTCAACATGCCGGAAAATACAGCCAGATATAAATAAAATAGATCTACGGTATTAGCCGTATTATAAACCTTACCCATGAAGATCTTATCCTTAGCGTCATCCCAAAATTCTAAATTGGTTTGAGATAGATCCATCTGCGACATTTCCTCGAAAGGCTTCATGATATTATCTACCCGCTGTTTGACGAGCTTATCGATCTCATTCTTGTCAAGACCATTATAGCATCTTGATCTTGGATAAAAACCGGTGTTATAGGCCTTGGAGAAATCATCCCAAGGGCAACATACGTGAGTGGCGTTCTCCGGGAACGGAGCTTTAGCTATATTAGCGTCTTGAAAGGCCTGAGGAGCACTTCCATCGTGTTTGCCTACAACCTCATACAAGGTATCTGACATGATATTGAAGCCATTTACCTCGACCAATACCTTCTTTGATTTTAAAATCTCTTTCATTTCCTTATTTTTGCGTTACTTTCCTAAAAAAAGAGGAGAGGAATATCCTCCCCTCTAAAAACCAAATTACATATGAAAAAAAACTTAGCCGAAGTAGTTCGGTTGAAGCTCGATAATCAAGAACTTACTGTTATCCATAACCCAAGCCGCGGAAGCTGAGTGACACCAGAATTGCTCTTTCATGCCCGGCAAGGATGATACGATCTCATTACCGTTGGCTTTGTGCGCCCAACGACCGTACTCATAGCCCCACCACATACTTACACCTTCTGGCTTGATATAGAATACGTTGTTATTCATATTACCTAACTTAGCGTTAGCCGTATTAGGAATAGCGGAATATGCGTTAGTCGATCCAGCGTCAGTGATATTCTCAATAATACAAGAATAGGAGGATCTAGGATACATGCCATTCACTAACTCGCTACGATCTGTCATGTCAGCGTAATCCAAAGAAGGATCGTGCTCGAACTCTACATTTCCGATGCCGGGAAGAAAAGCGCCCTTAACCTGTACCGGACCTAAAATCATAGCATCATTAGTACCAGAGATAGGATTAGAAGGCAACATACGGTCACTACCCATACCCCAGCTCAAATTACTCAACGTAGTAAAGAAAGCCTCTCTAATCAACTTCTCTAAGTTGACCATAGCCATAGCTCCTACCTTGAACTTAATCTTACGCTCCGTAATAGGAAGATCTTGACGACCACGGAAAATATAAGCGGCAGCAGCCATAAGAGTATCCTTAGTAATACCCATCGGGCGACTATAGTAGATAGTATAACCACGGCGAAGCTGACGGTAGATACCCTCATTCAAATGGATAGGACCATTTTGATCCATAATAATACCACCTTCTTGCCACATCAACTGTCTAGCTTCCAGCTTAACCAACTCAGCCATACAGAATACCTCCAGCGTGGACGCTACCTTAGCCGTACGTAAATCAAGTCTACCATTAACAGTCTTGCCGATAATAGCCAAATCAGGAATATTACCCTCATACTCGCTTCTCATGGCATTCATACGACGAAGGGCAGTCTCCACGAACTCTGAAGTGCTATTCTGGGCGGCCTGCATGGACTTCATACCAGCATACATAGTTGTCTCACCCTCAACACCACGGTGGTTTCCTAAACGGAACTCACAAGTCATGGAACCGGCCTTGTCAGCTCCAGATACCTTAGAGAACTGGGTACTGTACTCACCAAGGGCATGACCGATCTTCCAATAACGGATACCCGGACGTAATTTCTCTTTAGGGAAGTATTTAGCCTTACCGCCAATAACACGACCCCAATAACGTGTCAAATCTCCTTCTGTCTTAGACGGGATCTCACCTGAGATAAGGATATTACAGCCGTTAGCGGCGTCATAGGTAATGACATCATAAGCCGTAAACTCAGAAGTATTCAAAACAATATCAAACAAACCACCGTCAATACCCGGTTTTAGATGATGACCTGAAGTATCCTCAGCCGTAACGACGGCGAATGTCTTTGTAACAGGTAAATCATAACGGAAAGAAGCCCCGATACCGTTTACGGAGATCGTAGCGCCGTTATTGATCATACCCATATACATCGGGACAGGATAGTTAGCGATATTAGAGAACAGATTCAACAGACCCAAATGATTCTTGTCCGGATCCTCATAATACCAGCTCGCCAATGAGCCTAAGTTATGCTCTACGAGCGAAGTCTTATAATTCTTGGCATCGGTGAAGGCAATAACGTTATCGCCATTCACGGTAGCCGGAAAACTTTTTGTCAAAAAAGGGTTCATAATTATCTATCTTTTAATGTTATACACTCTTTGATCCACTTAGATCAAGGAAGTTAGCCTCTATCGTATCGTTATCGATATTGTTCTTATTCTGCTTTCCTCCCTTATTGCCAGAAAGAAGAGTGATGGTCTTCTTATTGACCTCCATCTTAGCCTTGTTAGTCTTCTGTTTAAGGAACTCGTCCTTATTCATCAAGAACAAAGCCAGATCAGCGGCCATGTCCGGATTCTTGATAGCCTCCGAATAAGCTTTATCTATAGCCGTATGACCTTGATTGTCTATCGGCTTGGTAACGAAATCGACAGCCTTACCTATCATCGTGTCAGTCAACTGGAATCCTGAGCTTATAGACGTCTTAAGACCTTTCTTATAGATCTTCATCTGCTCAATAAACTCCTGTTTCTTTTTCTCGGATTTTTTCTTCTCCTCCTCGATAAGGTTATCCATCTCCTTTTTCAGGATATCATGGAATTTATTTGCCTTGGACTCAATGAACTCATCGCCCTTGCCAATCATCATCTCCATATTATCCTTTATCTCGTCTTCCGGCATACCCAACATCTTATAATAATGTTGGATGACCGCAAGCTGATCATTCTTGTTGCTCATATCAAGGTTGTCCAACGGCGCCTGAATGTTCTGATATTGGTTTAAAAGCTGACCTACGTTACCTCCAGCCTTATCCACCTCTATCATCTTCTTCATAAAGTCAGACATAGAACCGGTATCAACCTTATCCTTCAACAACTCATCGGCCTTATCCTTGATCAACCCCTCCACTATATCAAGTAAATCATCTTCTTTTGTGATAGTAGAAAGATCGACTGGCTTGTCATCTACCATAATATCAAGGTTATCGATACTGTCGATGATACCTCTAGCGGCCATCTTCTCCAAGAAAGATTTCCCGTTAAAACCTGATACCACGTTATTATTATCAGTACCGCCTTCGCCAAAGGAATCCGGGTCTGGGTTGGTAGCGTCGCCGCCCTTATCCCCGCCACCGTCAGCCGCTCCGCCGTCGGCAGGCTCTTCCTTGGTATCACCTATAGGATTACCATCCTTATCATATTTACCCTCGATATTATTCTTATCGCCATCACCGTCACCACGGTAAAAAAGTTCCTCGACACTCATGGTCTTAAAACCCTTAGCGAAATCACCCATGTCATTCATACAATTTCCTTTTTTGCTTTTTACAAAAGTATTATTAATCCAATTACCAATTAAATCAAACCCATTATAGTATATGACAGAATTTTACGCCAAAATGATTACAGATTTTGTAAAAATATTTACAAAACTTGTAATCAATTCTTGTTTATTATTGACGTAAACCTATCTGTATCAGAACGTTTGTTTCTAGCGTCTATCTCCTTTTCTTTTAATTCCAACTTTCTTTTCTCTATCTCCTCACGAGATCTTCGCTCAGCCTCGGCGTTAGCCTGTCTGGTTCTCATCTCCTCTTCCTTGATATCAAGATCTCTTTCCCTTAAAGCCCTATCAGCCATAGCCTCGACATAATCCATGCCTTCAGAGTTGTTCTCGGTCCTAGCCGCTTGACCGGCGGCCATTATGCTCTTACCTCGTAAGTCGAAGTTGCCCTTGATATAAGCCAACTCCTTATCCTTCTCATGCTCATCATTACGTGCCTGTTGCTCGGCCTCGGCTTGCTGCTGGACAAGTCGCTGTTGATTCTGGTATTCTTCTTGCCTTACACGATCGGCGTAAGATCTAGCATCCCTTCCGATCTGATTCATCTCAGCCGTTGAGTTGGCGCTCATCATCCTAGTGATATCAAGTAAGTCATTACCTAACGTATTTGTCTGTAATATATATTGTTTCAAATTCTCCAATTCCAGACGTTTCTTGGAATTAGAGACAGCCATAACATTAAGATGACGTAACGACAAGCTATTATCCGTAAGACTGATGTAAGCCAAGGAAAGATCGCTGTTTCTGTACATCACGGTCCAATCGTATCCTTCCTTCTGACATACTTGAGCCACGGCTAGATGAATATCCAATGTCCGTTTCTTGAAGTCATCGAAATCATTAAAGTAAGTCTGAGTCTGTAGCATAGTAGCGTTAACTCCCTGTTTTACGCCCGTAGAACTCTCGTATCTAGTTGACTGACCCATAGCCTGCTCAGATATACCTATCATCCTATAAGCCATCATATAGGCGTAAGAAGCCATTTCCATACGGGATCTTATCTGATCCGTATTAGTAAGATCATATACACCGAACTGGTTATATATGCTACTCATCTGTGGGTTCTGGTAAGGATTATTCGTATCATTACCACCTACACCCATAAACGATACAGACTTAACGATCTGCATAAAAGTAGCTAAAGCACCCTTCTTGTCCATCATATCCTTATATTCCGTAGGCAAGAATCCCAGGTCGCCTAAGAAGAACTTACCGATCTCCTTCTCGGCGTTATTGTATAGCTGGTTCATAGCAAGGTTATACATCATCTGGAACGGTTGTATGCGATCAGCGAGACTGGCCCCTATAAATCCCGAAACCGGAATGACATAATCATACAGACTACTGTCACCATGTATCTGATGAGGTATTGGATCCCCGCCAATATATATAGGCTTATCCATTAAATTACCTCCGGTGATCTTAACTCCAAACCTAACCTCAGGCACATACTCCAAGATATAGGTATTAACCTCAGGATCACCAACGGCTTCTGCCATCACCCTCTTCACCTTCTTTATCCCGTTCTTCTCCAAAAACTCAGGCAATAGCTCGTCGGTAACAAGCTCCTGATCCACCATCCCGGTCTCCGTCATGTAAGTTATTAAGAATACCGGTTTCATGGATACCCAATATCCCTCCATGACCCTAAAAAGGCGAGAGTCTATCTCATATCTCTTGCCATCGGCCATTCCGGAGTTGAAATATCCAAAGGGATGGAAGCGGGGCAAGAAGCGGGGCTGGGTGTGCTCCTCCCCGTCCGGCCCGAAGGTGTGGTACTCACCCATCGGAACGCCGTAGTAATCCTCAGCGGCGACTATAGATTCATAGTCATGGTATCCCTTCCATGGGACAACCTCATTCTCGTACATACCGGTAATAGACGGCTTCTTTTTCTTCCAGTCATACCTAGTACCGTCATTAGATACCCATCCCTCATAATCATCATCACCGCCCATAATACGACGCTTGTCCTTGGCCGTCATTTTATGGCCGTATCTTGATATCAGCTCAACACCCTCGTAATAATGAATACGGCCCACATAAGATCCGTATTGCGGGTATTTTACGTCAGGATGGAATACCTCCATCGGGCTCCATACCTCCGGACGATAGTAGTCGAAGCCAACGAAATGATTACGGAACATCTTTCCGCTAAGAAGACGGTCCCGGAAATTCTCCCTGTCAAGCTCATCCATATAAAACCGGCTACGGTCGGCCTCGATCGTATGATCCCCCCATACCGCCGCCTGCGTCTTCCATCTTGTACTCATGAACCTCTGGATATCATCAGGGGTCATAGACGCTTTGGCCTGTTGGATTTGCTGAACATAAGCCTGACGCTCCTCCTCGGAATTAAACTCATTGTACATAGGATCAAGACCGGCCTCCACAAGACGCTGATTAACGATAATATCCCACTGTTCTTGTATATGACGATGAAGTAAGTTTGACATCGTATCCTCATACTCACTTATAGCCATATCCCCTACCTCGTTAACCGTATACTTATCCTGTAGGTTTGTCAGCCATCCCTCAAAGGCATTTACGATACCACCTATTATATCATAATGCTTCAAGAAAGAAGGGATTCTTATATCACTCCTTAACTTCTGTACGTTCCTTAGCTGAGGGATGACATCCGCCATCTCCATAAAAGATAACTTACCATCCGCCATCAGATAATAGTCACGGTACATCTGGTTACGATCATACTGTTTCAACCCTATCGTCTCAAGAGCGTCCATACAATCCTCCTTCCATTTCCTGTTCTTTTTCTTCGTGGAAATAGCCTGAGGAGGTAATCCTAATAACGCTCCTTTTGCTGGAAACGAATGATCTCTATTAAACACTTCCATGATTATTCAATTTTATTTACAACAAAGATAGGCGTTTAATTGACATTCATTTACCTAAAAGCTCCTATAGATACCGATCCAAAGGCAGAGGCATACACCTCATGGTGTTTATAAGCGTCTTCCTTGCGGGCATTATTCATCTCCTCGATCTTCGATTTAGGCATGTAATTGTTATCGTCAAAATATCTGGCGAGAACCAACGCATGCCCGAACGATATTATCCTATCGACGTTCAATCCGGGCTTGTACTGTATTATCTCATCCAATAGGGCTATATCATCAATCAATTCAATACCCTTGACAGTTATATCAAGACCAGTCTGATCATCATAACCGATAACGAAATCCTGCCAGCAATAATCCACTACGCACGAGAATAGCAGGTTCTGGTTGCCGGGGGTAGGGTATAGCCCCAGCTTGCTGTTCTGCCGGGAGCCGGCCTTCACATACTTATTGGCTATTGCCTCACCAGCAAACAGGAAGAAAGACGCTGGCATACCGCTTTTACGGTTAAGATACTGCTCATACATCTGGTCAGCGTTCTCCATAAGGCATATAGCCCCATATCCCTTCTGAAGCACCTCGCACGTACGGCAAAACTGATCTATGGATGATGGACGAGATACATAAGAGGCAACTATTCTATAGGCATAAGGATCTCGAATACCAACACGTCTCTTGAATACATAAAAAGCACCTAATGAAGGGGTATCAGACTTGGCCTGTTTATAAGGGTCGCAATTGTGAACAGATATATTCCTTAATAAATAATTATTCGTATCACATTCAAAATTATACACAGGACCGGTATACTTTTCTTTAGTTATAGATGATATCCTGACATATATATACTTATTATCATTACTAATAAATATACCTGTGGAAGGACTTTTTCTTGTGCTGGTATCCATACATACTTTAGACAATTTAGATATATAATCAGGAGTTAATGTCTCAACCAACTTCCTGAAATACACAGTATAGTTATGGCCTATCCTTAAATGATAACATGATCTTTGAGATTTAACCTTATTGCCATCTATATATTCAGCCCTATTTTTTTTCATTATGGATATACCTCCAACTACTCCAAGAGATAACAATATATCCTGTATACCCTCAAGAAGATCCATACTGACACTTACGAAATCCATGCCCGAATAATTGCGAAAATCATTATGGATAGATCCATCCGTATCCAGATATCCATGAATTAAACTAACCTTCATGCTAAACGGGAGGTATTTAGCAAATTCAGGAATATATTTACCATAACAATATTTACCAAAATTATTAACAAGCCACTCGCTTAGATAAACATGCTTAAAATTTAATTCCCAATTACCCTTCCTGCATCTCTCCGAAGGCTTAATACCAAAAAGATTATCTATAACCTTGTAATACCTATCCCTCTCTTCTGGATAGTCAAAACAAATAGCCATCTGTACACGACACTGCTTATCAATCCATCCATTCCCTAGCCACATCCCGACAAACCACCAAAAATCATCAGAAAGCATATAATCCCTAAATCCCGGAATATCCATCCTTTCTTCGGCATACATATTTGGGATCCTTGTCCACTGTCCCTCTTTTATATCCTTGACAGGTATGTAATCAAACTTGAATAAATCTTCCCTAACCCTTCTCCCTACGGTCTTATGATCAGAAACAAAAATAGGATGATCAGAAGTAAATCTATTTATTCTTACGCCATTATACATCTTTATCGAATAAAGATCCTCTTCGACCATATTTCTGACAAGTCTCTTGCGTATCCTAACATTATCCCCTTCATTATTAACCAAGAAATCATCATAGTCAACATCCTCTACATTCTTATATCCATCAGGGGTCAACACCCTTTCTCCGGGAGGCATACATCCTGCGACATAAATAAAATCATCAAACCTATTGGATTGAGGCATCTCGAATATCTGGACAGGAGCATCAATAACACCTCCACTAAACGGAAAACCAGCTAGCTGTTTATTAGATTTCGTAGTACCAAGCTTATTGCCCGATTCAAGAAAAACATCACACAACATGCCGCTATATTGACCCGACTCAAGGAGATCATTCTTATGCTTGATAGCGTACTCTACCGGGAATAGGTTCTGGGACGAGCTTAAAAAACAGTCATCAATCGTAAAAGGATAGAACATGGTATGAGAGGTATAAGCTACCCTATCTTTCGTAGATAGCTTCTTCCGTTCCTCGTTAAGCTTATTGGTACTGGCTTCAAAATCCGTGGCATCAATCTTAATCTTATTAAGCTTCTTGTCGTCAGGCTTATCCAAATAATGACCTAACCCTATCGTTCTCTTGACACCGGAGTTAGCCATCTGACCGGGGATAAACATCGCCCATTTCCGTTCTTTCCATGTTTTCCCTTTCATGGCTCTCCGATTTAAAATATCCCAATCCATGACCAGAAGATTGTATGTATCAGGATCAGAGAACATCTCCTGAGCGTCCTTGGATAATTCCACCTCACCACCGGTACCAGCCAAGATCGGACTGAGACGCCAGCCGTAAGGAGTGTCGTATGACGGCATGGCGGCAGTGTACGGCTTTTTGATAGGTCCCTTACCTACCTCGTCGAAAATAGCCGTGGCGGGGGTCAGACCGGCAGTCTTCTGTGTGGATGTCTTCCTACCCATGTTGATGTTGGCTATGGATATTATGGCATGAACATCACGAACCCCGTTGGACATACGCTTGCCTAAGGTGACACCAGAACTCCAATCGGTCTTGGTCCTGTTAATCCTGAAAAAAGGATGCACATGATCAAGACCATACTCACAATACTCACCTATATTAGATAAATCGCTATCGCTGAAACCTACCACGGAATGACTAAGCCCGATCGTCATGGTAGCGTTCATCTGGAGAAGTGATGACATGATGGTCGTATTATGGGATACGACAAAATTGGTAGTAAGAAACTGATGAGATTTATTATCTACCTCAATACAAGTAGCCTTATACTTCCCGTAATAATCTATATCGGATATCATAAGTCTGTTATGGGTCTTGGATATATACATATCATCACCATCCATGACGCAATAATATCCCATAGACCAGAATATTCTTCTTACGAAGGATATAATATACTCACTTTTGTAAACAACCTTAAAACGATCATCGCCGGTGCTTATACCGCAAGCGATCTTCATGAACGAGCTTATAAATAACTCTTTCTGTTTTTTGGATGAATAAATGACATCATCCATCTCCTTCTTGCTTAGCTCAAAGATCCTGTCGGTAGCGCCACAAAGGAATGAGGCGGCCAGAGACCCCATGAGCTGGGGCGATATCAGCCACCGCCGCTCAGGGAAATCTACCGCCTCCCCAATATCTATAGTCATTTTGGAGAAGTCAGAATGGATGATACCAATAGTGCTCATAACCTTATAATCACCATGATACTTGACTTTCCACTGGTGCTGCCCGCAACACACCACGCTGCGACCGTCCTCAAAGGTCACTTTGTACGTATCAACGAATCCCTGAGGATATACGCCCACTATGGTAGTAAGATTCCCATCATCACCGTATATGATATCTCCTATATCGGCGAATCCTATTTTCTTGGAACCATAAGGAGTGTATATAAGCTCCGAGTCCAGAAGAGCCTTGCCAAAACGACGAGTACCAAACATCCCCAACCCCTTCTTCTCCATACGGGCACGTTGGTACATCTCGGCGAAAAACCATTCGTTGTCACGCAAACGACTGATCGCTGGCACACGTTCCCCGTTTGGAAGATCCTGGAATACGGGAAAGAAATTAACATGCCAATAAAGCCATGGAGGGATGAACGTACCATTGATAGTCACCCCGTACTTGACCTTATAAGCCTCTTCTTTAAAGAACTGCTTAACATCGTCATCCTGATCCTCCCAACCGAACAGATCGTTCCATACAGGGGGATTCTTCATGTTTACATAAAATTCTGGACTCGTGCTTAAACTCATTTCATAATATCCTTTAAAACAGACTCGATTCCACCAGAAACCTGACCCTTACGTTCCTTTTTCTGGACATTGCTGACACTCCTGTATACATCCATGATACCACTCTTCTCCATATACGAGTCATTCCAAGCATTAATCTTATCGATCAACTTGGATATGAAATCGAACGCCCTAGCCATATCCTCAGGCTTCTCCTTATCCCATGGATGCTTGGCGATATACGTTTTGGCGTCATCTACGGCCTTGGATATGACCTCAAGATTGTCATTGACCCGATCAACATCCTTACTCGTCGGCTTTCGTCTTACCTGTGGCATTGACCTTCATTTCCTTAAATTCGTTATACTGCTTCATAAGAAGCTCATAAGATTGAACAACACCTATCTTACTTACTTCCGTCACACTCATATCATGGAACATATCCTCAAGCTCCTTGTCAGCATATCTCAGACGTTCCTTGTCATCATAAAACACAAATCCAGACGTTCTGTCTTCCATAATGCTCTTTGCGGTAGACGCATATGTCGTATCGAAATCCAGATCCATACCGAAGCTGGTAGCCAACTGGATTATAAACATCAACCTAGAATTGACTTTCACAGCCTCTATATTCAACATCTGTATCTTATGAGTCATCTCATGAAGAGAGACGAAATCCTCCTCCTTTATCAACGATGATGATTTAAGGGCTATCTTCTTAGTCCTATCCTCAATCTCACTATAAAGACGCTTGCTCTCACGTTTTATAGCCATCCAATGTCTTATATGAGTATCTGCTTCTTCTTTAAGATAATCCCTGATCTCTTTCTTAATATCCTTATCCTCTTCCATTACGCGTTGTAATCGTTATTGTTTAACTCAATTTCATCACTAATACTTTGGTCTATAGACCTCAATAGATCTCTGGTACTAACATCCCGCAAGAAACGTACATTACCACCATTAGCCTTAGCAACTCTCCTTAAAGCGGAGTAAAGTATATCACCCAGCGAATATTCGGGTAACTCACGGCAACCGACTTCCATGACAATAAGGGCATGGATACGATCATCTATCTTACTTCTTACGGGACTTCTCATGGTATTTACTTATAAGCTTCCCCTATAATACGTAGCGGGAAATGTTTGAAATTACGTTCAGGATCATCCTTCGTATAACCCATAAGAGATAGATGTTTCTCAAAATGGCCTTCCGTATATTTTGAGGTATCTAATGTCATCCTAAATATAGTCCTATTCTCATTGTCAGGATGTTTGTTATATGATACATCTCCCATACATCCACATCCAAGATGATGCTCCTTGACATGGAAACCATCTTTATGGGTGATAAATAACACGATTTCTATCTTATCACCTATTTTCTGATCAAAAATATTTAGATAAAACTCGCTCTCGTCATCCGTAAGTCCTATATCAAATGCATCGTTAGGGCACTCGATATTAAAATCGTTATGATCGGCGGTTATGACCTCCATGGCGTTCCATTTGGCTTTCTCTCCTTCCACGAACTTCAACGGGCATACCTCGGTCTTCATCCAAGCCTTCTCCTTGATAAAACAACCACACAACGAACATGCCTGTCTTCCCATCAATCTTTGCAGCAATACCTTAGCTGGTAACTTAAAGAAAGCTATATTAGAAGAGTTCTTAGGACATTTCTTGCATAAATCAAGACGATTCTTGTACCACTCCGGATAATCCTTCTCATCCTTAGGAATCCTACCCAATAAACTGTCTTCCCAAGCTTGGGCTATCACTTGGGCTTTACCGATTGTTTGCATATTATTTCTTAAATTGTTTTTGTTGAAAATCCTGTAATTGTTCCCATGTCATTCCATACCGACATTGATACATGGCCTCATGGTTATCACGTATAAGAGGATCTCCGTTCTTCAACCCCTCCATATCCTCTATCGCCTTAATCTTCTTATCCAGACAATCAAGCTCAATAGGCATCCTTTCATCCGGATAACGATTACCTTCCTTGACAAATATCCGACGTATCTTATCACGTCTTACCCGCATCTCGCGAAGATTGCATATAACGTATCCGATAAACGGGATCCTGATAGATATATTATCGGTATATCTGGAGAGATGATGGATATAAGATACGGATGCTTTCATGCACCACTCTACCTGTTGTTTGGTAAACTTCCCATCAGATCTTCTTACCACCTCATCCACGATATCCCTATCGAATGAAATAAGATTCCTACCCATCAATATCCAATTTGTTTCTCTTGAACACAAACCCCATTACACGGGTATCATCACCCTCCCCGTCAAGAATAAAATAGTTACGTAAGCTTCTCATCTCAATAGACAGCTCACGGGTACGGAAGTTCCCGTTCTTCTTGTCCACCAGAAAACCCCCACGTTTAAGCTCGTTGTTCAGGACAGCGACGTAAGATTCCTTCTGTCCATAACAATCCATGTACTTAGCCCTGGTATCATCCGAGTATCCGTAGTTGATGTAGAAAGAAAGTAAGTTTATCGTTCTTTCTGTAATCAAGCTCTTACCCTTAGAATCCAGATAGCCGTTGTATATCCTTAAGAATTGCTGGATCATATCCAGTCTAGTATCATAAGGTAATGCGAATACGAAAGCTTTTCTCTGTTCCGGCATATGAAATTAGTTTTCAGCAAAACTACTTAAAAAAAATATCGTTGTCAAGAAATTATGCCATAATCAACATAATATATGCTGATTAACATGTATTTAAGAACATCCAAATAGGAAAAGGCGGTGGAAGTGGCGGAGGAAAGCCAGATAAGTCCACCGTAAGCCACGGCAATGAGGCCAGTGGAGCACAGACCATACATGCCTCCGAGCGGCGGTGGACAGCCCTATCCTGCCTCAAGGGACATGACCACCCCTTTTCCCTTTGGATTCCTTCTTGCTATGTTATGGGATATAAAGCCAAGGGGAAATGGGAGGCCTTAGGGCATGGGGCCTGCCGTAGAAGATACGGACGGCCGGAGCGTGAGCGACCGCACATGACCTCGCTTTTTCTTCTTTGGCTTTTGCTCCACCCGATCCCCCTACCGGGGTACCGGCTTCCGGTATAGGATACGGCTTCTACCAGGTTTAGCCTGCGGTATCCTGCCTGACGGCACCATACCTTGGCAGTGAAAAGCAATGTTTTATTAAATAGAGACTTTAAGTGGAGTACACAGGAACTCGACGCCAGGAGAGGTTCTGTGTACAGATAGAGATATTAGTAAGTAGTATATGTTTATAGAGTTAATTATATTTAATAAATATACCTATTAACGCGCGCGTAACAAGTAGGTTGAGAAAAACCATCGTTCACGCGCACAGCGTTTTACGGGCATCTCCTACCCTCCTTAAACAACAAATGGGCGACCTTCCCAGGCTACCCATCCATCCGAATAACTTGTTTCGTATTGATGAAACTCGTATATTCGCAACAAAGATAAAACTATGGAAACAAAGATAGTACTTTTACAGAAAATGAAATCAAATTTCGATAAGATTCTTACCGAAGCATATATTCCAAAAGATATACAAGCAAAAAAAGATGAGCTTGGATGCCTAAGGCTTCCGGCAGGATCACTTGTCTGCCCAGTAGATTACAAACCTGTAACTAATAAGGACGGGAAGAAGGTTACGGCCGTAAAATACTCGAACAAGAAAGATAATATAAGAGGTTCCGGTATGGTTATAGAAAAGAAGTGTAAGCAGGTAGTAGCCTATCTTACTATCATAAACGTCCAGAAGCATGTATTTTTAAGAAATAGGATGAGAGATGGTTACCGTGACCGTATCGAGATCAATACCGATGATTTTATAGATATCTTATCCGATGGCATAGCTTATTTCTGCTACAGACATGTTATAGAGAACTGCCATGAGGATATAGACTATCAGCTAAAGACGCTTAAGGCTTACGCAGAGGGCGAGATAAGAATAGCTTTATCTGATATCATGATCTACTCGTATAAGGCTAAGAAGAATGAGGATACGAAAGAAATATTCGTAGGTAAGAAAAGATCCGTATACAAATGTCTGGATAAGAATTTAAGCTCAGACGAAAGACGGAATATGGCTAACAAAAGCCGGAAACTTGATCGGGTAAGAATCCTTTCCAAGATAATATTCAGGGCCAGAACCAGAAACGTACATCATATATACAAAGTAACTAAAAGAAAGACAATTAAGTTCAATGTAGCATACCTTCTTAATGAGTTGAATAAGAATCTCATAGGCATAGGTATGCAAGAGATATCTCAATCCACTATATACAGATATATAAGCATGTTCTTAGACATGTGTAAGAAGAGTATATCCGATTTGTATGAAGAGGTGGTGAAGAACAATGGAGTGGTTAACACGAAAGACAATAACAATGTAACTATAGGGCATATAAGGGCATCATACAAAGGAAGCGTGCTGTATATTCTGATATCTACAGACTACATAATAAACGTGTTTTTAGGTAAAAAATCAGCTGAGATGAGCAAGGCTGGATGACCTGAGTATCAGGTATAAAATTTAATATTTATATATTATTTACATTTATTTCAATTAGTTAATTATAACTATTCGTATCTTTGTACCATAAACTTAAAAAGATATGGTAAAAGAGGATTTTAGAAACGAAAACGACCTCCTTCGTCATATTATGACGGTGGATCAAAACGTGGAGCAAGGTCGTGCCTTGAAAAAGATTTTCACCACTAGGGAAAATCTGTTTATTACCGGTAGAGCCGGTAGTGGTAAAAGTACGTTCATGAGACGTATCGTAAAGTTCTTGGGTAAGTGCGTTATCATAGCACCGACTGGAGTAGCGGCGTTGAATGCCGGTGGACAGACCATTCATTCGTTCTTCTCTATAAAGAACGATCCTTACATTCCTTCTATCGAGAGAGGTATGTTGTCGAATAAGGTGGATGTAAGTCCGTTTATGAAGAAGAAGATCAAGAATCTTGATACTATTGTCATTGACGAGATCAGTATGGTAAGACCTGATTTGCTTGATGAGGTGGCTGACATACTTAGACAATGCAGGCGTAGCAAGGAGCCTTTCGGTGGCGTTAGGTTGATTATGTTTGGAGATCTATCACAACTACCTCCTGTGGTGACGGCGGATGATTTTATCGACAAATATTATGAGAGCCGGTTCTTTTTCTCATCAAAGGCATTAAGAGCGTCAGGATTCTCGGTCATTACCTTCGAGAACGTATTCCGTCAAAAAGATCCTCAGCTTCTTTCCGTACTTGAGGATATAAGATGTGGGGTTATTACCGACGAGTCAAGACAGATATTGGATAGCAGGGTCAAGTATCCGGATAATATGGATAATACTATAATTATATGCTCAACTAACAAAGAAGCTTATGAGATAAATAAGACTAATCTTGATAAGATCAATAATAAGGTATTTAAGTTCGATGCCACTGTATTCGGGGAGAAGCCTGTAGCGCCTTGCGAGGATGAGCTTATAGTAAAGGTAGGGGCTAAGGTCATAATAACCAGAAACGGCAACGGGTATGTCAATGGCTCGATGGGTATCATAACCAGCATAGATACTGTTGATGAGACGATATATGTTCATCTAGACAACGATACTGAGGTGGAGATAACCAAAGAGAAGTGGGAGAAGATGAAGTACAAGCAGGTAGATGATTCCCTTGAAGGCATTTCTTGCGGCTATATAATACAATATCCATTGAGGTTAGGATACGCCATAACTGTCCATAAATCCCAGGGAATGACTTTAGATAATATATTTGTAGACATCAGCAGAGCCTTCGAGATAGGACAGATATATACCGCTCTTTCAAGATGTAGGTCTATAGACGGTCTTTATCTAAAATCAGTTCCTAAGGAAGATATGGTACTGCTAAGCGATAAGATATCTGACTTTATGGATAAGGTAGATGAGAATGAGGGTGTTTTGAACCCAGAAAAGATATCTGATATCGGGAAGGATATGATCAAGAAACAACAAGATTTATTTGACTTCGAACAATACGGATTATAATGGCTAAGAAAGAACTTTTTTCAGACGTAGATGAGTTAGTATCATCTTTAAATAAAGAGCTTGGAGAAGGCTCGATAATGAACTTCGGTGACGATAAGCCTATAATATCCATACCAAGGGAAAGCACTGGTTCGCTGGTGGTGGATAAGGCCCTCGGCGGCGGATGGGCGGTAGGCCGGATTCATGAGCTGGTCGGGATGGAGTCTTGTGGCAAGACTATGATGTGTACGTTAAGTATGATCGAGTTCCAGAAAAAATATCCCGATAAGCTGGTAGCTATAATAGACGTGGAGAACGCTTTTGATATCGAATACGCTAAGAAGATGGGATTGGACGTTAACCGGTTCCTTATTTCCCAGCCAAGCTACGGGGAGTTGGCTATCGATATCACGGCCAAGCTGGTGGAGTCCGGCAAGGTAGGCTTTATTGTCGTGGATTCCGTGGCGAACTTGGTCCCGAAGAAGGAGATCGAGGGTGATATGGAAGATAGCAACATGGGATTACAAGCCCGGTTGATGTCAAAAGCCATGAGAGTTCTTACCGGGATCGTAAACAAAAGCGATTGTGTTCTGGTATTCATCAACCAGTATCGGGAGAAGATCGGTGTAATATATGGTGATCCGAAGGTAACAACCGGTGGTAACGCTCTTAAATTCTATGCCTCTATCCGTATGGAGATGTCAAGGAAAAAGGTCATTGTAGGAGAAGATGGCTCTTCTATCGGTCATGAGGTTCGGATAAAGGTATTGAAGAACAAGACAGCTATACCTTTCCAGATAGCAGAGACAGCATTGTATTATGGCGTAGGATTTGACAAGGAGCTTGAACTTTTGAAGTTATGTGAGGAAACCGGTATCTTTACCCGTAAAGGATCATGGTACTGGTACGGAGAGGTCCGAGTAGGCAATGGAGTGGATAATACGTTAAGTATTATGAGAGACAATCAAGAATTGTGTCAAGAATTAAGAACTAAACTAAATATTTGAGGTTATGGCTATCGGAGCAAAATTTGTAGACGTAATACCTTCTAGTGTTGAGAACGCTATAGAGGTAAAAAAAGAGGATGTAAAGACCTATCTATTCGTAGGTATTCCTATGAGCGAGTTTATCGGCAAGAAACATGAGTTTGAGGGATATATATTCATGTGCTTACAAGGTGTAACCGGTGGGGTTGAGCTTGGCGGTGATATAGCCGTAGCCGTATTGAGACCGGTTCGCCCCGCCGTAGGGGAGGCTTCTTACCATTTGGTGGATATCAAGAAGTGTAAGTATAATAGAACTGACGTAGTTTTATTATTTAGAGAGGGAGATTTTAAGGTTGTTAAACGTGATGATTGTAATCTTATCTGATCATGGGTACGTATATCTCTATAAAATCAACAGTAAACGCATTCAGGTACGGTATTGATCCTGTACCTGAATGGTTCGACAAGATATCCCAAAGAACCAAGGAACTTGATGTGATGGTTGATGGTAACAAGGTAAAGGCTTTGGATATAAGCCTAGAAAATGGCATTCTACGGGCTTTTTACGGTTATTATATAGGTATGTATCCGGATGACTCAATACAGGTGTTCAGACCGGAGGATTTTCATTCATTATATACGCTCAAGATATGAGAATATACACAGGACTGATAAAAGATCTAGGATGTAGATGCTTTTATTACGATAGCGGGATGAATATTCCTATTGGATCAGTATGCGCTGAGATACCTGATATTGTATCTATATTAATGTCAAGGAAAGGATTGCCTCATTTTTATGAGCATATAGCGATAAAACGTGAAGATAACATTGGCGATAAGCTATTCTTTGATTTTAATGGGTATACCGATCAAAGATCAATTGTATTCAAGGGACTTGCATTACCTGATGCCAATATTGATGAATGTATTAAGTTCGCTCATAATTCTATAGTAAATCCAGACATGAGCAGTGATTTTATAGAAAGCGAGAGGAATGTTATACTAACCGAGATTGATAATGATGAATCATGGATTAATGATAATAAACTTATAGAATTATCTGGAATAGATAAGCGTTGTTTTGTAAATATATTAGGTACTAAAAGATCTGTCGGTAAAATAAAGGAAGATGACCTTACATTATGTCGAGATGCGATATTAAATAAATCAGAGATAGTATTTCATTTATATGGATGCGATGATTTCGTGGATAAACATGTATTAGATATGACAGAATTGTCAAATACTATTGATATCAACTCATTTTATCGTAATAAGCTTAAGGAATTTGCTGTATCTGATCCTAAATATGGTATTTATAAATACAAGAAGAACCCAAGACAGTTATATGTGTCGTTTATATTGGATAATTGTGATTTCAAGAAATTATGTGTATTGTTTATCGTGTTATCTATGATGTGTGGCAATTATAATTTCTCTATGTTTCATTATCTTAGAAATAACGGATTATGCTATTCTGTAAACAAGAGATACATGAATTACTCGAATAGAATAATTGCTAGCTTAATAATTGATGTAAGTCCAGATAAATGTAACATCACAAAAGATTGTGCGATTGATTATGTCAATAATTTTCATCATATAGCGAATAATGACAATATAGAGCTTGTCTTAAGGATGGCTAAGTTATCTGATAAGTTAAATATGATGAATATTGATGATTACTACGAGAGCTACATATCTTTTGTAATGTCAAGATTTAATGGGATAATGGATTCATATGACGTATATAACAGTATATCTGTGGATGATGTGCGTGATATGGTTAAAGATATTACTGAGGATAAATTAATAATTCAATATTGTTCCTGATATGAATGCAGTTATAGGAATAGATCCGGGTATAGATACCGGAGGATTGTCTATGATCCCGGAGAACGGGGAGGTTAAGGTAATTATGACACCAAGGATATCGGCTAAGGGAGATATAGATCTTAGGGCTATATCAAGTTTCTTCCTCGATGCCGCTGACAAGATCCAAGAAGAGGGAGGCGGGACGCTGGCGATCGCCGTCGAGGACGTCCACAGCATCCACAACAGCTCGGCCTCCAGCAACTTCACCTTTGGCGGGAGACGCCGGGAACCGAACGCTCTATTCGCTATGATGGTGGAGATGATGGAGCGATACGGATCTCACCCGGATGTTAGGTTCATGTTCGAGGAGGTGCAACCAAAGACCTGGCAGAAGGAGCTTCATACGACAGCCGATCGGGTGTATACGGCGGCTAAGCTGGACACGAAGGCTACCTCCATCCGATGCGCCATGCGCCTTTTCCCTTTGGTCTCTTTCGTGAAACCATGGTCAGGAAAAGGAATACAACCTACTAAGATACAAGACGGAATGTGTGACGCTACGCTTATAGCCGAGTATATTAGACGTAAGTTTAAATTATTTTAATACTATTAAGTATTTATTATATTTGTATTAATATAATTATGATTACATTTGCAATGTCATGTAAAAGTTGTTTATTATAACCTCGGATAATATGTAAGATGTTGAAAAATATTTTACATATACCGGAAACGGTCAGGTTATTAGCCTAAGTGCTTAGAGCACTACGTTACCTTAGAATGTATAGTTACCCTAGGGTGTTTATCCAAGCCCAAGGCTCTAAGGCAAGTGGTTAAACAGGAGTAGCGTATTCGGCAAAACAGTGCTGCTTGTATGAAACCTTTGGTAACATTGGCGATGGGTACTAACAGGATTTTTATCCTGATTTATCCCATAATCGGGATTCATACTCCGGAATCATTTCCGGTTTCGGAGTATGATTTTTATAAAGCTTGTACATGAATTATGGATGATAAACAAATAAAATATGTTATATGGTATTGAAGTGCTTGTCGAAATCATTAAATGAGAAGTTGGGTAAACTGGAGACGGTGGTTAAGAACGCCGGTTCCAACTCCCTTTATAAGGATCTTAAGATAGATGTTGTCAATAATCTGGCTTATATCACTTCCGTAAATGCCAAGGTATGTGTTATAGAACGATTGAAGGTCGAGGCTGACTCTAACTTCTCTTTCTTGGTAGAGGCAAGCTCTTTTATTAAGTTCATGAAAAAACAGAAGAATCGTGAGATTACGATACTGCTTTCGGATAGAAAAGATCAGATCACGATCCACTACGCTTCTGGTGAGTATAGTTGTCCGGCTTTTGATATCAATACATTCCCGCAGGTACATAAGATACTTGATGGAGGAATTAAGGTTAAGATGAGCGATTATGTTTCGGTTCTTAACAAAGCCAGCGATTATACGGAGGTAGATGATTTTTATCCATGCATCGAGAATGTGGTCATTGATATTGATGATATTAATATTAATATAGTAAGTACGGATAGAAATACTATTTACAGGTATTTTGTCCCTAATCAGGATAAGGTAGAGAAGATGTTTATCCCGGTGTCGAACGAATCTGCGATATTGCTTGATAATCATATCAATAAGTCATCGGATATGTTGTCTATAAAAGTGGACGATACTAAGACTTATTTCTCTACGCCTGATATGGATATGTATGAGACCCATTTTGAGGGTAATTATCCAAATTGGAGGTTCGTGGACGAGCATTTTGTCAAAACAAGTACCTATGTCTTTGATAAGGATCTACTCGTCCAAGCCCTCCAAAACAATCTTAAGGTAAATGAGTTCGATCATTGCAAGTTGATATTTACCGATAAAGGATGCGGTATTATGTCAGAGAACCCGTCTTCCGGTAAATCATGTAAGGAGAGACTTGCTTCTTTGTCTTATCATGGTGAAGATATTATATGTAACGTATTATGTGGAAGATATCTTGGTATTATAAAAAGCGTCTCATGTAATAGGGTGGTTATCGAGCATGATCATAAATCTCATTTCAATAAGATTTATGGGGAGGATAATAAGAACGAGTATTTCTTGTCATCATCAGTTATTGTTTAATATTTAAATATATATAATATGGGAGTTCGTGAAAATTTATCAGGTGGTAATAACCATTACTTTAAAGTAAGTGGTAGCGGATTATTATATCAGTCATCAAGAGAACCAAAGGAAGGTTTCGAGGAGCATATAAACGAGAAGACCGGAGCCGTTTCTTATTGGAGGGTATTCTGGAACGGTATCGAAGGTTATTTGTCTGATATCAATGTGCGAGAAGTGGAGTTCAATGGGATAAAAGCCAAATACGTATCCATAAAGATAAGTGATGAGGATGGTAATTATTTCATAAACGTTCCTTTGATGACTCAAAAAGGAGGTATTAATAATTACGTGAAGTCACTGGTAAGGTACTTGCCTAATATTGACCTAAAACGTAAGGTGGTAATAAATCCTGCTCATGCTAAGAAAGGGGATCAATATGCTCCCGGTAATTTTTTCATTTCATACGCTAGGGAAACTCCAGATGGAAGGGACGAGCTTATCCAGCAATATTATAAGAACGGACAGAACGGATGGCCTGATAGGGTAGAGAGCACGGATATAATGGGTAACAAGAAATTCGATTATACGGCTCAAGACACTTTCGCTTTTCAAGTATTTAAACAATATCTTGAAAAGTTTAAGGCTGAAAACGAAAAATCGGAACAGGATAGAAGCCAAAGCATGGGCGCTACGCCAACCGCACAGACGCCCCCACCGTCATACGCTACGCAGGCTCCATCGCAAACGCCTCCTCCATCATACCAGCAGGCTCCGCAGCAAGCCCAAGCGCCTTCTTTTGGAGGTCAGCAACAACCTCCTCAATATCCTCCTTTTGGAGACGATAGTGACCTACCTTTTTGATTAACTAATTGAAAATGAATAATTTAATGGAAAGTAATTTTAATATATCTACTAAAGTGAACCGTGTCTCGATGCCTACCCAAAATAAGGTAGATACGGTTATGAAGAACTTAGGGCATCGACCTTGTGTAGCGTATTCCGAGGAAAAGAATATGTATTATAAGGATGGAGAATGGGTAGCGTCAGATCTTGACGCTACTATCTTACCTCTTAGGGAGATGTTCGAAAAGACATCTGATTTGAAGTTAGGATTGAAGATCGTTTATTTAATAATAAAATTATAGTATGGCTACGATTGAAGATATCAAAAAACTTCTGGAGAGTAAGTCATTTACATCAGCCAGAGATCTTGAAGAATTTGAGGAAAAACCGGATGATAAGCTTGATCAGGTTCACATGAATTGCGATCCAATGGTAGTGATAGTTGAGAAAGATGGTAAAATTTTTCTCAACTCTTTAAAATTCTCTAAGGCATGGAACTCATTGGGAAAGGATATTCCTATCAAGCAGGGTAATGCCTTCCCGTTGGGTCAAGGTGATGTTCTTGATATAGATACAGGTGTATCGGCCTCGTTCCCGGATGATACTGTCGGGATGGTTATGATGCTGCCGTCGTTCACCAACGATACAGGCCTCACTTTGGTAGGATCACCGTTCGTTTTCTCTAATAACGAGAATATTACGATCAGAGTCACTAATGTCCGTAAGGATATAGCTATAGTCGAGAAAGATAAGCATATAGCTGAGTTAATTATAGTCGGCAAGATAAAGGCCGATATTCGTAGAACTTATAAAAGTGTTGAGGATGTTCGGATTGAAGATAGTAAAGAGTAGTTATATAAATACTCTAAAACAGGATCTTGATGAAGCTATTAGCTATTCAAGTAGATTAAAAAGAAATTATGAGGATGCTCGTAGTAAGATAACGGAATTGGAGGAAAAAGAAAGATATCTTAATACGCTTGTGGATTCTCTTGATATGGATATAGAATCAAAGGATTCTCATATCGTTAAGATGGGGAATGAGCTTAGTAAATCAAGAGATCTATATAATGAGTCGGTGAAAGAGAAAGAGACTCTTAAACGGGCTTATATGGATATCGAGAAGAAACATAAACTATCATCCAAATTACTAAGCGAAGCCAGAAGAAGATACATTGAACTTGAGGATCAGATCAAGATCATGTCCGATCGTATTAAGTATCTGGAGAATCATATTGATCCAGAGGCTTTAGACAACGATGTTTCTGATGAGGTTGTTGTTGATGAGGATAAGATGGATCCTAATTCCGGTCATATTGATATACCTGAAAATAACGCCTCTGAGATTACTGATGCCGATGCCGGCAATGACGTAAATATCGAGAATAAAACTGAAGAGAAGAAGAAATCTAAGAAACGTAAAAAACCTAAAAAGGATGAATAAGATCTTGTTATTATTAATAACTATCCTTACCTTAGCGGCTGTCGGATGTAGTACATCTAGAACCTATTATACGGAGTACGATACTACTGATATATCTTATGTGGTGGATTCCATAGTATCTTCCGGAACCGTGATGGGCCAATGGAAGGAGTGGAGGTTTACGCTGGATGACGGCCGGGTCGATAACTTTGGTTTCACCGCCCTGTACGACGCCAAGGGAAAAGCTAGAGGGTCAATACAGGTTAGGCAAAGATCCGATACGTTTAATATCAAGATAATAGACTATCATAAAAAAAGATAAAAAATGAGTTACGGACTAGGTTACATACCATCACCAGCGGATGATAGGGACGCTATCATGAATATGCAACATGAGGCTGTTCCTGATGAGTATAAGATCAATAATGTCGATAGCGTGGTAGATCAAGGTTCTTCCCCTATTTGCGCAGCCGTAAGCCTGGCTGAGATCCTTAACTGGAGAAAAGCTATAAAGGATATCAAAAGACCAGCTAAAATATCTCCTTACGATATATATGATCTGAGAGAGGATAAGGACCAGGACGGGATGGTTCTTCGTGATGCTATCAAGTCTATCAAGAACGTAGGCGTAGATGGGGAGAAAATAAACAGTTACGCTAGGATCATAGATCCGGTATCAGCTAAGGTAGCGTTGATGCTGAATGGGCCTCTGGTTATAGGTCTGTATTGCTATAATTATGGTAATCGGTTCTGGCAAGGCCAAGGACAGAACTTGGGAGGCCATGCCGTTATCCTCACCGGCTGGGACAAGGCCGGCTTCGTCCTACAGAACAGTTGGGGGACGGGATGGGGTAGGTCTGGTGTAGAGACATTCCCGTTCGAGGATTGGTGCTATATGCTAGAATGTTGGACAATAGTTTCATAAAGTTTCTATATAAACTTCTAGAAATTCCTATCCACATCCTCTTGTGAAAGCCGATGTGGTGTATTTAGGATCCGTAGCTCAATTGGTAAGAGCAACTGGCTCATAACCAGAAGGTTGTCGGTTCAAGCCCGGCCGGGTCCACGCTATTTTTGGGGAAAAACTAGCATAGAGTTTTGTCATTAGGTTTTTTTAAAGTTTAGACGTTTGATGTCCTGGTTCGTGAGAATAAGGACATATGCCCTAATAGTTCAATGGATAGAACACGTCGGTCCTAACGATGAAATTTCGGTTCGATTCCGGATTGGGGTACATGGTGTTTTCTTAAACATATTCCCGTAGGTCGGTAGTTAATGATAACCGGTAGACAGCCTACGGGAATTAATAAAATCTTACGTGCTTAAGATCGCTTTCAGTTCTATTTTTCGTGTGTAATCTATAGGAGGGTAGCACGACCCTCCTTTTTATAAATACTATTTGCTATGGACATTAATCAAATAAAAACGTATCTACCATCAGGATGGGATGTGGTTGATCTAATAGATCACGGCATAATCGATCTTGATATCATGAATGGGAAGATGATTGGTGAGTATGTGGCTGTGTTGATGATAAAGTCTTATGATAAGATTACTGAATCACATAACTTAACTACTTTCTCGTTCCATGATAAGGATATGGGTGGATTACGGAGATTGGTATCGAACGCTATAATGGCGGTTGGGTTAAGGAATAATCCTATGACAGGAGATGGGAACACGGCAATCAAATAAAAGTGCTGAATACACTGAAAGAGGGATATTGGATATCCTTAACAGACAGTTCTTGGTATCTCCTAGATGGATTATAAACAACTTGTATGTCTATAACTGGGAGTCCGATTATCTGGCTATAACCAGATCCATGTACGCTTATGAGGTTGAGGTGAAGATCTCGTTGGCTGACTATAACAAGGATTTCGAGAAAGAGGGTAAGCACCAAGTAATGCAAGGCTGGTTCGAGGCCCGGAAGCAAGCCCTATACGAGACCGGGGACTGGGTCAGGTACGGCCGCCCCAACTACTTCTACTACTGCGTTCCTGATGGGTTGGTTGATCCTAAGGACATACCTCCGTACGCAGGACTCGCTTATGTTTGTGGCAGGAATTTGAGAAAGATCAAGGACGCACCTATCCTGCATCGTGATAAATTTGACCCCGAAGCTTATAAGATGGCGGACAAATTCTACTACAATTGGTGGAACGAGAGACGTAAAGCCAGACAGATAGAAGGGAAGGATATGAAAGATGAGTTCAGGAAGAGCATGAAAAAGGTGAAGGAGAAGATAACCGTCGATGCCAAGATCAGGGCGATGGAGGCGTTCTGGAGCGTCTGCGATTATGCCTACTGGCCGTACGGGGGAAGAGGGGTGCCCGGAATGAGACCCAACTGTTCCGCTTGTGGCGAGGAATGTAAATTACAATGTCCGAAAGGGAAGGAATTTAAAAACAAGATAAAATGAGTAAGATTAAAGATTTATTGGCAAGAGCCATTTCATTGGCGTCAGAACAACCAATGAGTTATAATGAGGTAGAATCATTACTTGAAGATATAGATACTTGTAAGGTCAAGATATGGCTGGAAGAAGGAGCGATATTGCCTAAGTACGCCCATAAGGAGGACGCTTGCATGGATCTGTTCGTCAAGGATGTAGAACTTGACGGAGGCAGGACCATATATCATACCGGTGTACATGTAGCATTGCCGGAGGATTATGAGATGGAAATACGCCCTCGTAGTAGCATCACCAAAACAAAGTCTGTTATCCAAAACGCCCCGGGAACCATTGACGAAGGATATAGAGGCGAGATTATGGTAGTATGTAGACGTGTGGATTGTTATGATGATCCTTCTTATTCGGTTGGGGACAAGGTAGCTCAATTGCTTATCCGTAGGAGGGAACGTATCGTATGGGATCAGGTGAAGTCGTTGGATGACCTCGGATATACCGATAGAGGCGATGGTGGATTCGGAAGCACGGGGAGGTGATCATGAGCGGAAGGGTTAAGATAAAGATCAAGGATAAGAAACCTAAGATCGATGTATTTAAGGTGATAGAGAACCGGTTTAAGAACATGAACGAGCTTCGGGATCTGATCGACATGGATCCAAGGAAAGGGCTGGTCAGGATCCGGGACGGGGCAGGCTTCAGAGAGGTGGAGCGGGGCGGGTGCCTGCACCGGAACTACCTTAACCTGTTGGAGGAAGAGCTGGGCGCTAAATTATCCATAGATCTTATAGAAAGGTATATCAAAAGATAATAATATATTAAATCGTAAAATTATGAATAGATATGTAAAGAAACCAATTGCGATAGAAGCCGTAAAATGGAAAGGCTTTAATAATGATGAGATCAAGGATTTCGCTGGTGATAGCGTTAAAATAGAAGTTATTAGGGAAGGTGACGCTGATAATGGGATACCTCCTTCTGTTGATTGTAGTATAGAAACCCTTGAAGGTGTTATGACAGCCAATGTAGGTGATTATATCATAAAAGGGGTAAATGGAGAGTTTTATCCTTGTAGGTCTGATATATTCGAGAAAACATATTTACATGAAGATGAGATGGGTAATATATCCGACGGGTATCATACATTTAACGAACTATATAAATATCGAATGCTTTACAATGCCGCTTTCTTCAATGAGCTGGCTAAAGGCGATATAAAGGTCTGTAAATCACATAAGCATCATGATGGAGAGGAATGCTTCGGCGGAGGGTGGTTTATCGTAATGGCAGAACTGCCAACTGGACAGATATCCAATCATTATGAGAACCAGTATTGGGAGTTGTTTAATATCCCTGAACTTGATACGGCATGGGAATGGGATGGACATACGCCTAATGAGGCCGCTGATAGAATAGAATCGTATTTGAAGTCAAATTGATATTAATATCTGCCCTAGGAATTACCTAGGGCAGGTTCGTTTTATATACCGAAGTGTCTACCACGATCTGGCTATCCATATCCTCAATCAACTCAATGATCTCATCCCTTATATCGTAAGAAAGCAAGATCGGGATTATGGTTAGCATAAAAGATAGTATTATTCCTGGTCCTATTATGATAGTAATATCATCACACTCTATATCTAACATCGGCATGACAAACATCAACCCTGACGTGAATATCATTACAAACAACGTGAATATCTCATTTATCATATCCCTCTCCATTACGTCTTTAATCATATCTCCTCGACTTTAGTATGGTTTATTATCCTACTGATATGACGGATGCTTAATCCAGTCCTGTCCTTTATCTAGCCATATACGTAGTTCCTTGACACGACAGTGGCCAAATCACCTAGCTCATTAAGTATCTCATCATACATCTTATGTATCTCGTTGTTGCGGATAACCGTACTATCCCTTACATATATCTTCTCGATATCGTCATCGCAGAAGAAGATCTTGATCTTATGAAGTATGTCTCTAAACATGATTTTAGTTTTGTTCCAAAGATATGAATTTTTGATATCCGGTCAAAGACAATACATGGAGAAGCCAAAAAGAACGGGAGGGGCGGTGGTAGGACGGGGGAGGCCCGGAAGGACGAGGTCTCCCTCCTTCCCTTGGGATTACACTATCCTTACCGTTACTCGATAGTTACCACGAGAACTTTTCCCATAGGCATAAGATTCACATCCCGAACAAAGATCAGTTACTATACAATTATCGTTTAATACATAATTACCATCCCAACTTACATAACTTTCATCTAAAACCTGAGTCTGTAATTCAGATCTGTAAGTGAAATTAATGATCTTCCCAGGATCTTCTATCACCGTTACAGGAACAAAATTAGTTATCCTATTCCCGTATATCACCTTATTAGCCAACTCGCAATGCATACCCGAATTATATTGATACGTAAGGGTTCCCTCTATAATACCTCCACTTATGCCCAAAATAATATTGTACTCATTTTTCGGATTTAGATATGATATCTGGCCACTTATGCTTATAGTTTTTATCTTCTTATCGCGATATATATCAAGATAAGATCCGTTAAAACCAGGTTGATATGGCTCCCCATCAATATATATATCTACAACGCCAAGACACATATTCTTGTTTATATTAACACGGTAGTGGATCTTACCGGAAGAAGAAGTCCTGCGCCTAAACATACCCCCTCCTTATCTGAGGGTTAAAATACCCCCCCCCCATGTATTTATTTTTTTTATTCATAATATGTTATGTTTTAATTATATCGCAAATATAATAAAGTAAATGAGACGCTGGAAGTGGGGATAGGAGATGGGTTGTGTCGATAGAATGAGACGTAAGAAGATAATGGGAGGGAACCAACGAAAGGGGCGGAGTGAGGGTGACGGAACCAACCCTACGAGGATCGGGCATCCCCCTTCCCGTTTGGCCGGTACCGTCATCCATGTGGTGATAATATCGTTATACTATCGTAAAGTCCCCTACACCAGTACGCAACTCATTATCCAGCATATAGGCGTAATAGGCTTGACCGGGCAATTTGTCCTCCACGAACCCTGTCATTATATTGTTAGCTGCATCATAATACTCATATATCTTGCTAGATCTCACTACTGTCGTTCCATATCGATTTATAAGGGATTGTATGTCGGTCACGTTAAGAGACGTAAGAATAAGAACCCTTACCGCATTCTGCCTGTTGTTAGTAACCGTCACGTAAGTAGATGATTGAGATGGAGGAGAAGCCGGAGTAGACCCATAGATATAACCATACCCCATAAGTGTTCGACTTTCCGAATGACCTTCCCATGTGGGGGTGAAGAAGTTCACATATATTTTATATGTAGTATTTATTATCGGAATTATAAACGCTCCTTGGATAATTCGATAAAATCCATCGTATCCTGGATATACCTGAATCCCGCTATTGATTAACTCCTTCTTTGACGTGGACACAAAATCCCCAAGCTTGTAATTCATGACTATATCGGTCATCGTTGATTGTACCCTAGCGTTAGTGACAGGAATAGTCTCATATATCTCAGCGTCGAATATGGCGGTATATTTGGCATCGGTAGTAGAACCCTGATAAATAGCCAACGAATCGGTGATTATACCATTCGTATAATTATAGACTTGATCCGGTAGGCTGATACCTACCAAACTTATATTTATATAATTCCTGCTCGTTGAGTACGTGAACTCCGTGATACCCGTGCCAAGATATCTCCCTACATATACGCCATCCGCATAAATGTCGCATGATCCTTGGTTGGTGGAGAAGAAATATCTCCTCTCTATTTTTGGGGATGAAAACCATCTTCTTCTAAACATATTTTACCCCCCCCCCTTCTTTTTCTATGTACTCTATCATTAAACTCATAATCTTATTCATGTTTTTATTTACGCCCTAAATATAATAAAATTATAATTATATCTATTAAATGGGTTTGAGAAGATACCCTATTGGGAGATGGTTGCCTTTTATTGGATATGGGGTGCGGGACGGACCACCTACCCGAAATCACCCCGGCCGGGCTGCCGTTTTTGGGGCCGCCCCCCCAATCCACAAAGGGCGGTAAATGGGAGCGGCAAACGATCAGCAAACCGAAAAAAAGAATGCTTATTTTTCATTTAACTTGTTGATTATCAATGATATAAACCAATATTTTAATATACATTTACATTTGATTAGTTTTATTATATATAATCGTTGAATTTTTTATTGCATAATATTTGTTTGATAATAAAATACTCCGTATATTTGCCCTTGTAAGATAACAATATTAACAAATAGGCGTACCAGAAGCCGATATAAATCCCAAGGGTATGGGTAAAATCTAATGACTAGCAAAGATTTAAACAAAGTCCAAAACGAGGTAAAGAAAGCAAGTGAGAAAACGTTAGCGGGTGCGGTCAAAGCTTGGTGCCAGTTATTTAAATCTGGCAAAGAGGTTAACGAGATCTTAAAGGACAATGATATTAAAGTAGATAAAGCAATTGTTCCCGCTTTGGTTGCTTTGGCAAAAGAAAAAGAGATGGTAATACAATTATGCAAAGAAATATTACCACGTGTAAATGATACCTTTTGCGCCTACAAAGAGGTTGAAAGAGAATACTACGACAAGCAAGATCAGGCAAACAACAGCAAGTTACCATTGGATAAAATAAACAATATAGCCGTATTCGGCAATACGCATAAACGCTTTGGATATTGTGAGCCTGTAGCATACAGCGACACAGATAGCGCACCTTACTATGAGGTGTTTAACGGATCGGATAAACGTATCGTCAAAGTAGCTATACCTATCAAGCGATACACATATAATTTGATAGCCAAATGTATTACTTACTACTTAACACACCCTAAAAATGATAGATAATTAGGCGGGCTATAATAGCCCGTCGTGGTTGCATGCTATTGCGTCCCCGTCGCGCAACTGGACTCAGACTAAAATAGCGAGTTATTTAACATATTGCAATAAGGATATACATGTTGGTAGGGTATCGATAGCATGTATAGATAGATCGCCGCTTAACAATGTGATTTGGGTGCGTTTCCAGTCCGGAGACGTACCGTTATCCTTTTGGCCTTATTGTAAGTCGGGTTAGTACGTTAAGGTATCCTTAATAGGCCGTATTATAATACGGGGTACGTTGGTGTATATACGCATGTATAGGGTGTATGTCTATGCGTTGCGAGAGTAGCACGCATAAAGTGTATTACGGGGTTATAGCCGTGCCAAAGTATCAAAGCAATAACGCTTAAGGTTGCTTAAATACTTATGCGTTATATGTAATAGTAAAATAACAACCCTTATAAGGGTATTTTGTGCGGTTAAATTGACGGACAAAGTGCGCCTTGTCGGTACGTATCACGGGCAACGTATGTACGTATTTGGCTTCGTTCGTTCGGGGCAAAGGGACAAAACCAAAGGGAATCGGGCGGGTGTGGTGCGTCCGGCTAGCCGTGTCGATAACGGCAGCTTTGTGCCTTCATAGCCATGCCGTATTCTTATTGGTGTAATTAAATTAATATATTATGTACAAAAAGAAATTCGATAATTTGAATAGGAAACTATCTATTCAAAAAGAAAAGGCTTTAGAGGCTGTAAGAAAGTCTCAAATTGAGTTTTATATTGAGCTTACCAAAGAACTATACAAGTCTAATAAATTAGATTGCAGTAGGGAATCTGATAAATGTAGGCGGAAACGTGTTAGTTACATGGCGAACAAATTGCGACAATAGATCGTTTGTTTTTATTTGATTTTAAAGTTTGTGCCCTTTCGTACTATAGTGATATAGGACGGAAGGGCTTTTTTGTGCCTAATTTTACAAAATGATAGCATAACCATATGTTTTGCTTGCACATAAAAGTGTTAAGTCGGTAAATTTTAAGCCTTAATTATAAATGTGTAAGTAAAATACTTTATTATGTATCATTTTGTATATATCTATATCCATACGGGCGGGTGAATTGTACCCTTATGCATGGATTTGCGCTTGAATCGATCCTAAAAGGTATATAATAGGCGGTACTTATTGTATATTTTTTATCTATATCTAGGCTTGTCTTTCCTTAGAGGTAGCTCTAGGGGTTGATATATATTATTTTATTGATACTCAATTAATTGTATTATTTGCGTTCAATTTTAAAATCGTGGTTACTTATTGTATATTTTTATGGGTGTATTTATATATTTCGTACTCACCTTGTTTTGTGGGTATATGGCGTTTGAGTTGGGGCGGTACGTTATAGCTACGGGCGACGCTCTGCCTATAATCATAGTTTCTTTATTGGTTTTATTATCAATACATTGTATTAGGCAAGTATATAAGGCAATCAAGAACAAAGACCTCGATATCCTAGACTGAATCAACGTTCCACGTGGAACAAAGTAGCAGAAGGTCTCAGGTTTTCGTGGTATTTTCGAGGGAGGTCTGGGATTTGCGTGATGGGACACCAACAAACAAGAAAAAACACCAACAAACAAGAAAAAACACCAACAAACAAGAAAAAAACACCAACAAACAAGAAAAAACACCAACAAACAAGGGAAACACCTTTCGAGCAAGGAAAACGCCTTTCAATAAACAAGAAAAATACTTTTCAGGCAAGGAAACGCCTTTCAAGCAAGGGGTATCTTCCGATCAAATGTAAAAGTTTGCAAGTGGTAGGAGTTTCCCGTCAAGGCAAGGCAGTTGTGAGTGATGGTGGGTATGGTGTTATTGGTGGTGGATATTGTTTATTAGTATGGGGTGATGCGGAGGAAACCAAGGGAAAACGGGGGCGGCGATGGCGTGGGGTAGGTCCCGCTGGTCGTCCGTCCCTGTTCCCCTCTGGCGTTAGTGTAATATTAAAAATCGGATAGTGATATGACGAAAGAAGAAGCAAGAAACGTATTTGGCGGTAGTATAGTAAATAATCTGCTGTCGCTAGGGGCTGAGCCTACCAACGTGGTAAGGCAAGACGGGTTGATAGAATGGAAAAGTGATGGATATATAGAGGTAGGAGGCTTACAGGTATGGGCCTACTATTACTTCGAGGATGGCGAGGATGTTGATAGATGTGATTGGGCGGATCATATGGAGATAGAGATAGAGGAATGTTGGATTTAAAATCGGTTGATATGAGATTCATGTATTTAACGGAGCTTAGCGGGAAGGATATATACGTAGGCGACAAGAAGTGCAAGAGAGTAAAAATATATGTAGGCAGACCGTTGAGGGATACGCCTAAAACCTATAAACGAATAGGCGGATTTGTAGCAAAAGAACTATCCAACGCTTATAACAGCGGTTGTGTTTCCATCTATGAAGCAAAGGATAAAACGCTCAGATATTCGGTTTATCGAGACGGTTGTTTTTATCCTTATTACGGGAAATTAGAGGTGGCAGAATAATACCAAGGGGAACGGGCGGCGGTGTCACGGCATGGCAGGCTACGGGTGTCGACCGCCGTTCTTTTTGGCGTGGTAATATAAAATACTAATAGTATGGACGAGATTATGAAACTACAAGATGAAGCGCTGCTTTATCTACGGGATAATATTACGAGAGAAGAGGCGTATTATATCCTTACGACAGAGAATGAAATGACGGAGGTTTTAATAGCTAAGAAGGAGGATGGAGGTAAACGTATCAAGATTCTTGATATGGAATATACTATAGAGAAGGATGATATGCTATTTCTATTCGATACTGATGGGGTGATAGATGAGTGTCTTTTGGTTGCCAGCTACATAGGGGTAAATATGTATTTTCGCAGGCAAGATGTCAACGCTATTTTGAATAACATCAATAGAGAGAAAGTTCTGAAATATCCTTACATAGCTATTCAGTTAGATAATATACAGACTGTAGAAAAGCGTAGGGTTGTTTTTGAAATTACCGGGCATAGGATGGATGATAACAAAGAGAGAATAGATTTTATGTTTGTTTATTTTATGGCAAGATTATGCGTATAAGAAGAACTGTAAAGGAAAGGGATATTGTAAAGGTATGGGTATTCGGGTACGATCGAAAGCTTATAAAATCGGCGGCGGATTCCGGGTTCAGAAACATGTCGGAGGTATTATCTTACGCTAATTGTATGGCAGGAGATAAACCTGTAGATCATATTAGGGTCTCGAATGAGAATCGTGGCTGGTGTGGATCGTATACTATATATGGTAGGGAGATAGATTAGTTTGATAGTGAACAACAAAGGAGGTGCGTATGAATAATGTTATAACAAACGTCAATGGCGTGAAGGTAAAAGTAAGGGTGTATGATATTGGTGATGGGGAGGTAGATAGATACACGATAATATGTGTAAGTGATAAGGGTAAAGATAGTAGTGGGTTGGTATATTATCCTGTGTTTGCATGCAGCGAAAATCCATTTCATCCACAAGGAATAGGAATATATGTTGGTGATTATTATCCATATAGGAGACATTCATACGATTTCGGTAAAAGAGTTAAGGATCTAGCATCCTTACCAGAAGAGGTGATTAAATACATAAAAATAGTAACGATATGAACGAAATAGTTTACAACAATTACGATTTAGTGGCTTTTGAACAAGATGGAGAAGTGGTAGTGGCCGTAACATTTTACAGATATTACAAGAAGAAAGCTAAGGGCGAGGTTAATTATAGATGGAGAACCAGATGCCCGGAGCTGGTGGATAAGATCGTAAAACACCGTACCAAGGTGTTTACCGGTCAACTTATCCAGTTAGCGAAAGCGTATGGGGAGAAAAAGGTTATAAAATATCAAAAGGAGGAGGAAGAAGTATGTCAAAATACGATAGAGACGCTATAGAGATATATATACTGGATCATATAGATACAGATAATTATGGTAAGCAGTTTAAATACGATAGGGAATATATGTCTTTTATGCTTAGTGTATTCAAGAATGAGTATAAAGAACATATCAAAAGGGATGGAATTAAGAAGGCTTTTGAGGATTACATAATGAGCGTTCCGTCTATATTCAGGATTCATATAGCGGATTGTGATATTAGATATTTATTACGTTCATGGGGAGTGGAGTTTGATGAGGATGATGATGAGATATACATCTTATACAAGAAGATCATAAGAGAGGTCTTTTTTAAGATGTGTGAGGATATGAAAGTTTGTTAATGTTGAACCAAACCTTGGCGGGGCGGAAGGATATATCATGATCGTACGTGTACGGATATGATCCGGGGTCGGTTCCCGGCGCCTTGACACAACTTAATTAAATATAGATAATATGGACAATGTTTTAAAAAGAGCGGCAGCGGAACTGAAAGAAGCCGGTTGCAGGGTTTTTGCGTGGCAGGATGATACTTATAATAGAGGTTGGAGTAAGGGTGATTATATAATGTTGTATTACGCCTTCCCTGATTCGCCTAACATCGGGTATCTGAGTCATGGGGAATATGGAATGAGCGTAGCATATAGCAGAGCCTATATACCGAGCTGTGGAAGTGGATCGGGGTGTTGTGTCAAGGAGGAAGCTACGTTCGATCTTGCGACGGCGTTAGACGTGCTGAACGGGCCGTTACCTAGGTGGTGTAGGTCTTATGGGGTTTATCCAAAGCAGTACGATAATATTGATAAATGGTATAATAGCGATAATCATAACAAAAAATTATTTAAGGAGATTTGATATGGAAGTAAAAGATTGGGAAAATCTGGTTTTGAATACAGAAGTAGGATCACATTGTTTTGTTACGCTGATTGATAATAATGACATCAGTAGAGGTTATGCGCAGATCAGACGCGCTGAGCATTTCGGGTATAACATCTGCTTCACTCGGTTATATGGGAATAAGTTTTATTTCGAAAAAATAGAGGAAGGACGTACGCAACAATACATCAATAGGAGAAAATAATATGGTGATAGAATTTGATTTTGAGATATACAAAAACGGAGATTACGATAAGGTGTATCTCCGCAACGGGAAAGAGCCAAGAGTATTATGTGATAATGGGGAGGGAGATCGCCCTATAGTCGTGATGGTTGAGGATGATAACGCGAATGATTATATTATTCTTCGTTATAACGAAACTGGCAGGAGGAATATTAATGGTAAATCGAGTCTTGATCTCATGTTATCTGTAAAAGAACGGGAGCCAGAATTATGGGTTGTCGTTATATCTTACATGGATAATAAGGATAAGAGGCAAAAGATGGTCTTGCCTAATTTTTTCTCAAGGAATATAGGAGGAAATATATATCTTCAAGGAAGCTCTAAATCGAATGTATCATATTATGTTGGTAGGTTAGAAGAAGATGGGTGCTTCGATGAGCTGTGCGAGAAGATAAGGGTAAAAAGAGATCGTATTTATAACATGGAAATAATATCACTATCAGATGACAAGGCGACAGTTTAATCAGTTGATAAATGAGCTAGACGGCAAAAGCCCGTTTATCGTATTACATAGGGATGCCGTTGCGCCTAAATACGTGGGCGTGGAGGTGTCGAAGGATGGGATGGTATACAGATATGCGATAATAGGGATAAACGATGAGTATAAGGCTAAAAAAGCCCTTATTTCGAAAATATTAGGCATAGCTAGTTACCTAAATGGCAATAAGCCCTTAAAAAAGGGTTAATTAGATGTATTTATGGCCTGCGGCATCATATACGATATAATGCCATAAATGACGTTGTATAGAGGATATGTATGATAATATGATAGATAACGCATTCGTGTCTTGATATCATAATATTATGCCATTATATCCTCTTTTTGTATAAAAAAGATAACAAATGATACAAACATCTTGAATATGGATGAGATTAATATAGGAGCTGAAATTGTATTTAATATAACCGGCAACCATAATATAGGATATGCCAAAGGGGAAAAGTATATCGGGACGGTGTTAAGCGAGGATCACCGATCACGCCTTTATGTACGGACGATAGGAATGCCTAGGGCTTGTATTGATGAGCGGGATGTAGAGTGGGTTATTGATCCAGATGGGGATTTTAATATGGATGAGGCGATCCCGAATCCTATGGCAAGGGAGTTGTATAAGTTGATGGGTAGGTACGTTTATACGTTCGGTAGGTCTCATGAAAGTATCAATGGCTATATCGTGTACGAGTGTATGATGATGGACAGGGATTTAAGATATAATGTTATGTATGCGTTGCATGATCATGGATTTGAGATACGGCATATTGATAGTTATTCTTGGTGGATGACTAATGAGAGGCTGATGTCCGAGGTAACATATACGGAGGGTGATATTCATATAATTGTTCATGAGTGTATGGAAGATTATGTGGATAATGTGAAATTCGGGGAGGAGTTTTATAAAAACAAGGGAACGTGATAAGATACTTACTTGTGATGGCGATGATAATATTGACACCACCAAAAGGGAACGGAGGCATGCCCCACGCCCCAAGGCCTGCCGTGGTAGAGGCACGGGTATGGGATAAGCTGGCGGCCGCCCTGTCTTTCGTGGAGTCAAGGAATGACGATCGAGCGTATAACGCCACTTCCGGGGCTTTAGGGAGGTGGCAGATGAAAAGGATATACGTTGATGAGGTTAATAGGATATTACGCCTTAAACGGGAGAAAAGGAGATATAGATACAAAGATCGAACGAACCCTGTCAAGGCTAGGGAAATGTTCGAGATATATCAATCTCACCACAATCCTAAAAAGGATATAGATCGGGCTATAAAGTTGCATAGGGGATTGCATTCTCCTATGTATGTTAAGGAGGTTAAATGTAAATTAAGGGAATAATATGAATCGTGAGGTATTAATAAATATCATTAATAGAGGTGGAATAAGGTTTATCCCAGTAAGAAGATGTTTCTTATGCAATGAATATGTAGGATATAAATTCGTTAGGATGTGTGATGGAAGTATGATACCGGTATTTTCTAGTGGATGTAGATGTTGTGGCATAAATAATGGGACGCTATCAGAAAGGACTTGGGATGAAGTGCTTGATCTTGTCAAAACGGTACAAAATAAGCCTATGAAAGAGAGAACGGAGGAAGATGAATTTATATTAAATAGTTTAATATAAGGAGGTATTGTATATGAAATGGGTGATAATAAAAGGCGTTAGATACCCTATCTCCGTGGTGTCAGCCTTCGCTGCGTATTACGGGGATAATCCCTTTTTGAAGATAAGGATAAGAAACAAATATCACATAATTTATTTTGATAATATGGATTATCTGAATATTCAGATAAGGTATTTGATTAACAACTATCCTGACTTCGTGCAGATAGGGAATTGGTATATATCCAAGAAGCAGGTGATGTCGTGGGCACCCAAGGGGCAGGCCGTGGACGGGTCGGGCTGGGTCATATCCTTTTACCTGTTTTTTGGCTTGGAGAACAGTACTCAAATTAAGTTCGACAAGGAAGAGGAGTATCAAAGAGCTTTAGATTGTTTAAATGAGAAGTTCAATGTAATATTATGAGTTGTATCATGAAAACCATGATACTTAGAGGAGTATTGAGATTGATACTGATCAAGGCAAATGATGTTGTTTAATTAAAAAATAAATTGTTATGGAAATAAGAGAGCATTTATCGGTTTATCTAGAGAGTGGATATCTTTTTGACGATATGTCAGGAAAATTAAAGTGGTTTGAGATTGATAAAATCTTGATCAGTTTTACATATGGAGTAGTTAGATATGTAGGAACATGGGGAGGATGTAGGGCTGAGAAGACATTAGATGGGAAATTATTTTATTCGTCCGAAGAATGTTTTAAAAAGGATAAGAGCATCCCTAAGACAAAACTATCAATATATGATGTTTTTAAGTCATTATACGGATTCGCTCCAATAGGTGATGTGTGGAAATACAAAAACGGAAGAGCTGTCAAGTGTAAGTTGGAATGTTTTGATGTTGAAATAGATAATAAAGGAAAAATTTATTGTAAGGAAACATATTACAGAACATGTGAAGATGTGTATAAATTCAATGACTTGACTGTAGTTGACAAGAATGGAGACATGAGATTAGTAAAATCTTCAAAAAGTAAATTAATGCTTACTGATGATCAATTAGATGTTGTGGAGAGAATGAAAGGCGTCATTGATGACATGGTTAGGTTAAAGATGATTATGTATATTGATCAAGACTATAATCTTTGTTTTCTGCCGGGAGATAAAATAGAAGATTTGACAATGGATGAGACAGATGGATTTGTGGATACCACCGGTATAGTGACATCTATAAAATCTAAGGATGTAGTGGAGTTTTATGTAGAAAACCCATTCGTAAAGATAAAGGATGAATGATATCTGAATCTGGATTGTGGTGGTTCGTGAGAATAGCCACAATCATATCTCTAAACGTGAACATAAGGAGGTACGTATGTCATTCGATTGACATTAGGGATCTAGTTATATTAAAAGAGGAGGAATTATGAAAGAGATTGTATTAAAAGTGTATAAGTTTGATGAACTGTCAAAAGATTCACAAGAAAGGATCATAGAGCGTGAGCGCTGGAATGTAATGGAGCAATGTATGGATGCTTATAGTATAGACTATCAAGAGTCGATGAAAGCCTTTGAGGATATGACAGATACTAGGGTTTATGGTTGGGAAGTTGGATACGAGAGATATGATTTTAGTTATGAGTTTAAATACAAGGATCCTATTTATGAACATCCTACAGATTATCATCGTGATATATTCCCTGAGAATCTATGCGGTAAATTATTGTTCAGGTATATCAATAACAACATTATGCCACATATCACGAAAGGTAAATATTATTCTATAGGTAAATATATAGATGGGAAATATACTTACAAGTGCAGACGCAGTCGGGTAATATTGGGATACGAAGACAATTGTCCATTAACAGGGATGTGTTATGATTATTATCTTCTTAAACCAATAATTGATTATTACGATACTTGGTGTACTTACCCGGAGGATTTCTCTTTAGAGGATTTAATAGAAAAATGTTATAATAATTTTTTCAAGGCTTGGCATGAGGAATATGAACATTGGGCTGACGATGAAGATGCGATACGTGAGGAGCTTCATCATAATCAGTATGAAGATCGACTTTATTATGAAGATGGAGATGTTTATGTTGGACCATTAAATGAAATAGCATGAAAACACAAGAAGAATATGCCCGTGAGATTGACGAGATTGTTCGCCGTGATGTAGAGAGTTGCCAGATTGACTGGTTTAAGATTGATAAGGAAATATTCATGCTTCCGGAAAACAAGAACAAGACATTTATTCTCGGAACACGAAAGACAGGATGTGATTTGTTGATGCTAGGAGGCACTAATTGTGATGAAAGTTATTTGGATGGTGTTTTTGGGTGTCTTGGTAATGAGAAATTCTATGTTTGCCAGCCAATATCTCTTTATGAGACAACACGAAATATCCAGGAAAGACCTGCCTTGTACGCTTTTAAAATAGCGACCGAGTATTTCAGGGCGCATGGAATGGTTCCCGTATTTGAAAATTCACATTGTAAATTGATGAGATTATGAATATAGAGGTAATAAGATACAGGCTTCCGATTTATTGGGCTTGCCCGTTAATCAATGATGATTACACTGGATTAACGGATGAAGAATGTAAGGAAATTAAACGCTTCTTGGAAGCAGCAGAAGGTTATCCGGTAGATGTAGATTTGGAAACACAAGGATTCTACCAGTATAATGACGCAGGAACACTCCCCGGAGAATGTGCGGATTTTATTTTTCACAAGTATAATGATTAAACTAAAATGATATGGAAACTGCAAACAAGCTAATTTATAAGCAAACAAATTATCTTAAAGAAGACGGAGAAGAATATAGAATAATAGTCACTATATCTTTAGATGATGATTGTCATAACAATATGTGCGACTGGAGCATAACTGCCGATATCAGACAAAAAAACAAATATGGACGATATGAGGAGTATATGGGAGGTTGCTGTCACGATGAAATTGCGGAGTATGTTCCAGAATTGGCAAAATTCATACCATTACATTGCTGTAACCATTATGGTGCTCCTATGTATCCGGTGGAAAATGGCACGTATCACATAAAGAATAGCGATAAGTCTGTAGCTATTGAATATTTACGTATATCAGACAAGGAATATTCCAAGTTGTCCGAGGCGGTGGATGATAAAATGTATTTCAAGTATCTGCTTTTCAATCTTGGGATCGTGGATAGATGGAAAAGAGAATCAGACAAGCTTCTTGTTGAACTTGAAGACCTGTGTAGCAAGAAATGGGTAAATCCATATACGCCAGAAAAGGAAAGATTTACTTTGATATTAACGGACGAGGAGCGTTTGCTTATTGAAGAGCACATTAAAACCGGGTATTATTCCGCAGAAAATATCGAAAAACGTAGGGAGGAGGCTCATAAGGCAAAGATGTTGAAAAAGCGTACTGAAATTTGTGAGCAATACGATAAGATAATCAGGAAAGCGGAAACAGATAAAAAGATAATGCTCTGTGTACTTGATTATGGATTGTTAACCGATAATGTGATATATTACCCTCACTCAAACACTTTATCTTTCAACTGGAATGATTATGAAAAGAAAATCACACAGGAAGAGTTTGATGATTTCGTAAATAACGTAGATCGCTCCCGACTTCCGGAAGGAATTAAATTTGAGATCATAAAATGAACAAAATTATAGAAGATTACAAAAAGATAGTTGCCGGCAACGAAGTCGGCAAAAACATCTGCTTTATGTCAAGAGGAGAATACGCTGATCCGAAAATAGCGTACAAAGGTATCCTCATGAATTACTGGGATGTGTATGATTGTATGGATGAGGTAGAAGAACCGACAGATGATGATTGGTTAAACGCAGTAAGTAATTTGTTTGACTCATATACATATGATGTTGAGAATACGGATGTTGATAAATTCAAGATGTCGGATGTAATGAACGTATATCGTATTATTAATCTGTAGTTGTATAACAAAAAAAATATTGATATGAACAACTCTATGGTCGCTCACTTATGAGCAAATGAAAAGAAAGAATCCGGGAAAGGTAGTAATCTTTTCTTTGAAGGTAGAAGTATTTATTCTTATGGTTATCATTTTGAGGTTGGAAGAATCGTAAGAAATAAGTGTGGTGAAAAGGCGTATTTGCTTAACGATGAGTATTATTCTTCTTCTACCTGTAAACATCAACGTTGTGTTCGTAGTGCAATACCAACTGGTTCAAAGGTATTTTCTGTTGGATATAATATGTCTGATGATGGTAGCATGGCTTTTATCACCAGTCGATTGGAGCTTATCAAAGAGGTTATCGAGAAATACAAGAAGGTCAGAACAAGCCTGTCTTATAGGGATGTTTGGGGAGTATTTAGAAGTCTAATGGATTATATTGAGTTCTTTAATATGGGTACCCCCGAGAGCCTTCTTAAAAAGAGCGCAAACAACTGGATTGGAACTAAACATGCGTTATCTTATGAATCGGATAAGATTAAAAGTGAATATGTCCATGAGTTAAAGCGTGTGTTTGAGGTATTGCTAAATCATCAAGCGTTAGAAACTTTAGGGACGACCAATGTGATAGTAGATGAGATTTGTGGTGAAGGAACGTGGGCTAAGTATGTGGCCAGATGTCAGAGATGGAAAGATAGTCAGGCGAAAAAAGAGGCTTTAATTTTTGAAAAAAGAAGAAAAGAAAAAGAAGATCGCAAGAAAAAATTTGAAGAACAGATCGAGATGTGGAAGTCTGGCAAGATTCTGGAATTATATCTACATTATTATTTGGAGGATGACCAGCCTAACGTATGGCTTCGCATCAAGAATGGCATAATTGAGACTAGTAAGAATATCAAGATAGGACGAGCTGAGGCTGAGAGACTTTGGAAATTGATAAAGTTCTTCCATAATGGCGGTAAATTCCAACACGATATGGTATTGGATACAACCGGTCACAAATGGAAGATCAATAGCTATAAGAATGATATATTGGTTGCTGGATGTCATAGGATCGCATATAGCGAGATGGAGGGTGTTGCGAGACAATTAGGATGGGATTAAACAGATATCAACTAACATTTGAGAGCTATGGCAATCACTATCAGATTTACGGGAGAGACATCCAAGATGTCATGGGCGGCGTTACCGGTGGAGCCGGCGTGTATGGGTAAGGCGGTCGGGGAAGCGGGGCGTCCGCTAATGCTTTGTGGTGCAAGGTTGTATATAATTGCCTAAGAATATATCCCGGAATATGAAAATAAAGGCGACCAAGTACAGAAATGATTACAGGGTATGGTTGGACTATGCCGGGGATTACAGAAATGAAAATATAGAATAACATGAAATATCAAAATTTTATGTGCCCTTATGAGCTTGCGCTAAAGTTGCATGAGTTGGGCGTAAATTCGGAGTCGGAATTTTATTTTGTGAAAGAGATGAAAGGAGGGGGAACCCAGATAGATTCAGTTACGCAAAATACAATGAGGTATTCATATAGAAAAGAAGGAGACCTCATACCGGCTTATATGAGTCATGAACTTGGAGAGATACTACCAAGTATGATAAATATCAGTAAATCAAAAATATGGGATGACTGGTTGCAATTGACACAATATTTCCCGAATAAGGATATCGAATACTACGAAGCTGCCTATGTTCGTTACAATGCCTACGATTCGCCAACAGAAGTATATAGCGGATTTGGGGAAACAGAGGTGGAGTCAAGGGCGATGCTTCTCTTTGATTTGTTGGAAAAGAAGATATTGACACCTGATGGTTTGAATTTAAAGGAAGTGGATAGGAGAAAGGAATATGAGAACGAATTTGAATAGTACAAGTATGAGAAACACATGTCCAGAATTCCCGCTTTTCGGTGCGAATTATCCAGACGCGACTTGCATAGATGGCATATTGTATGATCTGGATAATGTAGGTGATGATGGTGTTCTAATCAAGCCATTGGAAGAGATCCCATGCCCATTCTGCAGAACAGAGGAGTTTATCAGATACGATCCATTCAATAAAGAGTATAGCATGGATAGTGAAGAGGATATAAGAGATTGGTATATGAGCTATATTAATGAAATGAGAAATAAGTATGGGGGAAAATAAGAAGAAACAAACACCATGCCGGAACTTGAAAGATTGGCATACGAACAAATGAAGGTTTAGAAAGGTTCATAGAATGTAGTAAGATCAAAAATGTGAACTTCTTCAAGATCAAAAAAAGAAAAGATTTAATAACATTTAAAAATATAGAAATCAAATGAGTTTAAAAAGAAGTATGCTCAAAACATTAGCAATGTTAGCTATGGAAAGTACGATGACTGCCGATAAAAATATTTATTCTAATCAGAGATTGTCAAATGAAGGGATGAGATTCAATCCTGATTATCGACGCCCATCGACTTCTAGAGAGTTGAAAGAATTCACGATTAAAGGAAAAAAGATCTGTGCATACTCAAGAAAAGATGCAATCAAAAGACTTAAAGCAAGAGGGGAATTATGAAACAGACAGTAGAAGTAGCGATTGAATACGCAGGATCGGTTATTAGTTCGTTTGGAACAAATGGAGTACCGAACGGCATTTCTGCCATTAAAGAGATGATTGCTTCTGGTTTTAAATCCGGTGCCGAATGGCGGTCAAAGCAATCACCGTGGATAAAAATAAGCGATGGGCTACCGGATGTAGATGATTATTATCTTGTCACTGATGGAGAAAGTATTTCCATGGCTTACTTCTTTAAAGGCTGGAGCAAATTTGCCAAGTATCATAAATATCCGCATCCATTTTACGATGACGGGGTAGTTAAATTATATATGCCAATACCTCCGATCTCTTTAGCACTTGAAGGAGATAGAGGGATATTAAACATAGGTGAATTTAAGAGAAAGGAGATTGATTATGAGCAGAAGTAAGGAATATAAAGCGATAAAGAATTATATCCATAATGAGCTTGGGCTTACCATAGAGCAGTTGATTGAGATTATGGTGGATAATAAGCTTAGCAATAAAGATTTTAATGTCATTCCAAGAACAGTAGAAAAATATTAAAAGATAAGACGTTAAACGATATAGAGATTGTTATAATAAACAAGAATTTAAATGATCGAGGATATGGAGGATAAGGGTATTTTAGATAAGGCAAGAATGGAGGGCATGAACCAAGGGGTATGGCTGTCGGTTCAGGAGCTGGCTCACGACGGGCGATGGACGCAAGCCGCAGAGGAGCTGGTATCTTCTTGTGGATTGACCGAGGATGAATGTAGGAAGCTGCAAGAAGAAAGCGAATCATTCAATGATGAGATGATTAAGTTTATTGACAATATGTTTGGACGTGAGAATATGATAAGTGAAGGCAGTACTATAAGTGAAAACGATACTATATGTATAAATATTAAGTATCATAAAATAGGGGAAGTCTTTAACTATAAAGTTGGTATGTCTGAAATGACATTAAGAGTAGATAAGTGTGATAGATGTTCGGGATGCGCTTTTGAAAATTATATATATGATTGCGTAAAATCAGGTTGCTTGGGATGCGAAAGGGAAGATGGGGAGAGTGTTAGATATACAATAGTTAATACATAATTTACAAAGCATCATGAATGGAGAGAATATAATACCTAAGATAACAGACAAACGTGGGATGTTATGGAAACAGCCCCATAGGAGATACATAGAAATTGATGAGGAATACGCTTTAATGACCAAACAAACCTTTGAGGGTCTTAGAGAATATTCAGTAACGATCCCATCGGGGGAATATGAAGGGAAGATGTGGAAGGCCAATAGAGGAGGTATATGGTATCTATATTGGTATGATCATGACGATAATCCATCAATGATCAAAATAGAGCGAAGAGAAATATTGTTACTTAATTAATACAAAATAATATGGGAGATAGAGTGCAAGAAGCCAAAGAAGAAGGCATAAGACAAGGAATATGGCTATGCATACAAAAATTGGTGGAACTGGAAAGGTTTGATATGGCAAAATATTTTATGATATCCTTTGGATTTAATAAAAATGAGTGCGAGGGGTTATTAGATAAAAATGGTCTAAACGATAAAATGGATGTATTTATCAACCGATTATTTAACGAAAATAATCATATAAGGTATTTGAAGGATATAGGATATCATAAGATAGGTAGTATATTTAAATATAATACCGGCATGGAGAAAATAGAATTGGAGGTAATAGAGATTGATGATAGCAGTTGTGATGGATGTGTATTTAATAACAGGGGTTATTACTGCATGTATTCTTGTTGTTGCAATATAGATAGGGAAGACAATACAGATGTCATATACAAAGAAGTAAAAAGATCATGAGTTTAATAGATAAATTAGAGGATTTGGTGGTCAAGGTAGACACCGAATACCAAGAGAAGATGGAGGCGGTGATCCGGGAGATAGTTCCGGGGATGCCGGAAGGGAACGTGCGCCATGCCGCCGAGTGTATGTGTACGGACAGGATGGGGAGCATGATGGATATCGATATTTATATATTAAAGGAAGAGGATAGACCTTACGAATGCCATTATCTAAAGGATCTGCTGGAGGATAGGGTAGCTAGAATAGCCAAAATGCATGAGGATGAAAGTTATACATACAATATGGATGATAATTATTGGTGCGCCACATGTGGATCCCATTCTCATAAAAAGGATTCCAAGACAGGGTATTGTTGGTATTGCGATACAGTTAATTGGGTTAAAGAGGATGGGAAGGATGTTGGAATATAAAAACAAGCAATTATATAACAAGGAGGAATAAACATGGGAAGAGGTGTTAATACAGGCGCCTTGTCTCCGGTCGGCGGTATCGGGGAAATACGAATGCGAGCAAACCTGCGAAAAATAGTGGCGTACAAAGATTTCGCGAAACAGATGGTCATGGCACAATACGAATGATAGAGGAGATTGGTGATTAAAACATTAAATAACATTAAACATGAAAAAGAGTAGAAGAATTGTAAAGAAAATGAGCAAGAAGAGCCTTATCAACAAGAAGGCTCTTCGGTATATTATCGCAAACAGTAATTTATGTAAACATGCGATAAGAGAATTGGAATTAGCCGGATATAGCAAAGAAGAGGACGGTCCTAACAAATGGATGCGCGAACAGGTAATAGAAGCTGTCGCGCTGTTCTCTTCTCATGGTAACAGCGGATTCTCGGCACCATTTGAAATCAATCTCGTCAAGAAACTTTGCAGTTTTGATATAATCTCTCCTTTGAGATTTGACGATGGCGAATGGGAAAAAATAGGCTTAGACGGGAGTTGCCAGAATAAAAGAAAATCATCGATATTCAAAGAGCCGGACGGGAGTATCCATGATGTTGATGCATTTTCAAAAGTTCCTGTAAAAAAGTTTTTATTCGCCACTCGAACGTGGACGGAGAACATCCATAAGATAGGATGGATAGGAGGGTTGTTTGAGACGGACGAAAACGGAATACTCACTGGAAGATATTTTGGTAGATGTAATGTAAAAGACTATCAGAACGGATATATGCCAAAAGGCAAGAAAGAAATACCATGCAGGGAGATAGAGATATCGCCGGACAATTGGATTATGACAGTTGAATCAAACAATGAGGCTTTGATTGAATTGTCAAAGATTTATGATATAGTCTGGCGACAATGCCCTTGCTTGAAAGGCATAATGAATACCAACGTTACACCGGAACTTGAAAGATTGGCATGCGAACAAATGAAGGGATAAACAATGAATGACAAATTTGTAGACATGCCGAAATGCATGGCGGACAAATACGAAACCGCCGACTTTATTGCCAGCGATCCCGTCCAGTTCCCAAGGCGGTATTCCGGGCGGGACGCGGAGGTCAGTGGGTTCATTACTTCGTGGCTCTCGTTCGGGAATCGAAAGGCGATCATCGGGGCGGCGGAGATGAGGAAATGTCTTGATAAGATATTTGATTTGGCAATTAATGAAAGGCTTAAATAATTCAACACAAAATCATATAAGATGATAACTTCTATAAGGATAGACGACAACAAGAAGACTCCATTTAAATATATCCAAAAGATAAAAGCGTTCAAAAATGGCTCTGAGTTTATATTCAAGCCCGGCGTGAATGTGATTGTAGGCAAGAACGGGAGCGGGAAATCAACCCTCCTGAATATGATATCGAAGTACATGTTGTGCGAGAAAAAGATGTGTTCTGAATTACCGTCAGAAGCATTGTATTTCCCGGATATATTTGATGATGACAAGGTGCTTGACGGGATCAGTATTAAGTCGGATTATATCGGGAAGGTATTCCATCTCCTACAGCAAACTGAAATGAGAAAGGATGATATATTGGATAATATCAATAATTTAAGTTTGTATATGAATGGAGCATCTAGGTCCTCTGGGGAGAAGAACCTTCATGCCATGAACTCGCTTTTTGATTTTGTGTTTAACCAAGATGAGTATGCGTTTCCGATACAGAAACTTATGGAATTTAAGAAAAAGTCAAATGAGTTCTGGGCAAACAGGATCGACAATCTTTTAAAATACTACAAAGACAATCATGTGGTATTAATGGAGAAGGATTTTGAGTATACAATCATTATGGATGAGCCGGACAGGAATTTAGATATTGACAATATCATGGATCTGTACAAAGTATTGTCATTTCATAAACCGCAAACACAAATTATAGCCGTAATTCATAACCCGGCTTTGATTTACAAGTTGAGCAAGCTGGATTGCGTGAACTTTATTGAGATGACAAAAGGGTATTTGAAGAAAATTACTGGTTTTATGAATAAAAAATAAGAAAGGAGATGAGAGAAGAGTTGAGAACAATAGGATCAAAAGGACGCCATGTGTTTACAGCAACCTTTGTTAGATTGGGATTTAGGAATGGATACATTGGACCTGTAAAAACGATGCTTTTACAAGATGTGACACTTGATAGCAAAATAGTATCAGATCATTTGTGGTTCGATTTAACAAAAGGATTTAGTGGTGCTGATTTATCGCCAGGCGATGTGGTTGAGTTTTGCGCAAGGGTTAGTGCTTACGAGAAAGGATACAAGGGGCACAAGGATGATGTACTTAATAGACCGATAGAAAGAGACTATCGATTATCAAGACCGACAAAAATTAAAAAGATCGGGAAGAAATTAATATTAAAAGATGAGGGGAAATAATACATGATAATTATATGCCTAAAAAATTTATAATTTATTAAAATATAATGATATGAAAATTCAAGTAGAATTAAATTTGGAAGATGTATTCGAGGAAGCTATGTACAATGAAGCGACGTTGAAAGAGGAGTTTACCAGCTCGGTCAGGTTAGCTATAATACATGAACTTAAAGAAAAGTTCAAGAATGAGTTGATGAGAGAAATATCCAATCCGATATCAGAGAAGATTGAGGATATAGCGAGAGAATCAATGAACGATCTTGTCGAGAACGCCAGCGAGAAGAAATATAGGTTCAGGTTAGATTATATGGATGAGGAGTTGACAGTAGACGAGTTTATAAGAGGCAGGATGAAGAAAGTTGTAGACAGCAACATCGAGACAATGGTAGAATCAAAAGCCAAATCTTTTGTCAATGAGTTAAGGAAAAGGTATGATATGGCGTTCGCTGCCTTTGTTGTAGATAGCATGAGAAAGCAAAATATGTTGAAGGATGAGAAGATAGCTGAACTGTTAAAAGATAATCCAGATGAGAGGTAGGGAGGATGCCAAAGGAAGGCGGCGATCGGTGCTCATGACACCGCCCGTACCGGAGAAGGTCAGGGTATTATCCCCGGCATGGTATAGGGCGGCAGTGGAGTTTCAAGGTAGGCCGGAGCAGGAGCGACTAGCCTTTTGCTCGTGGTGTTGTTGTCATGGAGGGTGTAATTTGTGTATGGATATAAGCAAATACAATATAAAAGGGCTTAAGATATATGGAGGATAAGGTGATTATATACCATTTTACGATTTTAGTGTAAAATGGTATATAATCACCTAAGCGTATTAACTATTAATAATGTTTATTTAATTTAATTCAAAAACAAAATGCCTACTTTTGTAGACACATAAAAATTACACATATGAAAAAGAGTAAATTTGTAAAGGAGTTAGAGAGGATCATCGATATGGTTAAGACCGGGGATGATGGTTTCGAGTATGGTGGTAAAGTCATTTTCTATAAAGAAGATGATGATAACTATGAAATCTTGGTAAAGAACATCGAGATGAGTCTTATTGTAGAGGCCAATACTATGGCTAGTATGGATGATAGGGATTTCGCCTGCCTTATGGGTGAGGTCTATAAACAAAAGTTTACAAAGGCTGTAACGATATCGGAGGATGAGGATGATGAAGACAATTGATAAGATGACCGATCAGGAGATATATGATCTTACTGATGAGCAGGTAGAGAAATTGATCGTAATAAGATGTGCGGAGGAAGGTGTCAGGTTTATGGATGAGCCTCCAATCATGAGGACATATGACTGTAAACCTATTTCTCCATCCCATTTCTTCTACTATTTAGAAGGATTGAATATAGCCGTTCTTGATCAGGATGATGCTATTAAAATAGCTAAGTTCTTAAGTGACTTTGATCTGTACAGGACTAGATATGATTTCACCGTATCCAATGAAAAGCTATACAGCAAATTGGATATAATTAATATCAAACATACTCCGATGTTTGATACGAAAGACGAGGAGACCTATAAGTCTATCAAGGATAAGAACGATAAGATTGAGGCGGAATATAAAGACCAGCTAGAGAGATATGAGAGAAATATGAAGAAAATGAGTAAAATTCGGGTCGAGATATGGGATAAAGTAGCCGATATAAGACATAGGATTGATAATATGAACTATCTTAGGTCGCTTTTTGCAAGGGAATATCTACCACTGGTGGATAATGATACGGATAAGGCTATGATATTTTTCAAGAAGGCTTATGGCGTGGATGATGATACGGAAAGATATATTCGTGAAGGAATAAAAGATTATCCTTTGTTTAACAATAATATAGATTAAAATGCACAATTGGTTTAAATGTACGGTTTCTTATGAGACCGATGCCGAGAACGGCATGAAGAAGAAGGTAAAGGAAGAGTATTTAGTAGATGCCTTTTCTTATACCGAATGTGAGGCTAGAATCATAGAGGAGATGAAGCCATTCATATCCGGTGAGTTTAGCGTTGATATCAAACGATTCAGGATAGCGGAATTGTTTGCCATGGATGGAGACCGGTTCTATAAGGTCACGGCTGATTATATTACGATAGACGAGAAATCGAACAATGAGAAACGCAAGGCGTTTAACTACATCGTTCGGGCCAATGACCTTGATCATGCCAAAAAGAATTTCGAGGAAGGCATGAAAGGAACCATATCAGATTTCGTTGTCACTTGTATCAAGGAAGAGAAGAAACTGATGGACTTCTACGAGTTTGATGGTAAGATCAGGAATCCGGAGAAAAATGAGGATAGTAGACAGTAAAGCTAGCTACGAAACCACGTCGTCCATAGCCGAGAAGTTGATGGAGATAAGTAAAATGGAGGGTACGATTTATCGTATCCTCACATTGTCTAACAAAACTTATCTAGCTTCTAAATTAGGATATAGCAGATCGGGGTTCTATAAGAAGATACAAAACAGGAGTTTTAATATCCGGGAACTAGCTCAGATATTCGATACGATCATCAACTTCAAGGATCAAGATTGGACTGAGGGTAAGATTAATAGGCTTAAGAGGTATAGGGCTATGAGCCTTATGGAGTTCAACAAAAGTTATAAAAAGAAAAAGGCATGAGAGGTAGGATGTTACCGTGTGAGAGATGTGGGAGGATGGTAACCATAAGGAGTAAGGGGTTGTGTCCCGCGTGCAGAGCCAAGGAGCTACCGCCAAAGGAAAGGGCGGCGATACGGGTGAAGGCCAAGCCAAAGGGGAAGAACCTAGCCGTTTTCTTTGGCGCCCATGTGGCTAGATTGAGTATGACAAGGAGATCTGCTACCGGCGCATACATACCATGCCCGGGGGTAAGCAACATATGCCACTTATACCCTAAACGGAAATATAAATCAGTTGCCGAGGATAATGATAACATTATCTACTTGACGGTTGATGAGCATGCAAAATTCGATTATCTGTTAGATACGATGGATTTCAGCCGGCTCTTGGACGAGTTTGGCAACGTATGGCTGTTGGCAGCCAGACGGATGAGGGATCTCGCACCTAAAGTCGAGGAGGATGGTAAATTAAAAACCAGATTATTATCATGGATAGAAGAAAACAAAGATTACTTTTAGACCTAGGATATAAGGCTATAAGTGACACAGTATATAGTTATGGGACGATCATAGAAGTCATAAGCGATCAAGAATTGTTTGATGAGATGAAAGTTCGTTTATCCGAGAGACACAATGTGGCTATTGCGGATGATGGAGAGATAGGATGTTCGGCTTTAGGCAAGATTTTAGGCAAGATAAAGGACGAGAATGCGTCGTCATATTATTGGCGATCATCATTACCAGTATTAAGATCATATCATACAGATCCTAAATTTACCGCTTTCTTTGGCATATTAGACGTTTTATCAACGGTCCCGAAGAAAGATATGGTCGAGGAGGAAAAGCCTGTTGAAGAGCCTAAAAACGAGCCTAATGAGGAGATGGAGGTTGAGTATGATCTGGAGACAGAGCAACAGTATTATGCCGCTGAATGGATAAAGGATATCCCGACACCTGTGTTATATAGAATGACTGTCGCCGGCAAACGCGTGTATTATGAGATGGATGTTGATGGGTATCCTATCATATACGATGGAGCCACTAACAATATCGCCAATGGGTATTGTGATACGTCCGGAGCCTTGGAGAAATGGAAGAATGAGATGAGACTCAAGGGCAAGGACCCTGATGATTACGCTAACTATAGGGCTGACTTAGGTACTATCATGCATTATCTATTTGGGTTGTATCTGACCGGGGTTAACATAAAGCTGATCCCGACATGGATCAGGAAGGTGGTCAAGGAAGCCAAGCTAAGAATAGACAAGTATAGGATGGAGCGGATATTAGTGGATAACATTGATGAGCTAATAGAGGATCTAATATCATTTGCCATATTCTGCAAGGAAAGACATGTAAAACCTGTATTGATCGAGAAGATGTTGAGGTCAAGCAGGTTAAAGGTAGCTTCTTCGGTGGACGCCGTGGTGGAGATGGATAGCGAGCCGGAGACAGTGGAGATAGAGGTCGAGACAGGAGAGTTCTATAAGACGGGAGCCAAGAAAGGTCAGCCTAAGACGGAGAAAAAGAAGATAAAGAGATGCAGGAGGATATTCGCTATATTGGACTTCAAATCAAACAGGAAGGGCAATTTCTATGACGAGTACGCTTTCCAGCTTGAGCTATATAGAAGAATGATACTGGAGAACTACGGAAAGATATTGGAGATAGAGGAGATATATAACTTCGCTCCGGGTGATCCTACTGCAAAGACCAGCCAATATAAGCTGAAAAGACAGACCGACAACCCTATATTGAATATGGCTACCGTAGTATATCTTCAAGGAAAGTATAAGTTCGAGAAAACTAATTATACGGTTACATCAAGAATCGGATCCTTAGATATAGAAGGCGAGTTTGATGTTAATAAGTTGGTAAGGAAAGAGCCGCTGAGGGACTATATATATAGAGTCATGAATGAGAGGAGAGGGTGATGGAATTTAGGGAGTTCAATAAGAGCGTTCATCGGTATGAGCTGGATCATAGCAAACCAAGGAGGAAGCTGACGTGCCCGCAATGCGGCAAGGATAAGTGTTTTACGCCGTACGTGGACGTAACCACCGGTCAGATCGTTGGAGAGCAGTTTGGGGTGTGTGATCATAAAAATAAATGTGGTTACTTTAAATATCCAACAGGGAGCGAACTTGGGAACAATGATCTTTTTACCGATTCAAACAAAGTATTAAGGAGGTACAGACCTCCTATGGATCCGGATATAGCCAACTGCATTCCGGTAAGCAAGATGTTTGAGACGCTTAATCCTTTCGAGACATCCGATCTTCAGGATTATCTATCCAATATCTTCGGATCGTATCATACCAATAGGGCATTTAGCTTGTATAAGGTGGGGATGATGAGATTCGGGGACTGGGGTAAGTGCTGTGTGTTCTGGCAACTGGATAAGAATTGGGTAGTGCGGACCGGGAAGATAATGGACTACGGGCCTGACGGGAAGAGGGTAAAGGTTCCCATGGATCATGTATGTTGGGTGCATATACTGGACGGTCAGGATTACCTGCTTAGGCAATGCCTGTTCGGGGAGTTTCTTATCAACTTCTATCCCAATGACGCTCCGGTGTATATAGTAGAGTCAGAGAAGACGGCTGTTATCTGTAACATCGTGTACCCTAGTAGGTTGTTTATGGCCTGTGGCGGTATCCATATGCTGAAAAGGGAGATGATAGAGACATTGGGTAGGAGGCGGATAGTCCTGTACCCGGATAAGGGCGACGCTTTCAACGAATGGAGAAAGAAGGTAGACAAGGATATGAGGGGGATGAATATAGAGATAAGTAATTTTCTAGAATCAAAACCCAATATAAATGAGGGAATGGATATAGCGGATTATTTTATTATTAAACAAATTTACAATGGCAAAGGTAGTTGACAATTACAAGAAATTCAAGGTGCTTGAAATAACAAGACAGGAGATGATGGATAAGCTCACCAGATATGGGTGCTTAGGTATTTGCGATATGTGTAACAGACCTACATCCGTGGGCTATTATGTAGCAGTAATCAATCAATGGATGTGCGAGGACTGTTATAATGATTTCATCAAATCAGTTGACAGGTATGAGGAGGATATGAGAATAGAGAACAGGAATTTTAATAGATTCTGTGATCTATTTAATGTCAAAATACAAGAAAAGGCATGAGAGAGCTATCTTTAGCCCAGAAAGCTATGTTAAACGGATCCGTATGCCCGTATTGCAAGGCCCCATCCACTATGATAAATACGGTGGAGGGAAAGCAAGTTGGGTGCGAGAAGTGTGGGGCTTGGATGAGATCCGATTCTACGGGTAAACCTGTAGGTAGGTTAGCCAAGCCGGATCTCCTTAGGTCTATGGATATGGTAATGACCGAGATCAACGTATTCTTAATAAAAACAGGACATGATAGACATGATCTTTACAAAGAACTATCCGGTGAGCTTATGATACCGGAGGAGCATATATCCCCTTACAAGATGTCTTTGCCATCATTACTTAAAATCATGAGACATATCAAGACATATAGTGATAATCGGATACAGATATATGATGGAGGGAGGGGGAATAACTGCCCTAGGCATAAGGCGATAGCGATAGGCGGTAGCGCATGCCACGGATGTCCGGAGCATCTATTCCATGTAGTGGATAAGGTAACTGACTTGGTGGTGTGTGACGCTGACATGAGTTACGGTGATTACAAAAAATAATTATTAATAAAAATTGACAGAACATGAAAGTAATTTTCATTCACAAACAGACAGGGTTTTATGTAGGAGGATCAGTGTTTAACAAGACATGTGGTTTTTACAAATGCAGAGATAAGATGATAGAAAAAGGCATAAGCGAGGATAAGGCCAACATGCTTATTGATATAATAGGTCCGCACTTATGTGTGTGGGAAATAAAAGATGGGGATGATCCTTACGAGAGCATGAGAAGCAGACTCGGAGATAAAGCCTCATATTTAGATGGAGAGGATATTATCGTAGAGGATTATAATTATGATGAGGAGGACGAGGATGGGGAGATCGACTGAATATTACAGAACACATCCGGAAGCCAGAAAGAAGAAGGCTGAGACGGATAAGAAGATCAACGCCAGACCTGAGCAGAAAGCCAAGAGACGGGAGTTGGGTCGCAAGAACTACAAGACCGATAAGCTAAAGGGTAAGGCTTATCGGAAGGGGAAGGATCTATGCCATACGGCTAAGGGGTTAAAATATAAATCAAGATCAGCTAACAGAGGATCTAAATCCGATACGGCTGGCGATAGAAACGCAAGAGGATGAGTGAGGATAGGATATGGAGGTCATCCAAGGAGATTATCATGGATGCCTATGAGAGGATAAGAAAGTATCAGTCGGGAGAGCTTCTCCCGGCTCGTACTGGATACGCTTATCTTGACAAGGCGTTACTGGGCGGGTTCTACCCACAACATGCGGTGGCTATAGGCGCTAGGCCCGGAGTTGGCAAATCTTATCTGGCGCAAAAAATCATGAGCAATGTGATGAATGTCAATATCAATCCACAGGCAGATGATTATGTATGGTTAAGATGTGAGTTTGAGATGAACCCAGAAGATTTGATGTTACGTTCACTATCAAAAAAAATGGGGAAAGACATACAAGATATACTCCTTAACGAGATGTCAGAAGATGAGGTAAAAGAAATGCAGAGATGCCTTAGAGAAGAGAACTCTAGCAGAATAACATACATCCCTAAACCATCAACCGTAGATGAGCTTCAAAACTTTCTGTGGAATGAGTATATGCCAATAAACAAAGATAAAAAAATGGTATTCGTGTCTATAGATCATACGGCCCTGATACAAGGTTCAGGAGATGCCAAAAGGAATATCGACTCGTTGATAACCATGTGCAATATAGCTAAAAGGACTTTTCCTAATATTTTCTTTCTTATAATATCCCAACTCAATCGTGATATCGAAGGACGACGGGATCCAAAAGATCATATGCCAAAGCAATCTGATTTTTATCAATCAGATACATTGGGACAGTTATGTACGGCTATGGTAGCGTTAAATATCCCGAAGAGATACGGGTACTCCTCATACATGCAATTTCCGCAAGGATGGTATCCTAATCTGGAACGTTTTAAAAGTGAATCAAGACGATCCTTCCGTGTGGATGGATTATTATTCCATCATATCGTAAAGGTCCGTCAACGGTCATTAGAGGAGATTGATGCGATACATGTAGATATCATGAAAGGATATGAGCGATATTATCCTGATGGAGGGGTGGTGCGCCAAGAAAGACCGGGAGGCTCGGATGCCCCCGTGGGTAGCGGCAAGCCGGACACGACCGTGGTGACGCTGCCGCCCCCGCCTCCCAGTATCCCATTGGAGCAACAATATATACCGCCTAGTGATGATTTCAATGTAGTACATGACGAAACACCTTATTAAGCATGAGATTGAGAAAAAATTTTTTGCTTGTCATCATAAAAGGGATGGAGATGTTATTAAAAGCCAATTTCTCCACCGAAAACAAGATGGGCATACGAGAGATTATATCCTCATTAAAGGAAATGGCCGAATACAGTATCAGGTATATCATAAACCGGGACAGGGAGAAGGAGATCATGAGCATCTGTGATGAGGTATCCAATAAAGTACAGGAGTATAAAAGAATGAACGATAACTCAATGGTATTGGAATTGGAGAACTTGAAGCGGGAGGTAGTGGCGGTAGAGGATCTTCTTAGCTCTTACAAGGGGGTTCTTGATGCCGAGCTGGTGATAGCCGAGGATGATATCAGGATCATACGGGACAAGATCGCTATAAGCCTGAGGGAGGACGGGACATGTAAGAGCATGACTGACGCCGATAAAAGGGCTAGGGTGGACGTAAGATACGAGAGGGCGTTAGAGGATTATCGCATCCTTCTAAGATGCGCCAATACGGTTAGGGCTAAGATGTCGGTTATAGGACATCTTAATCAATCAATAAATCAATCCATATCAGTTGGCAGGGTTGGTATGGCTAATGAATCTTATACGGTAAAACAATATGAGAAAGGGAAAGAGATTATCGAAAGCAGACGGCCTTAGGGTATTGATAGGAGCTTACAATGCTATAGAATGTAGACGTGAGTTAACTATGTGTGCAGCTATAACCGAAACGGCTAATATGCTTGGATTAGTGGATAGAAAAAAAGTTTTAGCATATGAACTTATACCTGAGTTGAGGATGTTTAAGCCGATAAATAGTCGTATAGAGGAAGCTTGGTTCAATCTTTCCGATAAGTATACAAGGCTATATATATTACGCACGTTGATTAACATATACAACGATACCGATCATCCTGGTATAGTAGAGAAAATAGCTAGAAAGATTAGGTCAATATTTTAACTCATTAACTTATGTATATTAATTTTGAACAGATGATGACATCAGGATTAACAATGTCCGATGTCGGGTATCTTTTGATGATCCGGCAGAAAGAGGAGATGGCTAGCGTCATTCCAAAGGAGAAAATAGATAGTTATAAAGCATCTGGTTATATCGAGCTTCAGAAGAATGGGAAGTGGAAGATAACACCAAGGGGAGGGTCGTTGCTGATGCTGATAGAGACGCCCGGCCTGACCCCGGAGGTCGAGGGGATCCGGGACCGTATCGTTGGGGTATATAACGATATGGGGAAGGATACAGGGGCTATTAAGGAGGTAGAGAAACGGCTCGTATGGTTCGTGGCTAATACCAACTTCAAGGAAGAACCTATAGTAAGAGCCGTAATATCCCACATAGATCTTAAACGTGAATATACGATGAGATTGGATAACTTGATCTGGAAACCATCAAATGTGTATAGCGTGCATATGAGTTTGTCGGAATCAACGTTATTCGATACGATCATAAAAATGTATGGCATGACGTCTGACTTGTATCTTAGGGAGAACAAGAACAAGGAGCTGGCATGGTTGTTCGCCATAAGCCGGCTTCCGGATCCCCCAAAGAGAATGGATAAGGAATACGCTATCACAGGCGATGTTAAGATGGATATCGAAAGGATATCAGATATAAAAAAAGAATTAGGTAGAAGATTAAAAATGTCGATTTAGATTATGGAAAAGGATAAATTATTGAGAATGATAAAAGAGGTGATATTCGAAAAGGTAGGTGAATTTAATGGGCTTAATCATCCTGAATCGATAACCAATAATGATGAGCTGGGCGCGGATATGGCCTTGGATTCCCTTGATTTCGTGGAAGTCGTAATGGAAATGGAGAAGAGAACTGGTAGATATATACCTGATGAAGTGCTTGATGTCAAGCCTTATCGCGAATTGACGGTAGGAGAGCTTACAAATATGTTGTACGATTATTTAAAGGATTATGAAAAGAGATGAGTTATTGGAGATAGTGAGGGAAGAGATATTCGAGAAAATGCATGAGTTCAATTACATTAATAATATAGAGGTAATTGACGATGTAAGAGAAGACAGTAATTTGTCATCCGATCTAGCTATGGATCCATTTGATTTATTAGAGGTATTGATAGGGATTGAAGAAAAGATGGATATAAGGATACCGGATGATGTCTTTGGCGATAAATCTGTCGATGAACTAACTGTAGGGATTTTTGTGGATATGTTGTACGATTGGCTTGAGAGTAAGTAATGGACTTCGGATATGATGATTGGGAAGAGGGGCTAGAGACCCCTCTTGTCGATGATTGCGATGACGATAATAATGAGGAGGAAGAATATGATTTCAGTTAAGGAGTTAAGAATAGGCAATATTGTGAAAGATAAGGATGGTAATATATGGAGGATAGGATGTATTACCGGTATGCATAAGGACAAAGGGAGTTTGATTCTCGAACGCAGAATTGATAATGGCACAATAAAGTGGTATACTTCCGAATGTGATGTTTATCCAATAAGCTTGAATGAGAGGATATTGGATTGGATTGGATTTAACGATTATGATAATCATGATTACCGCAATAAAGGAGATATAACAATAACAAAAGATTACGTTTTAAGTATCACGCGTTTATGGGGTAACACAGTTGTTAAAATGGATATCAAAGGATTCCATCACCTTCAAAATATAGCATATGATTTATACGAAACATCACTTGATTTAAATATATTCGATGATGACTATCCCGGAGACACATCTCTTGTGTAAGATAATAAATGGGGAGAAGGTTCTCGCCGCTTCTTACTCGCAGATAGACACGTTTGTCCAATGTCCATATAAGTGGTATAAGACTTACGTGGAGGGTCACAGATCCACGGAGAAGCACGAGGCTACGTCATATGGTACGGTTATCCACCAGACAATGGAGTATTTCTTCAAGAACGGATGTAGACCTTCTTATGAGGATATGAGTAAGGCTTTCAATTACTATGCGGATATAGAGAAGATTCCTTTTGATAGCGTAAAATCCCAGATCGAGTCTATGCAACATGCGGCTAGGCTAATAAGATGGATTGTGGGGTTGTTTGAGAAGGATGCTGCTGGCAATTATAAGAAGGCATGGTCTGATCTTACGCCAATGGAGAAGGTGGTCCGGGGGTCGAGACCGGCCGGCGTGGAGGAGGGCTTCGTCCTGCCTTATAAGCTACCCAAGCCACTTACCTTGGATGGCGTGACGTACGATAAGGTACATATCATAGGATCGGTGGACTGGCGTGGAGAGTATAAGACAAAAGACAGGATAGCTATGTATACGATAGACTGGAAGTCCGGGAGAAAATTATTCGATGAGGATAAGCTGCTTCACAATCTCCAGCATCCGATATACGCCTTCTACATACTGAGAAAGTACAAGGTATTACCGGATATGTGCAGCTATTTCTTTACCCGCATGCTGGACAATCAGAACGTGAAGGTAGATAAGGAGAAAGTAGAGAGATCGGTCAAGGAACTTAACGATATTCTCCTTGACATGTATGATTTCGAGACAAATAAAATAGATAGCTATCAAGCTCACGTTTGGGACGACGCCAAACAGGGGTATAAGTACGAGAAGCGCTACCTCATGGGACGCCAGCCGGCCTGCCTTGAACCCCGCCCCAAGCCCTTGTGTTTTTGGTGCGATTTCTCGATCCACAAACAAGGGACATGCAGGTACTCATCGGATTGGGATGAGTCAAAAAGAAAGAATAAAAAAGATTAACTTTATTAAAAAGCCTAGGTAAATATCTAGGCTTTAATTATATTTGTGTCAATAAATAAATGATTATGGATAAAAACGAAAGAGAAAAACAGGTATTGGATCTTCTGATGTCTAGAAAGGATATTAGGAAATTGGTAGAGAAATCAAATGAATGTTATTCTAAAATGGATTTCGTTGGTGCCATGAAATGCCGGCAGGAGATAAAGGATATCGTAGATCGAGAATCTAAAATCATGTTGACAAAAAGTGAGTCTTTGATAGGCTTGATGAATAATGCTGATAATGAATATAAATTCAATATGCTGGTATGGCTACATTCCATGATGTGTATGGCGGATGTATTTAACGGGATATTGGAGGATTTCAAGGATGGGGTAAGAAAAGCCAATGGCAACTCCAAGTTCGTTAAGTTCGATAATCTGGATCGGTTAATGACAGAATGTAAGAAGGAGATTGATTACCTGATGAAAGGCACAAGTAAATCATTCCAGATATCTTTTGCCGTAAGAAGCGATGAGCTAAGGGAGATGATAGAGAATATGGTTGGCGACAATATCCGGGAAGGGTATGATATGTTTAAGGAAGAGGCTAAGATGACCAAGGAGACAGACAGGAGCAAGATAGAGGAATTTAATAAAAAGCTTGACCATGATCAAATGTAATATAAAGCTAGGCGATATAGTCTATACCCAGATAGGAGTAGGAGAGGTGATAGCCATAAGCAAGACCAAAGAGACTTTGATGGTGAAGATGGATGATGGTCGGGAATGCCCTATAAGACTAGAGTACGTAAAAGGCGTTTTTGATAACTACAAATCCAAATGATTTACAAATTAAGACCATATCAAGAGGAGTGTGTTAAAAGTATCTCCGATTACATAAATTCTGATAGACATGATCCGGTATTGATCGTAGGTCCTGTAGGTTGCGGTAAGTCACTGCTGATAGCAGAGGCGGCTAGATTGATGGGAGATAAGACGCTGATTTTACAACCATCAAAAGAATTGCTGCAACAGAACCACAACAAGATAACGTCGTATGGCATACCGGCTACCATCTACTCCGCTTCCTGTGGAAAGAAAGAACTGTCTAACATGATATACGCCACGTTAGGGTCTATCAAGAAGGTTGTTGGTCAGCTTAAGGAGATGGGGATCAGGAACGTGTTGATAGATGAGGCTCATGCCGGGTATAGCCCGGAGGACGGCAGTGAGTTCATGACATTCATGAATGAACTGAAACCGAAAAAGGTGATAGGGTTTACCGCTACACCATGCAGGCTTAAAACGATGTCGATAGGGCAGGTGTCATATTCCCAGCTTAATTTCATCACTCGTATGAGACCGGTATATTTCAAGAACCTAATCCATGTCATACAGGTGGAGGAGATGATAAGGCAAGGATTTTGGACACCTCTTAAATATGAGACATGGGATTTCAATGGAGATGCCCTTAAACTTAATTCTAACGGCTCCGAATATACGGCCGAGTCTATTAGTGAGGCGGTGAGAAAAAACGGCTTAAACAACCTTATTTTACGTCGGTTGATGGTATTAAAAGACGTATGCAGATCTATACTGGTGTTTATGGATTCTGTTGAGAGCTGCAATACCGCCGCCGAATGGATGAACGCAAAGATATGCGCTGGCATGGCGGAAGTGGTTCACGGAGGCACGCCAAAGAAACAGCGGGAGGCTATAGTCGAGGGGTTCAAGTCAGGTAAGACGAAGGTAGTGTTCAACTATTCCGCCCTCGGTACGGGATTCGATCATCCGGGTCTGGATTGCGTGATAGTAGGAAGGCCGACATTCTCGTTCTCGTCGTTTTATCAGTGGCTTGGAAGGGCAGTCCGTATAAAAGACGGAAAGGATAGTGCTTTGGTCGTTGATTGTTGTAACAACTCGTCAAGGTTCGGTGATATAAGGAAACTTAGTATAGAGAACTACAAGGGGTATGGATGGGGAATGTTTATCGGCGATAAGCTAATAACTAATATCCCGATGGGGGATAAGGTAACGAAAACAGATCTGGATATCAAAGCCGCCAAGAAAGATCGTAGGAGGGGGCTGGCGCAGGGCGTAACCGCCGCCCCTGTTCCCGGAAGGCCGGATCATCCCCTTGGATCTACGGTGATGACATTCGGCAAGTATTGTGGATGGATGTTTCATTCGATTCCAGTATCGTATTTCAAATTCATAAACGAGACATTTGACTGGGATAATGACAGGAACAAGGATATAAAAGAATACATAGATTTTTTAATCAAAAACAACAGATTATGACAGGATGTATATATCATGAGGCTGATCTTGACGGAGTAATGTCAGCGGCTATAGTAAAAAAGTATTTCAAAGGGGACATTGATCTTCTTCCTTACAATTACGGCAAGGAAATACCTGACGTGAATAAATATGATAAGGTGTTTGTAGTTGACGTGTCATTTGGCGATAGAACGAGATTCTTATTCGACGAATGGGAAGACAAGGGGATAGATGTCACATGGATAGACCACCATAAGACGGCGATAGAAGCTGTGAAGGACTATAATGTCAAAGGCAAAAGACGTATCGGAACGGCGGCTTGTGAGCTTACGTGGGAATATCTTTTCGATGATATCGAAACCCCTGACGTGGTAAAATTATTGAGCGCTTATGATGTATGGGATCATGATCGCTTCGAATGGAGTGACGTTCTTTCATTCCAATATGGGATGAGAGGGTATTGCGGGCTTGACGTTGACATGGTCAGGGAGGTGCTAAACAAGGCGAATGGCGAGTTTGTTTCTGATATGATAAGAAATGGCGAGGCCATAATAGAATATATCATCGAGAAAAACAGAGGAGAAATGAAGATGTTCTCATTCGAGGCAGATATATTTGGATACAAGGCGATATGTATGAATACTACGGAGTTTAACTCCACCACATTCGAGTCTATGTACGATCCTAGAAAACATGATTTGATGATGCCATTTTGCTGGAACGGCAGATTCTTCAGATGCTCGTTCTATACCACCAAGAAGGAGGTGGATGTCTCGGCGCTGGCACGCAAGGCCAACCCATGTGGAGGAGGCCATAAGGCGGCTGCCGGATTCCAGCTTAGCGTGGAGGATATGATGGGATTTTTGAAAGAAAGGAGGATGTGATATGGTAGGGTTGATATCTATTATTATAATAACAGTAATCTCCTTTGCCATGATGATGGAGGGATGGGAAAAATATGATTCACAAAAGTTTTACACAGGGTTGCTTGTAATAGGCATAAGTATCATAATGATATTTCCAGTAATGCAATATAATATGGAGAATATGAAAAACGTGTATAAATTTAATAAACTTAACGAGATGAAGCTAGATGATTACGGTTTCGGTTTATTCGAGTACAATGGCGCTCTTTATTTCAAGGAGGCAGATGAAGGGAGATGCTTTGATGTGAGAAGCGGAAATGAGGTTATTATCGGGAAAGATAAGATTGTAACGGTCTTGGAGGATTGATCATGAGAAAGCTTAATGACACCAACAGGACAAGGAAGAGGAGCGTACGGCACTCATGGATAAAGGCGGGTCCGGGGATCCAACGCTGCGCTATTTGTGGGATCACGAAGCGAAGTGAGTATATAGACGGGAAGACCGTTCATTGCGTGCATCTATCATCTGGTGAGCTTTACTCTATGACAGGAGAGACACCAGAATGCAGGGATTTAAGCGAGTTTTATTAATTAAAAACATGAGATATGGCAACGTGGTATAAAACCGGGGAGGAAATAAAAGCTATGTATCCAGACATAATCTTTGAAGAATATTGGATAACGAGAGAAGATGCCGCTAAGCTGAAGAGGCACGAACCTGTCATAAAAGGATGGGCTACAATAGAAATGAATGGTAATATTTTATCATGTATTGCAGGGAAAAATAAGAGCGATGAACGAGATATATTATTACATATTAAAGCATTATCCTCACTTGATGATGATGTAGCAATAAGAATACACCAAGAGGGAGGGGAAAGGATATGAAATACGAATTTAATAAATTTGACAAGGTCTTTTGCGAGGGTGAGATCTGGGAGGTTGAAAGAACGGCGGATAATACAGGTACGATGAAATTATCAACGTTATATCCAAAGGGATATGGTTTCATGTGGGCTGGAGAGGATGAGGTATTGCCGCTACATATAGCTATAAGGGAACGACTTATAGACAAGGATGAGGCGGAGGAGATAGTAATGAATAGCAATAAGGCCTTATCGGAGGAGATCATCCAGCCAGATGGGAATGAGGACGCCAATAAAGGAGGTGGGCTGCCAGGCAAGGACGGGACGGGGAAGGACGACCGGGCCGACGGTAAACTCCGGTGGGATCTCCTTCCTTTGGCTGAGATAGAGGACATCGTGAGGGTATATACGGAAGGTGCCAAGAAGTACGCTGATAACTCATGGCAGGATATACCTGATGGGTTCAATCGTTATCTAGGTGCACTCATGAGACACTTGGTTGCTTATACGAAAGGGGAGAGATATGATAAGGAGGGATTCATGCATCTATCCGCCGTATGCTGGAACGCCATAGCGTTATTATATTACGATAAACATAACAAAGGGCTTATAGAATGGAAGAGTCAGGAAAAAGAGTAGTAGATGAGAGATTAAGAGCTATCGACAAAAGAACAGGTAAATACGTTAATGTAATCAAGCGCACTATTGATGATAGCCTATTCCCGATAGTTAAGTATCTCAGTTACAGTTATAATGAATTAAATTATGATTATGTAAAGAATCTGAATTTTGATGTAGACGTAAATTGGGAGCAGCGTAGATATCAGATTGTTAAGGATTTATTATCTAACAATTTCGATGGGAGAAAGATGAGTATAGATGAGGTAGATAATGCTATATTTACCGCTGATTTGATTATTAACAGATTAATAACTATTTGAGATGGTAAGAATTGATTTTTTCACGAAGAAAGACGCTGGATACAGCGACTACATGCGATATATTATCGCCAACACATTACAGGAGTATGAGGGTGAGGTTACGTTGAACCAGATCCCGGAGAACAAGGCCACGGAGGAGGAAATATCCAAGTACGGTATAGAGGTATACCCTACTATCATCATCAGTGGAGATAATATGGATGGCTTTAACAAACTTGAGGGGATGGCTAGAAAGGCTGACCTTATCAACGTCATGTCATTATACGATAAAAAATAAGCCCATGACGCTAATGGATAAATATTTTGGCTGGAAAGATATATTCTTTGACAGGTTCGTGCATTGTTGTAATGAAAAAAGTGATCAACCACAAGGAAGTAATATACCTCTAGCCAAAATAAACTTCGATAACAAGACAGGATATGTGGAGGACGGGACTATTAATATAGCCGAGCTTCTTCAATATCTTTGGATAAATAATAAGGTCTATAGGTGTGAATATGCACCCATAGATATATCCTCTGTCTTGCAAACATTGATTAGATTGACCGAGAACGCTAAGTTCATATTTGACGACCAACCCGGCATACATGATATGATCCCATATAGAGGTTTTTTTCTTAGAGATGATTTTTTACCCGGGAAAGATTATTCACTTGATTTGGATAAAATAGTGAGCGGGATGGGAGGATGGTATGGGGAGGATGAGGATCCATGTTACTCGATGTTCGTCAGTCAAGATCAGATATGGAACTTGAACCCGATATTGAAGGTATTAGCTGATGAGGGATCTATTCTAGCCAAGGAACTTGGGTATGATATGAACTCATATGTCAGCGATAATGGATACACGATATACAACCCATATCTGTCATGGATCAATCATTACTATCATTATTGCCCGACATTTAATGAGGATAAGCTGAAACCTTGGGATAGGGTGGAAGACAGAAAGAATAAATTCAAGATGACGGATAAGGTTAAGAGAGGCGCCAATAATTGGTATTATTCAGGCGGGACTATATCTTGTGTGGATAATTTCTTGGGGAAAGAATACAGGAAAAATCTCCGAACCTTCATATATCGTGGAATAGTATTCTTTTTAGATCGGATATGGCATACACCATTGTTTGAGAAGATGGGCGTGAAAATGAAATACAACGCTTATTATTGTTATGCCGCTACTTCCGGGATATGGTATGATAAGGGATTCAAGGAAAGACTAGCCAAGAGGTTTAACAAGTCGCTGGGCGGCGACGGGGAGCTGTTCGGGGCTAACCTAGCCTGCATGGTATGTGACCGTAAGGATATCGATTGGGAGGCGCTTCGTTTTTGGCTTGAAAAATACGATGATCCTACTGATAAGGGTATGGTGAATAGTCCTATCCAATTTATGTATTTATATTTATATTACACTTTTAACAAATAACTTGAAATGAAGAAGATAAATGACTGGGTTATAAAAACATTTGGGTTGAGAGGCTCATGGAGCTGGGCTAAGAAACAGATGTTAAATGGAGCGATCATTAAACGTAAGGCTACTACAGGGACATACAAAATAGCTATTGATGATGACAAGAATAGGTTACTTGTAGCCACATGGGATCATCTAGATCAAAACCCTGTATGGGAAAGGTGTCCGCATAGTTTATTAGATGAAGATGCGGTTGATTATTTTGTCACAGCTCATAAGGAATTATCATATGGAGGCATAAAGATCAGGATGAAAGATGAATTTAATTGTAACGATAAAATATCGAAAGTATGAAAAAGATTACCGATAAAGACGTAGAGGCTCTTAAAGCCGGGAAGAAGGTGACAAAAGGCTTTATCCATATGCAGTTGGATGATAAGGGGAGATTGAACATGTGGGCTGATATCAATATAACTGACAAATATAGGGACTTTGAAATAGACGCTAGCAAATTGTTTGATCATGGGATTCTTACTGAAGAATATGATAAACTTAGAATTATAAACATACATTAGCAAGGTAGAAGAATATGAGAAGAAGGATGATAGGCGGTCAAACCGTTTCAAACGGTATATATATCTTACACACCAATGGCAAGTTGTATACTAGTGATAAATGGAATTATTCGTGGAGAAACGACGCCGTAGGAGTGGCGTTGATAAGCGACAACAGCAGCTTCGTTATTTCAGGTATTGAGCTTAAGAATCGAAGCTGGTCTAATACGACTGGATTGATCCAAGGAGTAACTACAATAACATCAAGTAATGAAGCCAAAAAAGATTTTAATGGATTTCAAAACACACAAAGTATCGCGGAATATACGCATGCTAGTGCCGCTTATGAATGTACTGTTACTCAATTCAAGAACGGGCAAATGGGATATCTGGCATCAGTGGGAGAATGGATGGAGATCATGAATAATTTAGATGAGATTAACAGATGCATGTCTCTTATCGATGGATTAGATATAGACGAAGGCACTACAAGTTATTGGACTAGCACTCAATATAATTATGAGAAAGCATGGTTAGTGACTTATAACGGGAATGAGTTTTATCCAAATGATGAGAGAAAGGGCGTTTCCTTCTATGCTATTAGAGTAATATCACAATTAAAGTGATTATATACCTAAACGATAAATAATATGAAAGTATTATCATTATTTGACGGGATATCATGTGGGTATCTAGCGTTACGGAGGGCCGGCATACCTATAGATACTTATTACGCTTCGGAGATAGACAAGACATGCATAAAGGTAAGTCAAAAACATTTTCCGAATATCATCCAGTTAGGGGATGTCAATAACTGGAGAACATGGGATATCCCTTGGAAAGACATAGATCTGGTCATGGGAGGATTTTGTTGCCAGAGTTTCTCTAGCTCAGGTAAGGGTAAGGGGTTTATGGACGCAAGGGGAAGGCTTTCTTCTGCTTTTCGGACATCGTAAGGTATTTAAAGAAGGAGACCAAAGGTAAGATCCTGTTCTTGGGCGAGAACGTCCGGATGCGGGACGAGCACCGCTGGGTGATCACCGAGGAGCTTGGCGTGGAGCCGGTGGAGATCGATAGCGCCTTTGCGATCCTGTACCTAGAAGTACTATGAAGCTTAAATTTAAAACAGAGTTAAGAGATGATTATAAACAAGAAATGGTCAATGCCGAACAGCGAGACATTCAGCATAAAACCGATAAGGGAACTTATAGATAAATATCGAGAAGAGGGGATGGTTATAGTGGATCCATTCGCCAGAAACAGCGATATAGGGACAATCACCAACGATCTTGACCCTGATACTAAAGCTATGTATCATAAAGACGCCACAGACTTCCTGCGTGGTCTTAAGGATAATATGGCTGATATGGTATTATATGATCCACCATATTCTTCGAGGCAGGTATCTGAGTCGTATAAAAGACTTGGAAGATCTGTTAATATGCAAACAACGCAATCTAGTTATTGGGCTAGGCAGAAGAATGAGATAGCTAGGATCACCAAGAAAGGCGGGGTGGTCATTACCTGCGCATGGAACTCCGGCGGTATAGGGGCCGGTCTTGGTTTCGAGCAGCAGGAGATTCTTCTCGTGGCTCATGGGGGATGGCATAATGATACGATCGTTACTGTAGAGAAAAAGATCAAGGGTTAGATGAAAGAAAGGATATTCACCACAAAAGAACAGGGGAGGGTGCTGGTCGAGGCCGGCCTCCCTATCTCCACCGCCATCGGTTTCAGAGACAAGTATCTGGATCAATTACATTCTATGGAGGATGACGCTGGTCGTATAGGACTGATCGAGGCCGTTACCCCGGATATATCCAACCCTGTTTGGGATGTAGGGACGTTACTGAATTTACTCCCATATGAGATAGAGGGTTGTACATTCGAATGTTATAAGCTAGAACATGCATGGTCTGTAACGTATAGAGATATAGATGAGATCCCTATATATTGGAGTAGCGAGAAACTTCTTGTAGACACATTGTTTTCGATGATGATGGAATTACTTAAACATAAGATTATATGAGCATAAAGCAAATAACAAAATTAAGGTACAAAACGAAAGATAAGCCTCCTATGGAAGGTGTTCCTCTTTTAGGATACAACAAAAGATATGACTGTCCGTGGATAGTAGTGTACAGAAGCAAAGACAAGTACTACACTTGTATGAAGTACGACACCGAATTTGAAACATATCCACCGGAAGAATATGAATATTTATATCCATGAAAATATGAAACAAGAAACAAGAATAAGATACAAAACAGAGGATAATCCGCCTATGGCTAATGTCCCTCTTATAGGATACAGCAAAAAATATGACTGTTGGGTAGCGTTAGTATACAGAAAAGGGGATAACTATTACACCAATATGGAGTGCGATGTTGAATATAAGACATCTCCTCCAGATGAGTACGAATACGTATATCCGTGAGAACTAGAAGGGATATATTTATATTTAAGCATGATTAATATTATTTTTATATTATTCATGCTTTTATTTTTGTTTAAATCTTACTTTTGTATCAACATTAAAAACCAGATTGTTATGGATGGAGACAAACAAAAAGTCAATGAACTTACGATGAGGACGCTGGGTTCTCATTATGGCGGATATGCCTATGTAAAGGTAAAAAATCGTCAAGCTGATGTAAAGATAGATTGGAAGTTGTTGAGAGCTATAGAAGAAGGAGAGGTGGAGATAGACAACGAGAAATACCATCTATCCGGGATAGAGTATGTAGCTAAAAGATATCAGGACATGTTTTACGCTGGTCGTGATATTTATTATTTCAAGGGCATAGGAGGGCATGGGATGACCGATCTTCTTAGAAACGCTATAGATGATTTACTAGACACCATAAGTAGTAGAGAGGCTTATCGTAATGCAGAGCATAAAATGTACGCCCAAATGAATCAACTTACTGAAGCGGGAGCCATGATCAGCTTGGCTATAGAATTACTAACATCTAATATCCGTCATAGTTATGGAGAAATTAATTTTGAACGATATCCAAGACCTGTGGAGGTGGAGGGAGAAGATAAACATTGATGACTTCAAAGAGGATCCTATGGCTGAGGATATGCCATTATATTTCCCGTGCGCCGTCGTATGGCATGTGAATTGGGGTGAGCATGACGCTGATAATTATATATGTTATGGATTTGTTTATGTAGCAGAAATATTAGGGATATGAACATTAAAAAACAGATAATTCTTGACGATAAAGACTATGAGCGATTAGTGCACGATGCTAATCTCAGTAATGATGAGATAAAAAGCAAAATCGCCAGCGCTCTAACCACCGATATAGTGGTTAGTTTCGATTTCGATGTAAATAAAAAGGTTACGGGGAATATGAGGATCGAAAGCGCCGCCTATAATCTAGGATATAATGAATATGATAATATCGTAAGGGCTAGAGACAAGAATATTCACCATGCTGTTTATACAGCTATATATGATTATCTTGAGAAAATAAAGAGAGATAATAATGAGCTAAGCGCAAAAGATTGGATATTATTCACGTCTATAATCTTATCTGTTTTAGCGATGGGATTTGCAGGCGGATGGTTGGCATTTAATTGATTGAATTATGGGTAATTTAAAAGACATAAAACATGAATAAAAGAAAAATCAAAAAGAAACTCCATTTAAATAACAAAGGCATTGATGGGAAGATAGCTAATAATACGACATTTGATTTCGATTTCAATGTTGAAAAGAAGGAGAGCAATAAACTAAATACAGAAGATTGGGCGCTGTTATCACTTATGATTTTGTTTATTTTTGCGATGGGAGTTGTAAGTGGATGGTTGGCGTTTAATTGTTCAAATCATGGATAATTTAAAAGATATACAAAATATGACCAGTAAATTACTATTTTTCGATTTAGAGACAACCGGGGTTAAGTTCTGGAGAAACGGGATACACCAAATAGGAGGGATCGTGGATATCGACGGGCAGGAGGCCGAGAGGTTCGACATCCGCCTAGCCCCGAACCCTGCCGCCACGATAGAGCAGGAGGCGCTGGACGTGGCCGGCGTTACCTTGGAGCAAGTGCAGTCTTATCAGCCTATGGAAGACGGATACAGGCAGTTAGTTGGTATATTATCCAAATACGTGAATAAGTTCGATAAGAGGGATAAAATGTATTTAGTGGGGTATAACAACGCTGGATTCGATAACAGCTTCCTACGGGCTTTATTCCAGCAATGTGGGGATAAGTATTTCGGATCATGGTTCTATCCTAACTGTATGGATGTATATGTTATGGTGACACCGTTCCTGATGGGCGTAAGAAACGATATGGAGAACTTTAAGTTGATGACCGTAGCCAGAACTATGGGTATTGAGATCGACGAGAATAAGCTCCATGACGCTACTTACGATATTGAGCTGACTAGAGATATATTTTATAAGATAATCAACAAAATGGATGTTAAGTTATGAGGGGAATTTTAGAGGCTATGCATGATTACCCGGATGAGGCGCTTGGGTTGTGTTTCTTTTTGATAGTGGTTATCTGGTTATTATCAGGTATATTTGAGAAAAAAGATGAATGATAAACTCGATAAGATACTGGATCTCCTAAGATCTCAAAATGAAATGATCAAGGATATTCACGACTATGTGAAAGAAGTTACCAGCGAGAAGTATATAGGAGAATCTAGAATGACAAGCTTCTCTATTAACTTGGCCGCTGATATACTTACCGAAGCCATTAGCCCTAAGATAAAGGAGATGATGGTGGATCTATTGAAAAAACAAGGATGGAAAACTGAGTGAAATATGGGGACTTATGAGAGAAAAGTAAATCAATTAAAGGATTTGATGAGAAGGAAATACAAATCAGCTTACAATAAATCCAAGGAAATGGACATAGATATAAGCTCAATGACATATCTTCCATGCCCAGACGCATTTAACGTCATAAATATTGAAAAAATGCATGTTATTCTTGATCGGGTCAATAAGATCATAGATGAGAATAAGGATAAGCTCAAGAACCCAACTTGCGCCACTTGTGTACATCTACATGATCGGGAATGGGCGAAAAGATACAGGAAAGTATGCTGCTCCATTTGGCAAGTGTGCGACCATTATATAAACCCTAACAGGAAATATGATAGGGAGCAAAAGACTTATACGAGACGCCCAAGCAATAAGGCTTGTCCTAATTATGAATATGGTGATGATAATTTTGAAAACAGAAAAAGATGCTTAAAGAAAAAGAATACCCGATAAACAGCTATGGCCCAGTACGCACCAACAAAGACCGGACGTGCGTCTGCTGTGGCGATACGGTTCCCGCTGGTAGCAGCAGGATGATGCCGAGGAACGCCAAGTCCAGTTATTGTCTATGCATATCTTGCTTCAAAAAATGGAAATCTGTTGGTGGAGATCTTAAACTGATGGACAATCTCAGCAATGTGAAGAAAGAGCATATCATATATATGTCTAAGATCATGAAAGGTAATTGTGACATTGTTAAAGGTCATAAGCTTTATATAGCCCTAAAGAAGGCGATAAACGAGAAGAAGGTAGCCGTTATCAGATTCGATACCGACCAACCGATATGTATATCGACAAGAATCATGAATCCTTCATTCGGGGTGATCATGGACGAGTACGGTAAGGATATATTCCAAGGTAACCTTAAGCTAATTAATGTCCCTAAAGGTGTCAAGGATCTAATAGTTAACTATATAGAAAAATATCGTAAATTATGAACTTCAAGACATTTGTATTCATGATCCTTACATTCAGGAGAGTAGATCCTATACCTAAGAACATAGGTCTTATGTTGAGTATAACATTCTGGATATCTATAGTATGGATAATATCCAACTTTGCTATATTGATAATGAGATTAATAAAATAGACAAGATGAAACAAGGAGACGTGATATACAAGAATGGCATGGAGCTGCTTGTAGTATTAAGTTACGACCATAATGAGCCATGTAAGGGCTGTTTCTTCTACAAGAATAAGGCGTGCGGATCAGAAAAACTGATAAAATGCTGGGATTGTAAAAAGGAATATATATTCACGGCTATACGTAAATATAATACGACTGAACTGTGCGGAATAGTAAAAAGATATGAGGAGACGTATAAGATAATACTTAAAACAATCAAGAAGATTGAGAAAGAATGTCAAAAATATGTTATCTGGGATACTGTGCATGTGATGTTGAAAGATGATGGAGAGCTTATTATAAAAGCCTTATCCAAGGATAAGTCCGTGCTTTTAAATGATTTCATTATATATGTCAACAATAATGGGAGTATAGATGAAGAGGACTATGATCTATTATTAACTAAATAATTGATAGTACAAATGGACAAATCAAACAAAATAGAGAATCTAGCAAACAAGTATGTTGAAAGGCATATAAGAGATAGACATCTAAGCGATGATACGATAAAAGAAATAAAAATAGCTTATATTATGATTATAAAAGATTTTATAGCTATTGTCGATAAATCTACATCAATGAATGAAGATGATATAATATACGTCGTTAACAACATATCATCAATATTATATGAACCTGTAGAAATCTCTAATACCGATAAAAAAATATTGGAGATAGGGATAGCGCTAGGCCTAAAGGGCGCCATATCATGTATATTTGGTTCATTATTAAAAGATGACTGCAATATAAAAGATGAGATAATTGATATATCTAAACATATAAAAGAAAAATTAATATCAGATAATCATGGATAATAAACAACTTTATAAAATAACGTTGACAAGGGAACAACTGATGCTGATATCCCGGTGCGTGGAAGACATAAGCAGATACGCAGCCGGAGACATGGGTCTTCAGCATACCACGGAAACTTTGATAGATGATATGGACAGGACGGAGTCGCTGGGGATAAGAAGCTTTATAGCAAACAACTCGATGGCTATAAGAAGAAGGCTGTTCCCGGATCTCGAAGACTATGAACATATAGGGTATGATGGAGGTAGTAAAGATATGATCAATAGAAAGAGACTTATCGGAAACACCTACCAGATATATAGATCAATACTGCATCAATTGGCTATTGACAAGAACTGGAATAACGTGTATAGCGACATGACGTTACCTTCAGGCGATATGGGGATGATTAAGGTGGAGAGGGTTGACGATGATAAGGATAACGACATTTAACGATACTAAAATATGAGCTTATTTGTATGCGCTAAATGCGGTTGCGTTGATAATACCGCTACGTCTAGTTATTGGATGTTGACAAACGAGTATATGGTGGACAAATTCAAGTATGCCAAGGAGCTACAGCCGTACAAGGGCATGGGGCTGTGCAGCGAATGCGGGAGGCTGGCTACCAGTCCCGACGGCCGTGATGTCGTGGTGCCCGGTAAATGGCACGGGAAGTTCCCGAAGGAGAAAGCTACCGAAGAGCAGTTGAAACATGTAGGATATAAAAATCTAATAAGATGAATAAGATAAGAAAAGGAGAAGTTAAAATATATAAAGGGAAAGAATACATAGCTATCCCTGAGATAGAAGAAGAGAGTTGTACGGGATGTTGTTTTTACGGCAAAGGGATTTGTTTAATAAATCATGCTGATGATCCTAATTGCCTTCATAGCGGCATGATCTGGGAACAAAAAGAAAATAGTATGAGCGATATCAAAGAAAAGTCTATCAAATTAGCCATAGATGCCATGAAGCCCATACCGATACACTCATCACCATGCTACAGCGTAAGTGATAACAGATCGCCGGAGGAAAAGCATGAGGAGGAAATGAGGTTTTGTAAGGATCTTAACGACCTTAGATGTGAGATGCTTATTGATATGGCTAAGAAAATAGAAGAGTATTTATTACAAGATATATAACAACCTTAAAAAATCATTATATGGACATTGAACTTTGCAAGAAAGAATTTTTCTTATTAGATGAAGAACTGGAAAGTTTTAAAGATTTTTTGAATGATCCTACAAAAAACATCTATCATTCTATTGATGGAGTAAAAATTGTCAAATCAGAAAATGGGGAACTTTGTGGAGTAGGTAGAATACCTCATCGTCTAAAAATCGTAAAATAAAAAAAATGACGTTATTATGGCTACTAAAAAACAGATACTAGAATCAGATGAATTACTTCAGCAAAAAAGAAAGGCTTATCATCTTTCAGATGAAGGATTCGAGGAATATAAAAAGTTCTTGTCAGATCCCGATCAAAAGAAATTTTGTTTCAAGGGATATTATTATGTAGAGGTAAAGGAGCAGGATGATAAAGAGCTATTAGGAGCAATGAGACGAGTAGTATATGAATAAAGTAAGGTAATTATATATCATTTAAATTTTGAATCATGAAAAAATATAAATTGTTAATAACAGATTTAGACGGGACACTGATTGAGACGGTATCAGGGAATACATTCCCTAAAGGTATATGGGATATGAAAATCAAACTCGACGTGTTTGAGGCTATCAAAAATTACGCTCCTGATGATATACTAATCATATCAAATCAGGGAGGTATAGAAAAAGGCTTCGTAGACAAAGAGATGTTTGAATATAAATTCGATTATATATCAAGCGCATTGGAGGATTATACCAATATATCCGTATACAACTTTTATTGCGACAACAATGATAAAGATAACATCAATAGGAAACCAAATACGGGGATGATAGACCAGTATATGGATTATATCAAATTCATAAATGATAATGTAGATGAGGAAAATAAGATCATATACGATACTATCATGATGATCGGGGACGCTTCCGGAAAAGAAGGGCAGTTCTCCGACTCCGATAAGAAGACGGCGGAAAACTTCGGGTGTGAGTATATGGATGTGGATGATTTTGTGGATAAGTATAAGGGCTGATAACAGTAGAAGGATAGGGTGATAATCGCCTATCCTTCTATTATTATGTAAATCCATTTTCGGATTACATTAAGCATCAATAGTATAACTATTTATTTATGCTCATCTTTCTTTCCTTGTTATCAAACATTCAATGCAAAACGCAGTTATCATACATACAATTGTTGATCTTCCCTCAGTAAGGTTTTTACCATTTTGGGTAAAAACTTTATAATAAATATCGGTAATTATATACAACCTTGCACCAAATGGTATATAATCACCTATCAGTTATCTTCCCCTGTCAAAGTACCAATTAGCGTCCTCACCGGACTCGTCCTTATCCCTACCTCCTAAGAAGAATCCCATCGTCATGCCGTTGGTCATCAACCAGTAGTCGGATGTCTGCTTAATATCCCTAGCCGTCTTGATATTATACCATTGCTTACCAAACGAGAACTTCATGAGCTGCCTCCATAGCTTGCTCTCTCCCTTATACACGCCGGTCTGGACGGTAGCGAACGGATCCCAGTTTCGAGGATCGGTGAGATCGCCTAACTTTCGGGCGGTAACCAGCGGATCTTGCAGCATATCTATGGCGTTAAGCTCCATGAACGGGGATGTCTGGGAAGCGATCTCATTGATCGTCCTGAACCCGATATAGGTAATGAACTGTCCGAACCAGCTATCCTCATTATCCTCCCTATATCCCATCAACGCCCGTCCTATGGCTATCATGGTAGCGAATACCGCCATATTGATAATCGATCTCTTGATATTGATCTGCTCGTAGGGGGTAAGTTTATCATACTCTTCTTTAAGCACGTCATATGCCTCTCCCATCCTGCCCTCGGACATCGAGCCATAGACATTCCCGGCCAATCTCCATAATGTTCTCATATATCCTTCCTCGAATTGGTTGGTCTGAAAATTGAAACCGGCTTTCTTATACGCCCGCTGTACGGCCAATATAAACCATCCACGATGAGGTAGCACCATGTTAAGGATAGCGTTCCGGCTAGCCCCCACCCGGTTCTGCTCGTTCAAGGCGCCGTTGCAGATCTGCTCCATGCTCCTGACCCTACTGGACAAGGTGGGTATATATCGGTCTATAATATCCTTGTTAGCCTCGTTCTTAGCCACAATCTTTCCGTCCTTGACATCTACCATGTTCCACATAGAATAATCCCTTAAACGCTCCCAATCGCGTTTAGCCTCATTAGCGGACATATTTCTGTCTTTCATCATCATCTCCTTGAAATTGGAGTATGACCAGAACTGACCCTCGTATAGGCGGGTATCATCCATGACCGAGATAATAACCTGCGGATCCAACGGGGAGTTAAGAACCTCCATCATCTTAAACGGCAGATCCCGGAATAAGGTTCTCCAGATCTTGTTGTACGCCGCCGATCGTACACGGTTGCGGACATTAAACACACCTAGGGCCTCTCCAACGACATATAGCTTGTTGGTACGGTTTATGTCCCCGATCTCCGACACGTACGTACTCAACTGCTTCTGGGCTTCCCCATAGGCGTATTTCATGGAGTCCTTGCTTATATACTGCCCTACCATACCTTCCAAAAGGAAGTTGGCCTGCCCGGTAAGGGCGCCGGTAGCCGCGACGAACGGGGAGAAGCCTAGGTTGGATTTGGATACGAATTTGGTAAACATAAGAGCCAGCTTATTAAGATCGACCTTATAATTACCTATATTCCATTCAGCCCGCTTATTGTTTATCCTGACGTCATAGATACTGGCGTTAACCCAATCTTGAAACATCCTATAGGCATGCGTTGCCTCCGGATTCTTACCGCCGTCGTATTGTGTCTCCAGCATCATGTTCCTGTATCCCATGACATCATCCAAAGCCGCTCTCTTATGCTTGTAAGCGGCTGCTTGTAAGGATAACATGGAATAGGAGTACGCGAAATCATGAGATACGTCATCGGCATTCTCTAGCTTACTCAGATAGTACTTGGGGATCATGCGATATTTGTTATCGTTCTCATTAAGCTCTCCTAGGTCTTGCCCTTGACCGTGTATAGGGTCATCCACCCTCTCGCCAACAATATCACGCACGGCGTTGCCGATGGCCGCCTTCGGGTCAACCCCGGCCTGCACCATCCTCTCCACGCCGCCCTTGGATATTTGTGGTATCTGGTAGATGTTCCTGAACCGCTCATCATAGTCCTCCATAGCCTTACGGCTTATGTTAAGCAGCTCCTTCCTCATCTCCCACTTATCCTTATTGATCGTAGCTTCCTCCCCTTCGTTGGTAATACCGTATTTCTTGAAAAAAGCCTCGTTCTTGTACTTATCGAACCTAGGCGTATGATATCCATAACCCAGATCGGGATTATAATTAGGATTCCGGAAAGAACTCTCGGCGTCAGCCTCATCAAGCCACTGGTTATTGATCGTCAGATCGATCATATTAATATCAAACCCGAAACGGAATACGCTCTCTTCCTTAGATATACCATTTTCTATGGCATCAAAGAACTCGGATACCTTATACGTACCGTTATTTATCTTCCTAACGAAATCAGAATATCCCTTGGGAGAGTATCTCCTCATATAAGGATACAGCCGGGTCCTGGCGTACTCGACAAGGATCTTATCAGTCTTACCCATCGCTATGTCGTTAGCTAGCTTATTATTGAAGTCAGGACCGTATTTCCTTCTCAAAAACGATACCTCCACGGTCGTCCATGACGGGTTTTTCCGAGATAACTTGGCGGCCATCCTATCCACCTGACTCCGGGAGCGGGCAGACATATGTTCCTTGGCGAATTTAATCTCATCCATACCCTTGTCGTATGCCATGGCATCCCTTAAAGCGTTACGGTAAGAATCCGTGACTCCACTCTCCACCGTATCAGGCATATCCATCTCAATAGCCTCAGCGGAAGCGGCGGCGTTAATAACGCTCTTAGCCTCAGCCAGACGATCATATAACTCGTTTATCTTTCTTAATGAGGCGGATCCACGTAACCTATCGAAATCATATTCCCCGTATCTCGTGCTATCCCGGTACTGGATAAGCAAGGGCCTTAGCTGGTCATTGATCTCGTTTATTGTCGCCATCGCCTCCTCTACCTTCTCTATTCTTGATGATGATACAGATTGCTCCGTGATCTTATCAACAAGATTCTCGTAATAATCACCCTCCTCGGATCCCCACATATCCTTGGAGAAACCAAGATGACCGCCAGCTAGCAGGAACTCGAACGCCGCCTTACCGCCCTCTGACCGCTCTATCCCGCGAAGTATCTCCTTGAACTCGGCGGAAGCCTTACGACCCTCGTTGGTATTCCCGAACTCCTCGGCCCACGCCTCGTCCCATGCCTTGATCTCCTCGGACATCATCAGAGCCTCGGATCCCTCTTCCTTTGGTGTCCCATCGGAATACCACTCGCTCTTGGCTATAGCCCTGTCACGTAAAATATCCAGATAAGATCTCCAAGCTATAGGATCGGATTGAAACGCCTTCCAATCGACCTTCCCGTTCCTCACGAACTTATCCATAGCCACATACCGGCTCCTGCGGATACGGGTCATGAAATCGGACGTGGCTTGCGATACCCTACGACCCAGTCTTTCCTCGACCTTCTTATTAACTTTCTCGATCTTATCGTAATAAGCCTGCACCATAGGTTTCTCTCGGTTCTCATCCAACCACCTATTTATCGCGTCGAGATATCGTTGCTGATCCTCGAACGTCATGTCCGAGATATCAAAATTCTGGATGGTAGGTTTGAATACATGATATATCTCCTTCGTAATAGGCTTATCCCCGTCATATCCTACTATGTCGTCACGGGTCTTCACCTTAAGACCTCTATCGGATAGAAGAAGATCAATAAGTTGTTTCTCGGTCTTACCCGTAACATTCTTAAGATCATATATATCGATAATAGCCTTAGCCTGCTCGGTCCTGTATAGCAAATCGTATTTAGCGAAATCACGGGACGAGTCAAGGTAATCCGAGTTCTTCCCATTTATCTTCTGTATAAGATCCTCATTATCCTTTATCCCCCATCCACGCTCTTTCATCATCCTAGTCATCTTATTGATATTAGATATACCTTCGGTATGGGCTTCATTATGGGCCTTGGCTAGACGTTGACCTAACATACCTAAAATAGCGTTACCACTATGCTCCAGCGTGCCAAA